TATGTTCCCTTCTAATGTTAGAATAAATTCGAATTTTGTAATGTCTGGCTGTTGATTACTCATAATTTTTGATTTTTATTGTTTTTTTATTGTTTTTTTCTTTTCTTGTTAAACGGAGAAATGGGTTTAAAAATTTTGTCCATGCGTCGTCTGATTTTGGTAACACATTAAACAATCCATCTTCCATCATCATTCTCATTGTATTTTTATACGACCTACCCTCAGGGTCTAATGATTCATTTATTAACAATGTAATATTTTCGATTGCCTCGTCAGTCAAAAAGGGTTCATCCAAACTAACAATACGATTGTTTACGTCGAAGAACTCGTCACCAAATACACCGTACTTTGTAACTCCTGTTAATAAATTTGCAATTAATTTGTTGTGTTTGTCCTGTTCAAAAAGGAGATTACCCCTTTCTTTAACTTGTTGAACAGATATTCTTTCGGTTCTGATTTCGGGAAATAAGGAGATGAATTTCTTAACTCCCATTCCTTTAATTCCTGCAATGTTGTCTGAGGAATCACCACACATCATTTTTACTAACTTAACGTTTTCAATTAAGATTTCTTCGTGGTCGTAAACTATCGTATCATTTTGTTTGTATAATTTGTGATGAGACGGATTATAAATTTCCGTATTATCTGACACTAATTGTGTTAAATCTCCATCAGATGAATAAATGATTTTCTTTTCGTTAGGTGAGTTTTGTGTATAATAAGCAATGCTATCATCTGTTTCACAAAATTCATACTCACCTTGTCTCACAAATAACTCTTCGAGATATTGTTTAACTCGTTCTCTTTGGTATGAGTATGAACTTAATTCTTCTTCAGACCTAAGTCTTTGCCGTCTATTTTCTTTATAATGAACGTAGATTTTTTTTCTATTTTGAGAACCTTCAAATCCATCCCAAAATACAACTATCTTATCTAAGTGATATAACTCAAACGTTCTCCTAAGAGTATTGAGAAAATGATAAATTCCTCCAATATGTTGCCCTTTATAGAACATATTCTTGACACCATAAAAACCAATCGTAAGTAAATTATCTCCATCAACAAGTAAAACGGACATTTAAAAATTTTATAGGTCTGAATCTTCTGTTACAACTTCTACGTCTGCGATGTCTGTAACACTAACACCTAACATCTTACTGATGTATTCTCCACATTCTTTTTTGTATTCTTCAAGAGATTTCTTTTCTTCTCCTTCTTCTCTTCCACCCATAAATCCGTGTGATGTAACCAATATACGTCCATCCTCATATCCTAAACCATTGATGTGATTCTTCATGATAGAGATTTTTGTTCTTGTTGCAATTTTAACTTTTCTCTTATCTTTAGTGATTGAGATTTTAGTTGTACCCGCACCTTTTTGATTACCGAATAAGAACACAATACTTGAGTTTAACCAAATTGCTTCTCCACCTTTTGCTTTAATCTTAGGTTGTCCAAAAGGATTGTCAGGTAATTCTACCCAAGGTTGGTTAACAATGATTAATGTATTTGTATAAGGTTTATCTGTTCTTCTTGAACCTGAAATACGTTGGTTGATACCCATTCCAATTTTGTCAGCTAATACTGATGCGTTGTGTTGTTTACCACCTTTACCATCGTAAGTCATTTTACAAGGAACTGAACCAACTGAATCCCAAAGTATTAATAAATCGTGAGGTAAGTCTCCCTTTTCTTGAGCATCTAATAATTCATTAATATACTCTGTGATTTGTTCGATGTACTCGAAATCACTATTGAAAAGATAATCTCCGTCTTTATTGAAACCCATTAATTCTGCGTGGTCCCAACTCCATTTCTGTTCTGTAATTACAAATACAGGAACAATACCTTTCTTTTGTGCATCTACCGCTGACTTTACAAGTGCAGTTGTTTTTCCTGTATCACTATGTCCTAACAACATATTGATGTGACCCATTGCTGGACCGGGAATTCCTGTTGCATCCAAGAAAGCATCTCCCAAATCGAAAAAACGGTCTGGTTTATATTCTGCTTCTTTTGAGAATTTCTTTTTGATTGCTGAAAAATCAGTCTTTTTTATACCTGCCATGTTGTTGTTTTTAAAAGGATGTTCCCGACACGAATGTCGGGAACATCATAAATTAATTAGAATGGTAAATCACCATCAACCTCTTCTTCTTCTTGTGGGTCAACCACAGGAGTAGATTTTTTAGGTGCTGAAATTGTTTCTTCGTCAGTAGTGTTATTACTTGAAACAAATTTGTTTTGATTAGAATCCCAACGTGGAACTTCACCTCTTGCAACCATCTCTAAATAATCTTCACCTTTCTTAGAATAAACATCAGACCATGTTAATTCATCATCTAACCAAGCTTTAGCTACGTTAGAATCGGCATGTAACGGACCCGCATCTTCAGGAATTACTGAGTTGATTACTGTGTATTCTTTACCTGTACCCGCCTTAGTTAGTGTTAAAGATAAAATCATATCACGACCATTTTCAGGATTTGTAATATCACCTTTGTTACGGAAGATTGGGAATACTTTGTCTAAAATACCGTCACCCTTTGCGTTGTGTTTAAATCTCCAAAATTTAACGCCATCATTTTCGTGGTCTCTATCGATAACTTTTACGATATAGAATTTACGAGAACGAAATTGACGAGCAGATTCTCTATCTGACTCAACACCTGTAGCCATTAAAGCTTCTTGAACTTCGTTCAATGGTGAACGTTTTCCTTCTTGTTTAGGGTCATATAATTTAACCCATTTTCCATCCACTTGAACTTCGTGGAAGTAGACCTCAACAAATGGTGAACCACCATCTTTTGTAGGTAAAATACGAATACGTCTTTCTTCTCCCTTAGAACCCTTAGGTAATACGGTAGTGAAATAACGCTTCATTCTGTCTTCTGAGGACATTTTGTTAGAATTGCCACTTGTGGCATTTTTGTTTTTCTCGTACTGTGCTAGTACTGCATCAAATGTTGACATAATTAAAAATTTTTATTTATAAAACTGTTATAGTAAAATATAAATAAAAAAAACCGAATTAAGAAATCCGGTTCAATTATTTTTAAAAATGTTTTTAAGTCTTATTCTAAAGTTAATAGATATGATAATTTGTTAAATAAACCCAACATCTCATCTCTAATGTTTAAAATGTCCGTATCGGTTGGTTCAAATTGTTCGCTGTATTGGATAAGAGCATTTTTCACAGTATTAACCATTTCCTCAGGTTTTAACTCTGATAAATTAACTAATGTTATTGTATTTGTCTCATCATCTAACTTAAAACGACCATATTTTCCCATTGCAGCTTCAACGAAAGTATCCGTTAAATCACTCAAAGTGTCATACGTACTACCAAAAGCTTGATGTCTTGAATAACCTTTAGTTTGCCAATGCATCACCTTTAACTGAGCACTTAATCCTAATAAAAAATTTATATTAGAATTGATATTCATCAGGTGTTGGATTAAAAGATGTTTTAACTTGGTCAGGAGAGTAATTACTTACCTCGTCTTTAGTTAGAATATATTCATTTTTACCACTTTGTCTCATTTCACCTTGTTTGTGAGCGAAAAATTCTTGTGGTTTTTCGTTAAATGGATATGAATCTAAAGATCTCATTTCTAATTTCTCAACTGGAGTTTCAGGTTTCATTTGTTGAACTTGAGTACCTAATTGGTCAATTTTAGCCATAACTTGGTCCATTTGAGCAAGTTTTTGTTCTAAGTCACCTAATTTAGTGAACACGTCGTCCATTTTACTTACAACAGCACCATGGTCTTGTTTATTAGTTTCAATGTCTTTTTTAATACTCTTAGTCATATCAACTAAATCAGTAATATCAATTTCCTCTGTAGTATCACCTTCAGGTAATGCTGGTGCCGCTCCCGCGTCAGCCATAGGGTCCATTGCAGGGTCTGCAGGTGGAACATCCGTAGGTAATGCCGCAGGGTCAGCAGGTGCTGCCGCAGGGTCAGCAGGTGGAGGTAATTCACCACCAAGAGCATCTTGTTCCATTATCATCGTTTTACCATATCTATTGATGGCTTTGTAACGATTTAATTCTTCTTGTAGTTTTTGTTCTAACATGGCTTAATCTTGTAATAATTGTCTACCGTCATCGGTAATATATCTTTTATTTATTCTTTCAACGATTCCGTCTTTTTCTCTGATAGTGTAACATTCTCCTGTTAACATATCACATTCTTCTCTTTCCATACCATCATTTGATGTTATTTTAGTCTGTTTAGGACTTAAGAATTGGTCTATTGTGTTATCTAAGTTATTTCTCATATTCATATAAATATCTCAATTATTATTAATATCCCTTCTCCATTGTAAAATAAACAACTTGTCCGTCAGTTAATCCTAAATCAGTCATTAATTTCTTGGATAATGCAACTCCAAAACCCGAGACATTTGGTCCTCTATGAATTGGACCCCATATATTGTCCGGCCTAATTACACTATTGTCGGTTGGTTTTTCAATTTGAAGTGGTTTAACTATAACCGTTTTGGGTTTTGTCCCATTTGGATTTACAAATGTTGTTTTAGCACTTATAATTAAACTTGGAAAAGAAGATGATAAATCAAACTTCATTGAATAGAATTGATTTGTTTTATTATCCTTAATATCTTGATAGGTCATTTTATTTAAAATTGTAGTACCTGATATTGTTTTAGTTGTAACACGATTTATAATTGACATTTCAATATCGTTATCGGGTGTATAATTTTTACCTCCCATAACACAAGCAATTGCTCTAAGATATTTGATACCATTATATTCAACTTCTTGAATATATTTTTCACCATTTCTACCTCCCCAATTAACTCCAAATTCATTAACTCCTGATGTGGATTGTAATTTTTCTCCTTTAGGTGCAACTTTAGGGTCACCCATATCAATGATTAGTGCTCCGTTATTCGTGTTAAGTATTTTTTCAGTTTTTGTATCTCCTGATAATACTAAATTTTCTTCCTTAACTCTATTTTGTGCCGCCTTAGTTATTTTATCAAATAACACTCTGTAACTTGATAAAAAAGAATCTTTTGGGTCGGGTAAAGAAGTATATGGTATTCTTGTTCCTTTAAATACGGTTGAAATATTACCAGGTTTTATATTATGTGAAACTTCGGTTATCCAATATGAACCTCTAAACATTGGTATGTTCTTCAAGTAGAAATACATTGTTGGTTGTATCATTACATTACCCATCATTGTTACCTCACAAGTATATGACCTCAATCTATAGATATCAAACAAACTTGTGTCTAATTGATAAACACCAGCACCCGATTCTGAACGACCTAAGTTTTCGGTTGCTGCCATTGATTCAGTTGTTTCTCTTTGTGAGGATTGGTCAAGTTGAACTCCTTTAAATAACGCTTGATTTTCATCTCCAACACTTACTTCAAAAGCAACCACCTTATTTGATTTATATAAATCACCGACTTGGTTACCAGCATCTATTGTTACAACAAGTGGACTTTGTGCGTTTGCAAATAAGTTACCACTATCGTTTTTAAATTTATTTTCCTTTGCCTCAATGTCAGACAACTCCAATCTTTTTGATGTGGGTCCTGTATATTGAATAATAATTTTTGGTGAGGATTCTTGGTAATCAACATCTAAAAATGTTCCGAACAAATTTTCTGCGACTTTTTTAGAAGATGTTGTTTTAGATTTACCATTAACATTAGTTCCATAAAAATTAACATATGCTGGTAATGCTCTCATATCAAAACCAGTTCCTTGGATTAACATAGATATTACACTATATAAATTAGCCTTATCATTTTTACGGTCATCTAATGGTAATAATTTTTCTAAACTAATATATGCAACGTCACCAATATCTTTATTGGCCTTATCAAAGAATAAAAATTCTTCCATTAATGACCTACTACCTAATGAATTACCTGAAACCCATTTATCATTAAATGTTTTAAAATAATTATATTCTTCAAGTTTTAGGATTTGATCATTAAATCCACTAAAAACAGTTAATTGATTTTTATTTTCTTTGGTTTTTAATGAACTAAATTTTCCAATTAACTGTACTAAATAAATTGACAATCTATCCGACGCTTTGGTTAGTACATTATCTGTAAGATATGTTCTAAATGCGGTTAACGTATTTGTACCTCCATTTTTAATATAACCAGCATATATTAGTATTAATGGTCTAAATTGAAGAACATTACTTTCACTAAGTTCAATATTTAAATCTTTGAAAAAATTTAAGTACTCGTTATTAATAGAGGTTCCGCTTACATATGGTCCAACATATAATTCCACATATTTTGTATCTCCCGATTGTGTTGTTAAATTATATGTTCCATAATTAAATGTGTTAACATTATCAAATTTAGCCAAACCATACCAAACATTAGGGTTAATCTCTTTTGGATTACCCATAGTTAATTTGATTAAATTATCAGCCTTTAACATTTCTGCGGTTATTAATTCTAATTTAGTTAATTGTTTAGTTTTTAAACTTTTAATTAACTCACCAGAATCGGCCGGGTCGGTTTGGGTGTCTATTGGTACAGTAACAATTTCTTTTAATAAATCTTGAAACTTATCATATTTTAATGTGTAAACTTCCTTTGTTGTTCCTGTATACGGTGGAAATTTGTGATAAGGTATTTCTTCATTAACTTTCTCTGTTGAAAATTCAATAAAACAAGATTCAAATTCATCTAATATTGATGGACTAAAAGTTCCAATTAAATCCATCACTTTTCTATAGTCCGAACCTAACCCAAATTTGTTATCATCTGTTTTAATAGTTTCACTAACATATGATTTAACATATTGATTATAACTTGGAAAAGTTGCTCCACTATAATCTATTGTTTTAATATCATCGTCAACCCACACAACTCTAAAACTTGATTGTATTTTTGACTCATATCCCGAAACACTATAAGGTGCACTTTCTTTTGGGTTACCACCTACTGAAGGTAATAAGGTATAAAATTTGTAAAGGTCGGGATCTGTTTTTGAATTATTAACAAATGTGGTGTGGTACTTTATACCGTCACCATAAGTTTCTGTTTTAGCATTTATTGTACCGCCGGTTACATTTGCATTAAAAATAGTAGAACCCGTATCAGATATAGCGTAATTATTTACTATTTGATGAAATATTGAATCATAAAAAGGATGTAATCCAATATGTTTACTAGATGAGTGAGTAATTGATTCTGAATTTATAGTATACGTACTTCCAACTCCAAAATCAAAAAGAGTACTTCCACTAATTGGTTGTGTAATATTGTTTGTTAAAAAACCTGATAGTATATCAACGTCTTCTAAAATTTTCTTTTTATATCTATGATAAATTGCACCCCACTTTAACATTAAATGATATGGCACATAATGAGATGCCCCAATTTCTTTAAATAAACTCGACATTCTTGTTTGATCCTGAAGTACTTTATCTTCTAAATCTTTAAATGGTAAAGAATTTAATAAAAGATATGCCGAACCCGAATATTTTCCTAATGGACTACTTTTTTTAAAATCCGTATAAAGTTGTTTGTGAAAATATGGTGTGTTTAGAATGTTAGTTTTACCATTACTTTGTACAATATTAAAATTTTGTAAAAATAAATTCTTAGTATATTCAGACTTAACCCACATTTTAGAATCGCGTGCGGTACTAACTAAACCTTCTGTTGTATCAACATTAGTAATATTTCTTAAATTTAAATCGTCTAAATTATAGTCTGTTTTATTTAAATAATTTAAATAAAGACTAGAATTAAATGGATATATATTTTTTCTATAACTCTCAGGTTGATAGTTTTTTAATTCTTCAATTAATTTAGTATAATTTTCATTTCTTGACGGATTTGAATCAATATTATATTGAGATATTTTAAACGGAAACTCCTCCAAATTTTTTATATATGGTATTGTTGGTAATTTATCTTGGAAATACGGATATCTATCAAATGGTGAAAATGATAACATATAATCAGTCAATGTTGATGCACTGTTGATGGTTTTCATTATATCAACAATATCAAAATCTTCTTCTAATATTTTTTGTAAATTATCAAATTCATTATTTGCCAACTCAATTATGGTTTGACTATTATATGAATCCAATAATGTGGAATATCTTGCTCTTTCAAATATCTCATAAAGTAATCCTGCCATAGATTTATCCATGTATGGTTGACTACTTTCAATTTGAAATAATGTGGCTGTTTTATTTAAATTAATATCGGGTGAATTACTTTCAAATACATAATTAATTGCACCCACTCCACCCTCTTTTTCCGCTAATGGGTCAGTTCTTTTTGTTGCAACAGATTGATAGTTTTCAATAAAATCAACTTCAGGCCACATTGTTTTATCATCAGCACGTAATATTGCCCTTAAATCTGAATCACCAGGATATGCAATAACACTTTGTTTGTTTGATGTAATTTTTCTAATTTCAGGCCAAGGATAAATGTTATCACCTTCAGATTCATTACTATAGTTGTTAACTAAGTCTTTTCTTTTTGATGACGCCTCAAACGATTTTGTATGTACATCTTTTAATAATCTAATGTATACATCGGCATTAGCCATGATTACACCAAATATATTACGTATTGTAGGTTTGAACCCAATACCTTTTAACGGGTCTTTAATAACTTGGTTCATTACCTCCTCAACATACTTTTGTAATTTATCTCTTTGGGCTAAAAATGATTTTTGTATTTCATATATGTCACTTAACAATAAATCATATGCTATCGAATATTTTCCTTCTTTTGGTTGATAGTACTTAGAAATGTCTTTAATTTTATTTAAAAAATTAAATGTTTGTTGTTTAAAATCAATCCCCGATTTGTTAATATAACTTGATGAGAAATCGGCAGTTTTACGAAGTTCTTTTACTTTATTGGTTAAAATAAATTCTAAAGTTTTATTATCGGTTGCATTTGTAATGTTATCTAACTTACCATTATTTTGACCAGATAAATAATAATATTTTATTTTTGATGTCGCATCAGTATAACTGTCGTTACTTAAATATTTTTTACCCCATTGAACCACAGCAGACTCAAAATCTTGTACAATTTTTTCAAATTCTTTAATACCATTAAAAATTTTCATATCAACCTTTTGGTCAAATATTTCTCTTTCTAATATGTTATCAAGTGATTTGGCAATGGTAATAACTTCTCTTAATGTCTTGACGGGAAAGTTTTTTGGTAAAAGTCCTTTCTGTTTATATTCACTATAAATTGTTCTTAGTAAAGTATACCCTCTACTTGATTTTGATATTTTCTTTTGATACGTACCTGTATTTGTGTTAAATGTTGAGTTCTTTCCGTCATTTTCAATCATGTACATATATGGAGCATTCAATATACCCTCTAATGGTATATCATTTAAAAATGCATAAGTTGATCCAACAAATGTTGTTGATATATCGAAATTACCATTAGAACCATTATACTTTGATGTGAATTTTGTTAAATGTAATCGATATCTAATTGCTTTACCATAATATCCTTTTACTGTTAGATAAAAAATTGGCCACGGTAAATGAAAGAATGCTTTATATGGGGTGTTGTTTGGTGATTCAAATAATGTCTTACCTCTAACGTCCACAAAATTTATATTTACCTGTGGAATGAAATTTGAACCTTTAACATTTATGTTAATACTTTCAATACCAAATGATTGACCTGAAGAATCGGCTTGAAAAAACTCACCAGTCCCTACCGGTGTTTTCTTACCATTCTTATCTGTTACTGTTTGTGTTTTTTCTGTCGAATTAAAAAATGAATCTGTCCAACCTGTGTTTAAATCTTGTCCATCTTGTGCTCTCAAAAAACTAAGATTTCCTTTAGCCACAGTCAATAATGTACTTTGAGCTGAACCATCTCCTGACGCCGCAAGTGTTGTTCTCGGAACTAAGTCAGCTTCCAAATTAACATACATAACCAAATTTTCCTGTTTCACATTTCTCATTTCCACATTTGGACCGTTTGAAACGCTATTTGGGTCAATTAAAATTACATTGTTTTGGTCAACTTTAACCAATATGTTTTCACCACTATTTAAATTATTGTTCGCCATAATATAAGTTATACAATTCTACGGCACTTTTGTAATCTTGTAAAGTGTCAAGTAAAGGAAATGGTACTCTCATGTAGAAATTATCTGGTATTGTAAATTCAATACTACCAGCCAAAGGATTGGCTAACAAGATTAACCACCCATATAATGGGGTGTTATAATATTCTTGTGATAATTTATCTAATCTATCTTTACCGCTTTTATATTGAATATATTTGTCACTACCTTTAATTGGTATTTCAATTCCAGGAATTATTCTAAAATTTCCATCTTTTACAAAATATTGGTACCTATCGAAATATTGTCTACTCATGGTTTATAAAAATTTAATGTGGTCCCCAATTTATTTTTATTTATGAAAATATTATTAGCAACCAATCCTTCATCATCATCTGTCATTTCTTCTGTACTTGAAATTTCAAATTCTATTGGTTTATCATTTGGTCTAACTGGAAATGGACCTAATATAATGTTAAGTCGATTCTCTTCACCTAATGTTGAAGTAGGTTCTTTATAAATAAAACTATCTAACATAGTACTAACATTTCCAATATCGTCTGCAGACATTAAAGGGTTTCTAGCAAATTGTTGTACTATCGTATCTTTTTTACCAATTAATAATATTGATAAAATACTTTTTAAATCTTCAGAATTAAAACTTAATGTCAATTCAGTAAAATTAGGATTTGTCGGTTCCAACTCCAAAACATTTTGTTCACTTGCCGATTTTAAATACATTATTGCTGGTCTCCATTGAAGATAAAAAGCGTTGCCGTCAAAACCTGTTAAATTTGATTTAGTATATGTTAATCCCGAAATTTGAATATCATGTTCATATTCAATAATAAAATTAATTTTATCTATAACTGATATTACCTCATTTCTTGCATTTTCAACATCCTTAATTTGTTTATTTTCAACTAAAGAATCGAGAGACTGATTAACAATAAAAGTAATTTCATCTTTAAAAATTTGATCATATGAATCAACTTTAGGGTCAGCAAACTCAAGTAAATCAAAGACCGAAGAACTTAATGGAATTAGTGTAATTGCCGAATTCATTGCACTTTTTATGTTTAAAACTATTGATTCTAAATCATTAAAAAGTCCTGTTGGATATTCTCCTAATATTGAAATTGGAAAGTCTATGGTAGATCCCGTTATTGTATTAATTGTTCTATATGTTGGTGATAATAAAACATCACCAATTTTTTTACCATATGTTTTAACAATATGTGTGTATGCTGATTGATATGTGTTTGTATATTGACCAACAGTACTATATACCGAATTAACTAAAGTATCATAGTTTAATTTTGTTCCAGATAATGTCCCAATATATGTTCCTTCGGTTACCTCGGTTTTATTATCTTCTTTCATTTTATCTAATTGGAATTCTGGTTTCTTTGTTAATTCTTCCAAAAATTCTTTAGTAAACTCATCAGTCTTTTTACCACCCATTGTAGTTGTGGTTGAATCAGACCTTTCATCATACATTTCAGTGTTTGCAAAGAAATTAGATGATAATGCATTTTGTAATCTTTCCACAGGTTTTTCTAAACCTTGACCACCAATAAAACTAACTTGTAATTGAACTGTTGCAATCATTGGTTGATATCCAATACCCTCTGGATTCATATCCCATGGACTATCGTCATAACTAATATTAATATCACGAATGATAATTTTAGAATGATAAAAATCACCAATTCTCATAACACAAACAGGTGGTGGACCAAATGAAGTGTTTCTTGCATTTAAATCCGCATTATCTGAGGTACCCTTAATTGGGATGGTATCGCCAGGTCTAACACATTGTAATAAAAATGTTAATCTACTATTCAAACCTTCTGGTGTTGTTGAGTGAAATCCTGGATGGAAATATTTTAATTTTTCTTTTAGTGATGTAAATGCCACCGGTGATTTCTCCTCTAATTGTTTAAAATAAAAACATTCAGATAAAGTTTTCATGATGATTCTTTTCATCACATCTATTGATGGTTTTGAATTATATATTGTTTGTGGTTCGTCATCTTCAATTTTAATCTTAGGTATTGTAATTGTAGTAGGTTCTTTTGTTTCTGTTGGGTTTGTACTAACTTCAATACTAACATTAGCCTGTCTACAAAAGAATGCAACAGGTGCAGTTGTTTTTAAACCAAATGTTGTATTTAATTTTGTCTTACAATCAAGATTTTTTTCACCTCCACCGTTTGATAACACAGCACTTTCACCCTCGGTTTTATGTACAAAAGTTATAACACCTTTATTACCAACATAACCAAAATCTTCAAATGTATAACCAAATGGAAATTGTGAAAGTGGAAACCCCTTTTTTTGGAAATTTGAAAACTCTTTTTTGGACGGCCACTTTAAATTTGGTGTTTTGTCTTTTTTAATTTTATCAAAAATATCAAGAATTATACTGTGAATTCTTCTTACACCTAAATAAAAATTATACGTGTCGTCAGCAACTTCTGATGTTGATGTAAAAATTCTAAAATTAACTTCTTTAATATTATTTTTTTCTAAACCCGTTTTAATTTCATTAATCTTACCAATATATGAATTATATGTGTTAGTTAATTCACTAAATGCGTTTGTTATTTTAGTTGTTTGGTTATTTATTGTGGTTGCACTAATTGTTGAACCTGTAACCGTAGTGTCACCAAATAACGTTTTAATATCTGATATATAATTTGTGGTGGTTCCTGTAAATAATTTTTTTAAATCACCATCTAAATCGGTAACAAAAGTTCCGCTTTTTCCTGAATAAGCGGCAAATAATTGTGAATATGTTTGACTTGATTTTTCATCGTCACTACCAACTTTTGGAAAATCATTATCAAAATAGAATTGTTTTTCAAATGGTGCCGGTTGATTAGTTTTTTCTGAATTCGTATCTGGTTTTGATATTTTAACATCCTCTGATGTATATTTGAATTTTTTAATAATCTCTTTAGGTGAACCCGCATTCAAATACGCCTTAATATTGTTTACATCATTCTGATCTAATTGTGTGTATTTTTGAATTAAACTATAAAAATCCTCATCTTTACATCCAGCAAAAAATGCGTTAATATAATTTTCAGATTCTTCATCACTCATTCCACCAAAATGTTCTCTCACTAAAAGATTTAAAATACTTGGATGATCAACAACAACTTTAAATGAAACTTGTCCACTTCTTGCTGTGTTTTGATATGTGTATATTGGTTCAGGTCTTCCTAAAAATGAATTTTCTTCCCATCTTGCCGCGTTTTGTTCACTTACCTTTAAATCATAAGGTGGAAACCACATAACACGACCACCATTTGGACCTCTTTCACAAACAGGTAAGTCTGAAACTCTAAATCCATCTCTATTTGACGATTTCCATGCCAAATTTTCAAAAGAAAACATATACTTTTTAGCTTGTCCATCTTTGATGTTGGTTGAATTATCAAATGATTTTCTACCATTTGACATCGGTCCAATATTCAAATTCCAAGGACGACTTCCTCCACCCATAACACTACCGTCATATTTTCTAATAATTGACGTTCTTTTCATTGTATCTGAAAGATGTGAATATGGTCTATCTTTTGTCCAAACTCTACAATACTCAACACCCTTTTCACCACCGTACTTATCGGTATACTTAATTGCTGAACCTCGTGATATTTTAATATCACCGTCTTGGAATATTCTACTTGTTTGGTCAATGACATTTGCAACATGTGAACGAGCGGCCCCACCATCTGATGGCATTGAATCCAATATTTCTTGTGTAATTCCTAATATAGAATCCGACCTAAAACCGTATTTTGTTGATAAGGATTCTGTTAATGCTGAAGCACTATCAGTATATTGTTGGTTATTAGCTCCTAACTCATTTTTAGAGTTTTTACTAATCCATGATAATTTACCACCAACTGAACCACCTTCTGTATAATTTTTAGTTGAGTGAAATAAATTTGCTGACACCTCATCAAATAATAGTGTTAAATAGTAACTACTTCTAACAGGTCTATCATTAAAATCATTCATCGCATATTTCACATCCTCTCCTCTATCGTCACCAATATATGCAATACCTTTTGGTGCCTCTAACCCTAATAAATTTTTAACACCTTGTGCTGCTTTATCAACATAACTAAATATTTTTGATGTGTTTTGTGATCTAGCGGTTGTTGTGTAATTTGGTGAATATTTTGAAAATGACAACAAATCAAATAATCTATTTTTCTGTCCTTGACCCATATGTTCAATCAATAGGTCAGAAGGTTTTCTATCTAATTTAGGACGTCTTTTTATTCCAATTAAGGAACCTAAAGCGCCAGTTACATCTTGATATAGTTTACCTAACTCCGTGGAAGCCACAGGTCTGTAATTGATTGGATTTGATGGATTACTAAGGTAATCTCCAGGTATTGTTGAGAACGGTAATTGGATGCCAGATACAATCTCCAAAAAATTTGCAGCTTGACCCGGAATACTTAATGTATTATCAACCGTAATTTTATAATTTGATTCAATTAAGGGTTCCCTACCTGTGATAATGTTTACCGCGGTGGTTGTATTACCATTTAACGCATCAAGAATTCTAACTCTACCTAAAGTGTTTTTTGCAACATTTTGAGCAATTCTTGAATATACAGGACCATCTGTGTTATTTTTAATGTTATTAGCCGCAAATTTGAATAATTCAGACTCAGTATCATATCGGTCTGTATTCATTATTCCAATCAAATTATATGATTGTCCGTTAGTTGGAAAATATGGGTATAGGTTTAAATTAGACCTTCTTGGTAATGTATTTAAATCCTCTTTAATTGTGTAAATTTCAGGTTTAAATGTATTGGAATTCTGTGGTATTAATAAATCTTTACCTCTATTAGTGTCAACGTTGTCTAAATCTTTATTGGCAGTATCACTTAAATTTTGTACACTATAGTCTGTATTGGTAAACGTTTGTGGACCATTTGGTTTATTTAACGTTTTACCTAATATTTTATCCCTAAAACTTTTGGTTGAATCAAAATCTAAGTAACTTGGCATTATTCTGTTTTAATATAAATAGGTATAAACTAATTATCTTCCTTTAGCAACTGAAGGTGTTGTTAACTCCGAATCTATTTTTGCACCCCAACTTGAGAATAAACTTTGGTCTTTTACAATTTCTCTTTGAAGTGCGTCCATAACCGCAGGAACTTGAACTTCAGTTTTAATATTCATGTTTACATTTCGTGTTGAGTTTCCTGCGTCTGCAACTTTTTTATCGGCAGCATTCTTAACTTGTTCTGCGGTTATATTTTCGTTTGATTTTGGGGCATTTACATTAACTTTTTGAGCCTTTTTATCATTATCTTTTTTCTGTTCAGCAGTTAATTGTGCTAATTGTTTTTTAACTTCGGACTCACTTGAACCTGTCATATCTTTTACATATTTCGCAGCTTTTTCTAATGATAATCCAGTACTATCCGCAACCGCCTTTATTAATTTAGTACCCTCAAGTCTTGCAGATGCAACTAAGAAAGTTAAATCTCTTCTAATATTTTCAATATCAGTGGCTTGTTTTCTAACAATTTCTTCTGGTGGTAATTTTTCAAATTCTTTTTTATAATCCAATAACTTATCAGCTTGTGATGATGATAAATCTTCCAACGCTACAGACGTTTTACCAAAATAGTCTTGTAATTCTTTAGATTGTAATGCGACGGTCATTTTACCGTCTTTCATCTGTGCAATATTTGTTAAGAATTCCTTATCTTCCGCTTTTATACTAAGTCCTGATAAAGATTCTCCCGCTGTTAACCTTTCTTGTGCCGCAACCGCAGCATTGGTTAGTTCCTTATAATCAACACCTAACGCTTGAGCCATTTCTCTTGCCTTTCTTAAGTTAAGTCCTGTTACTTCAAATCTTCCTTGTTCTTGATTATATGTTGCTAATGAACCGGCAGCACCAATTAACGCATCTTGTAAACCTTCCACATTATTCGTGGCCATATACATTAATTTAAGTGGGTCGTTAAAATCCCCTATTGCTCCACCTAACACTTGTAAATTTGCAGCCAAATCAATGGCCTTTTCAGGTGTGAACACATTATCCGCCAATTTAGAAACCTCAGCAATACTAATTCTAAACTCGGTTGCTTTTTGAACCATTCTTTCAAGTCCTTGAACACCATTTTGAAAACCGTATGAATTCAATAATCCAATATTTTGACCCAATTCTTTTGTGATTTTTTGTGAATTTAAACCAAGAGTTAATGATCTTGCACCAGCTTCTGACACCGATTTAACAACTCCCGTTGCACCAATACCAACCCTTTCAAATCCAGGTATCATTTCAACAACTTCAGCCAAACTACCAACATAGGCTTTAGCTGCTAAACCCATAGACTCAAACGTCTCTTGATTTATTAAATTAAACTTTCCAGATTGTTGAACTAATGAAACTGCTGCGTTTGCTAATTCAGAATATTCAATACCTAACCTTGCTAATGCAGGATATGCTGCCGAAACTTCTTCTCTATAATCTTTTGATAATTTACCTGTTAAACCAGTTTTAGTATTAACATCTGTTAGTAATGTTGCTTGATTAGCCCATTCTTGATTTACTTGTTCTAAACCATATTTTGCAATATTACCGATTATTTTATCTATTTTTAAAAAAGAACCTTCGGTATCAAATGCCAATTCGGCCATTTTGTCAACACCCATAATCCCCTTACTATCACCATATGAACCTCCAGCCTCTTGTGATTTTAATGAACCTAAAACTCCTTTAAATACGTTAGTAGACACTTGTGACGTCTCTTTACCGGTACCAACATATCCCTTAGCAAACGACGCGGTTTCTGCCATTGTTAAATCGTTACCATTATTTAACTTTTTTGCATATTCTCGGGATTGTTTATCATCATGTCTTAATGATTTTGATGTTTTACCCGCCTCTTCCCAATTAATTGTTGCCATACATATAAATAGATTAGTTAGAGTTTTCTAATTCCATCATGAATGAAATAAAATATTTTCTAACATAGACTGGCATTGACATAATATCCCCATATGAAAACCCTCTTTTCACTAAAAATAGTATCTCCGTTAATTGATTTCGCTTATAATCCGTAGAAAGGGCGAAAAAACTCTACCCCAAACCCAATTTCAAATTGGATTTCTTCTCCTGAAGGGGTCGTTGTTTTTTTGTTTAAATTGATTCCAGGTTTTTTATCGTTGATAAATTTCCTGAAACTTTGGGAATCTCTTATTGGTAAATTTTCAATTAGGTTTCTGATATTCATAATATCTCTGTTACCCTTAATTGATTTAATCATAAATTCAAGTTGTTTTGTGATAATTGGTGCAACCCCGTTACCATTCCAACTCTTTTGAATTTCTTTTATTTCTAATTCTTGTTTTTGTGTTAAAAATTTAAATGTAACATCAATTTTACTTTTTTCCATAAAATATGAATATTCCCCATTTGCATCAGGAACCAAATCAAATGGTTTAAAATCCAATGAACTTAAATCAACCTCAATGTCAAATGTCTTATCCGTTTTTGGGTCAGTTAATGTCAACTTATATTCCGTGCCAAATGCTGTGTTTCGTAAAAATATTAAAATCGCTTGTTTATCCTCTTCAATTAAATCATCTACATTCATATCTTTGTCTAAAACTTTTCTTTTTAAAAGTTCTGTAACAATTTGATTTGTCTGTATTAAATTTGGTGCTGCCAATATGTTTTCATCCGCAGCGGTTAAATAAGAAATTTTGAGTGATTTCTTGTTGTTGGCGTAGTAAATTCCTCGACTAGGTAATTCTACAACGTCATATGCGATTGTTGGGTCAATTTTATATTCTTCCATAGTATAAGTTTATACTATAACTACGAGAAAGTAAAGTTTATAAATAAAAAAACCGATATCCCATTTCTGAGTTATCGGTCTTATGTATGAAAAAAATGTAATATTAATAAACTTGAATACATCTATCCATTCTTAAAGAAGCTTGAATAGTTGCAATATCGTCTCTTGAGTAGTCCAAATCTCCAAAGTTCAATCCTGTTAAGAAAGTACCTTGTAAAATCCATTTTTCAACCACAACACCTGTTGGGTCTAACATCTCAAGTTCAATGTCTTTTTTATAACCAGCAGCATAACCCATACGACCTGTAACTGATTCAGCATGTAAACGGAACCATTCCATTAACGCTTGTGATGCAGAAGGACCAATTGGGTCTTTAAACGTTACAGACATTTCCTCCCACTCAAATCTACCCGCCACGTATGTTGAAGTATTCAAGAATGGTATCTCTACTGATTTTATTTTTGCTTTTGGTCTAGATGTTGAGAACACGTACCATTCATTAATCCCCAATGAAGATGGAAATCTTAAGATAAATCGGTTTGTTCTTTTCGGTTCATATGGAACCGGCATTTTCATTAGTAAATCTGCCATTTTGTATTTGTTAAATTTTTTGTTATTTTATACTTCTTATAAATATATCTATATTGGAAAATAATTTATTTTTACTATTTTTATTAAAGTACTTGATAATGTCAATTATTTTTCGTAGTTTTTTACAGGCTCCAGTATCTAGTTCCAGTATAAACTCTTATATCTCTTTATTAAATATAAATACTTAAATAACTAGTTCTAGAATATACTAGTATATACTAGTATATACTGGGCCGAGTATACATTTATTTTTCTCGTAAAACGTTCCACGTGGAGCATTCCACAAACAAAAAAGGAGGTCTTTCGACCCCCTTCTTATTTATATCTCCTTTTAGATTAGATATTTTCAAATGAAGCTCCTGTTGGAGTAATAATGAATTCCAAATCAATAAATTCAAGAGAACGAGTTGGTTTGATGTAAATCTTACCTCTCAATGTGTTAGCATCAATATCTTCAGGAGAATTTGATACACTTACACGGAAATCATAAAGACCTCTCTCTTTCTTAATTGCTTCCAAAATTGGATTTACCAATCTTAAGAATTCTTGTCTTACTTGGTCGTCGTTTTGTTCAAACAACAATCTAACAGCTACAGCTGATATTAACTTTCTTGCTCTCAATAGTAATCTTCTTACGTTAATTCTATCTAAAGCAGATTCTCTAACTTGTAACGTTTTGTTACCCCAAATAATAGTACCTGTATCAGAGAATGTTGCGATTGGGTTAATTCTGTTCTTGTATAATTCATCTCTTTCATCAAGAGTTAATTTTTTGGTTGCTTTAATTGCATTTACCAAACCTCTTGAATAACCTGCCACCGCGAACCAAGGATAAGAAACGTTATCTGTCAACGCAATGTTTCTAACAACCTCACCTGTTGGTGGGATATATAGTTGAGTTGCGTTATCTGTGTCTCTTACTTGAATCCAAGGCCAATATGTTGCAGAATAGTTAGAATCAATTCCTTGTTCTTCTAAATCTGAAATAACATTTGCTGAAGCCGATTCATTAGGAGAACCAATAATATAGATTGAATCCGCTCTATCATTTTCAACCATATCAATAGCTTGTGTAACTAAAGATGAGTGGTCAAAGAAATTGATACCTGGAGTTGCAAATACGTTAATATTAACAGCCTCAGGATTGGCAAATGTTTCAATACCCTTTAAATAAGAGTATAAATCTGAGTTAGCGGTACCAAATGCTGTTCCAAATAACCCTCCATTAGTTGTATTACCTGATGTATATGTATTTTTTCCAAAGACATATGCGTCTGTGTTTGTTCTTGTTTGTCTATAGATATCCCAACCATCATGACCACCACAAGCAGCAAATGTGAATTTACGATAGTTAATAGATGTTAATTTATTTCCATCTCCACCACTTTGACCCTCTAAATCATATGGAGTACATTGATATGTTGTTCCTGTGATTGAAGATGCGTTTGTTGACAAATGGAATCCATTGGTATAATTCATAGTAGAACCCGTACCTTTATATTTAAATAAATCACTATCAAAATTATAATAACCATCAGAAGATAAACCTAATGACGTTTTTCTATATTTGTCACCACTACTTGTTAATCCTGTATAACCTGAAAGAGTGGCTCCTGTATATATTGTATCTCCAGCATCAAAAAATTCAGTTTTATATAAAACACTACCTAACGTAGCCCCTGAGATTGTTGCTCCTGCAAATCCTTTAAATCCTGCTGGAAATGCATCGACAGGCGCATTATCACTCATTGATAACATGATATATTTTGAATTTAATGAATATTCACCATCAGATGTTCCAATTTTTCTTGCGATATAACCTGCAACATCTGGATTCATACTACATCTTGTAAACTTCTCTAACGCAACCATATTTTCATCAGAGTCATTAAAATCACGAACTAATAAATCAAATTCTCCAGTATCTAAATTAATATTTTGTATCGTTATTTTAACCTCAATATTTGCGGTATCCCCGTCTGAAATTGTAATGACATCAAATAATTCGTCAACTTTACCACCTCTTACTTCTGAAACTACAGTTGGTGAAATAGCAGCTAATTTAGATAAATCATCTGCACTATACCCGTCAGCAAAATTATTACCTTCAGCGTTATATACCTCAGTTAAACTTAGTCCACTAATTGAACCCTTGCGGTAAAGGTTTAAATTTAAATTTGGATAAACTTCATGTACGTAAAGTGGTACATCACCATAAGCCTTATCAAACGGTGCAGTTCCTAATACTTTAGTTATAAATTTTGGAGATGTTGTATCTAAACTACAAGTGAATGATTTTGCACCTCCAGTTACACCCGTTACATTAATTGTAAATTCGGCTAATGGATTTGATTCTAAAGTTGTACCTGAAGCAATTTCAAATGAGGTGTTACCTGTAACTTCATATATTAAAGTTTCACCTGAATAACGTCCTCTTGATCTTAACGCAGCAACCACAATGTTTCCATAAGTGTTACCCGTAATACCTAAAGTTTTAATTCCGAATGTTTTTCCTGCTTTATATCCTGTTAATCCCAATACTCTTGTTACGAATAATTGGTTGGATTCTTGTAAATATGATTTTGCAACATACCCTAATTCGTATTTTGGGTTACCGTCACCATATTTTTCAGGTGAAGTTGGTCCGAAGTATGTTTTATATTCATCGAAGTTTCCAATTAAAATAGGTTCAAATGCGGGACCCTTTAAGGTTTCACCCACTAAACCCAATGTTGTTACTCCGACGCTTTGCGCTACGAATGTTAGATCCTTCTCAGATGTATATACACCTGGAGAAACGAATACTCTGTTTGAATTTGCCATCGATTTGTTTTTGGTTAAATGTTTTTATTAGTTATCTAATAAATATCTTTGTTTTTATCAAAGATTTCGATACTTTTAATAAAAGGATAGTTATTTATCTTTTTATATCTTTAATTATGGAAAACAAAACAAAAAACGTCAAAATCAGTGAAAAACATCACCAACTACTTAAAACCCATTGTGAAAAAAATGGATTAAAAATTTATAAATTGTTGGAAAAGTTCATAGAAGACCTATGTAAACCTAAAAAAGACATATATGGGGAGTCTTAATATAAGTAAGAAACGGTAATAACAGAACCAACAACAGGGGTTCCTAATAAAGTAACAGATTGTTCACCAACAGTATAACTTGATCCCTCATCTTCAACCAATCCGTTAATATCTAATGTAATGACACTACTAATTGGATTTGATAAGGTAAACGTAATTGAAGACCCGTCATATGTGAAGACTTGTTTATCAACTTGAATAACCTTACCGTATGTATCTAATATAACGTTGTTTCTACCCTTATAATAAGTTATTAATATTAAAGCATTTGCTGGTGGAGGTGTAACAAATGTTATTTTATGGGTATATGTAATGTGATAAAAATCATTACCTTTTTCTTGTAAAACTCCATTAACTGATACACCAAATAACGTACCGATACTTTCACCCACACTATATAATGTTTGTGTTCCATTTCCCGTAAAGTTAACGTTAGTTAAACTAAGAGACTTATTTTGATATTTTCTCATATTTGCGTTTTCATTTGTAAATTCACTCATAATAAATAGTCTACTAACAGCGGGACTAACTTCAAACTCCTCACTATCTATTAAGAACCCCAACATTGTAAATTTATAATTTTGCATATAAAATCTACGCCCATCTAATGCTTCCATCGGACTTGTATCATCAATACCATCTAAAACAATCGGAATGTAATGACCTTTTACTCTTGTGTAATCTTGTCTTGATGGAAACCCTTGTAATACTTTTTTATTAAACTTATTCAAATCCCTAAAACGATTACAAATAATAGTAACCTCATATGAAATATCAACCGGAATTGGTTGTGGGATTTTATAGATATCGGCACCCATAGTTGTTCCATTCCAAGTAGGTACGGTAGCATAATGAAATTGATATCTATCAGGTATTGTTCTTTGTACTGATGGATTGGTACCATATTGAACGTCTGGCTTTCTTATAATTGCAACAAACGGAAGTTCCATATTTCCATCCTCATTACTAAAACTCCAATTTTGTGTAAATTCACCCCATCTTTGAATGGTTAATATTTTATTAATAATTGGTATTTGAATATTATTTGATACTACTTTAAAATTCTTATTTACATATTCCAAAAATCCCATATCCATATCATCATGTAATATAGTTTCAGGAAGATATGTGTCAGATTTAGTTATTTTTTCTAACAATTCTTGTCTTCTTTCCCCTAATATTTTTTCAGGATATAGGTTTACATTAAGTTTTCTTTTCGGTATTCCCATGTTATACTCCTCTAAATGATGAATCTTGTACTGGTGTACACGTTATTGTTCGATAATATGGTTTATATCCAAACATATTATGTTTATTATCCGACGTTACTTTTCCGTCATTTGTAACGGTATAAAACCTTGTTCTTGTTTCGGATTCAGGATATCCAATATAATCACCGTATCTAATATCAATCTTTAATTCTTCTAAATGTTTAATGTAAACAGATAATGTCATATTTCCTGGTTCCAAATATCTAAGTAAACCTGTTTTATAAGCATTATTTTTTGGTTCCTCTATTTTAACTAAACCATTAAATTCTATTGGTGGGAAATATTTTATCTCATCGGTACCCACTTCAGCATATACATCGTCATTTTCAGTCTTTTGTCTGTCCACTCGATACAACACCAATTTCATGTTTAAATCCCCATGAAGATACTCCTCACCCATTTGAATATTCAAATCGAAGTCATCCTGAGATAGGAATTTAGACATTCTGGTGATAGGTAGTTTATTGTTCATATTCTAATAAATAGTTTAATGTTACATTCTATTTATGTATATTTTAATATGGAAACTAAGATTCCCGAAATTGAGGCGAGAAATATATTATTAACCTATGAAGGTTCTAACAATCAACTATTAGATTGGAAAAGAAAATTTGTGGAAGTTAAGAATTTTAAGTTAACAAGACCTCAATCTGAGTATGTACAAAAATATCATCAGATAACTCCAAAGGTTGCAAGAAAATATATTAAAATTGTTTCAACTTTTGGTGAGAAAATTCAAGAAGAAAGATTATTACCGACAGCACCTGAACAAATTTGGTGTGAGAAACTATTGTGTGAATCTGACAAGGCGTTCCATATATGGGGTAAAATTTTAGAAACTGAACAAAATAGTGCAATGTGGTTACCAAAAGCTGCGGTAATGCAAGAAGAGAAAAAACTTAATCGAATTATAGATTATAGTAAGTACGACGTTAGACCACCAATGGAACATCAAAAAATCGCCATTGAGAAACTATTGGCAAACGATAAATTTATTTTAGCTGATGACATGGGTTTAGGTAAAACAACATCCGCAGTTATTGCATCGATGGAAAGTAAAGCAAGGAAGATACTTATTGTTTGTCCCGCATCTTTAAAAATAAATTGGGAGAGGGAAATAAAAAACTATTCAGATAGAAAAGTTTTAATTGTCGAAGGACGTAAATGGGGTTCTACTTTTGATTTCTACATTATTAATTATGATATTATTAAGAACTACCACACCACAGACAAGAGTGAGGATAGCGACGATTATAAACTTTTGGTTAATGCCAATTTTGACTTGGCAATCGTAGATGAGGCTCACTACATTTCAAATGCAACCGCAAACAGAACTCGATTATTAAACGATGTTCTTGAAACCATACCCAAAGTTTGGTTATTAACAGGAACACCAATGACCTCAAGACCAATTAATTATTTTAACTTATTGAAGATTGTTGATTCTCCATTAACTTTAAATTGGCAATCTTATGTTCGTCGTTATTGTAAAGGATATCAATTTAGAGTTGGTAATCGTAAAGTGTGGAACACAAGTGGTGCAAGTAATTTAGATGAACTTCGTGAAAGAACAAAACACGTTGTATTAAGAAGAATGAAGAATGATATTCTTGATTTACCTGAAAAAATTGTTACACCTGTTTTTGTTGAATTGAGTAGTAAAATGTATGATGAGGAATTGGAAGAGTTTACACGTATTAGTACCGATAAGAAAAATGACGAAACAATTACAGTTACGTTAAATCGTTTAATGAAAATTAGACAACTTATCGCTTATGAAAAAATACCATACACTTGTGAATTGATTGACAAATTTGTTGAACAAGGTAAAAAGGTAATTGTGTTTACCAATTTTACAATGTCATTAGATATGTTACATGACAAGTATAAAAAAATATCAGTAACTCTTGATGGTCGTATGAATAAAGATAAACGACAAGAAAACGTTGACAGATTTCAAACAGACGATAAAATAAAAGTCTTTATTGGTAATATTAAAGCTGCGGGTGTTGGGATTACCTTAACTGCTGCGGAAGTTGTTATTATGAATGACTTATCTTTTGTACCCGCCGACCACGCTCAAGGTGAAGACCGAGCATATAGATATGGACAAAAAAATAGTGTGTTAGTATATTATCCCGTTTTTGAGAATACGGTTGAGAAAATTATCTATAATATATTACAGAAAAAGAAAGGAGTGATTGACCAAGTAATGGGAGACGGTGAATATTCAGAATCTTTTAGTAAAGATTTATTGAAATCTTTGTTCTAATTCATTTAAAAACTCAGATAATTGATTTGGTAAATTTTCATCTAAGAAATTACCTATAATTACATTAATAACCTTATCTTTTATTTCCATTAAATTTGTATCACTTTTAACGTATTGTAATTCAAATATTAAATCTGGTTTAGTGTAAACAAATTCTGCTATTTTTTGTAAAGTTTCTGGTGTTTTCATATGTTCATCAATTTGTATCGGTTGTAAAATTTCTTTACGAAAGGTGTGGTTTGGGTTTCCTCTTATTATGTAAGGTTTTAAATTTTGAAATGTAACAATTTTTATATTATTATCCGTAATATCGACAAAACAATAATAATCTGCTTCCGATTTTAAATCGTTAACTGAACTTTGAATAACATACCCAATTTCATTTGTTTCAATAATTTTCCCCGATTTAACTTGTATTGTTATTTTTTCGTTACAATCATTATAAAATATAATATCAATTCCTTTAAAATCTTCTCCATCACCTCTCATAATACTAAAATCCATTTTAGTTATTTTACAATCGGGAAATATTTCCCTTAATTTATACATAACAGCAATGGTTGTTATTTGACCTTTTCCCCAAGATTTATTACATCGACGCCAAAAACTTTTAAAATATTTTTCTTCAATATTAGGTGTAAAAAATAAATCAAAATTTTCATCCACAAAATCAAATAATTTATCAATATTTTCATACAAAGTTTCTTGATTATCGTAATTTAAAGTTTCGCCTTTAAAATGTTTATACAAATAAAAAAGGTCTAATGTACAATATGGGTGAGTGTTAACTGTATTTCTCCAACACCAAATTAAATATTCATTTAAAATTCCATAGGTCCCCCTCCACCAAAACCCATATATTCCAAGTCTTTCACCATTCCTTTTAAACACATCATTACACTTTTTAACATAATATGACTTAAATGTACCATTCTGAAAAAGGCCATGAAAATAATGATAACCTAAATTTATAATACTCTGTGGATATATTTCATTCATAATACAAAATTAAGATATTTATAAGAATATACCAAATTATGGCGACAATCATTTCAGAACAAGAAAAAGAAAAATTATATACCCAAGTATTCCATCTATTAGGTATGCCTGTTCGTGGTATTGAATTAACTCAAGAACAAATGGACACGTTTTTGGAGTTATCTCTATCTGAATATGAACAATATGTTAGTGATTGGTTAATTGAGTCTCAATGGTCTGCATTGGCGGGACTTAATTTAGATACTCAATCCTTATCGAGAGCTTTTACAACAAGAAGTTTGGATTATGAAACCCAATATACCCATTCCTACTCTAAAATAGTGGGTTTACAGGCTGGTGGGGATAATGAACTTAAAAAAGATTTTATTGAATTAACTCATGGTGAACAAATATATGAAGTACCTGCTGGTCGTGAGATTAATGAACTATTATGGTTTACACGAGCGACTTTAACAGATACCATAGTTGACCCAATATCTGCGGGTTTTGGTGGATTAGGTGGTAATGGTTTTGGAGGTATGGGTGGATTTGCTCAAGTTGGGTCAACAGGTTCATATCTAATGACACCAGGTTTTGACTTATTACTTAGAATGGGTGATAGGAATATTAAGAATAGACTTATCGGTGGTGACTTAACATATAAAATAACTGCGGGTCCTGAAGGAAAAAAATTAATACATTTATTTAATGTTCCTGGTGGTCGATTTGATTTCGGTTCTATTTCAACAAAAAATTATTATGTATGGTATTGGTATTATGATACCGACGATAGAGACACTTGTATAAAGAAAAACAAAGACGTTATTAAATTACCGTCAGATGTGATGACCGAAGAATTAACATGGGATAGTTTAAATAAACCTTCTCAGAATTGGGTTAGAAAATATCTAATTGGTTATTCTAAAGAAGGTTTAGGTCGTATTTGGGGTAAATTCTCAGGAGATTTACAAGTTCCTGATAGTACAATTAAATTAGATTACACTTCATTAATTACTGAGGGTAAGGATGAAAAATCTAAATTAGTTGAAGAACTTATGGCTCGACTTGAAAGACTTCGTCCTGACAAAATTCTTGAAAGAAAAGCTGGCGAAGCTGAGAACCTTAATAAGTCACTCAAGTTCAGAGCAATGCCAGCTCCAATCAATATCATCTAAACTTCAGTTACGTGTAGTATTAAATCACCATTATCGTTACCGATAATTTCGTCTTCATTACTCACAGTAGACCCCACTTGGGACGCAACAACTTCTCTATTAAGATTTACCCAATATGGGTCAGCTAATTCTAAACTATTTTCTACATACATAAAGAATGGATCACGTCCAACTTTATTCCAAAACACAACCTCACTATCTGATAAGGTCATAACCTCATCAAATTTATCTTGACCTGTTTCCTTTAACGGAAACCCATTAACCAATTCACACTGTGTTTTAGTAAAATATTGTCTTTCTTCAGGACTTTCAACTAATATATCTTCTCTTATTGATGGATTAAAAACAACTAATAATGGTTCAACTCTTTTATTAAAATTATTTAAATAACGAGGTACATTATAGTCACCAGTTAAATTTGGATTATTTAGAATTTCCTTTTCATCAATCATATAACAGTTAACCTCAATAAAATTTTCAGGCATTAACACACCAAATTTAGCCATATAATCTTCATTCTGTTTTTTAGTTGGTTTGGTAATTTTTTGAACATCACCAGAAGATTTTTTACTTCCATTATTAACATAATAAATTGTGTCACCTAATCCTGCGGGATAGTCACTATTCATTATCAATTCCATATGTGCTTGACGTGACATTAAAGAACCTGATTTGGTAACTTTTTGAACATGTTTCTTATAATCTTTAATGGATTGTTTAACACGTGCTTTGTTTGCAATCTTTGATAATGGAATTTCTTTATTATAAATTTTATTCACATATTCATAATATAATTCAACAAAAGATAATCCGTCACCATTTAATAAAAACTTTAAACCCTCATCTAAAAATTCAGTAACATATGTCTGCATCTTTTTAGACTTAATCGTATTACCCGTTAGTTTTATTTTTTCTTTACCTTTCTTTACTAACTTAATGATATAATTTTTACGTGAAATATTAATACAAGCGGGTGCCGTATAATCAATGTCAAGACCCATTTCATTTCTCATGAAGATATCATTAAATTCTGCGGTGTCCGCTTCAATCCCACGATATTCTTTACCTTCAATAACCAATTCATTTAATCCTTTACCAATATAAACAGTATCCTTAGCGGTCTCAGGTGTTTCAAAGTTCACACCATCAGTATCCATTACAAGAGGTTTATATCCTTTCTTCATGTAAAACATAATCATCATACGTAAACACTGACGACCAATACAGGTAATGGTTTCACCTGAATCCATTTCACCCCAAGGAAATACGTGTGGAGCAGATAAACTACCGAAGTATGCGTTAATAAAAATCTTAATTGGTAATTGTTTACGGTCATACATCTCCGATTGTACAGGGTCAGTATCTTTTAATTCACCGGCAAGTTGTTTGTACTTAATACGAATGTTACGGAAATATTTTAACATTGATTTTTGTACACCCATTACATCACACTCGGGAAATATATCATAAACAAGTTGAATTGATGGATAAAGTGATGAGTAGTCAAACTTAACAATGTTCTTGGAGTAACCAACATTTAATAATCTTGATAGTCCACCTGTGAATGCACGTTTTTCATCTTTTGCTGGAATTGCTAAACCATTTTCATATGACCATGCTAACATTATAATTTTCCATAATGTTGCAGTACCCATTGTGGCAACTCTTTCATAAGTTGTTGGTACCAATTTAGAAATCAAAAAAGTAGATTGACTAAATGAATCGTCAACAACCATAGTTTCAAACAAGTCATCGTCAAGATATTGTTCTACAATTTTTCTACCTGGCCATATCTCAAACTTACCAGGGAACCTATCTAATAAATTTTCTGTACCGGGTTCTCCAATTTTTTTATAACCACCTGTCTTTGGATTTACATAATAACTTTCGTTATCCAAATAAATTTTTGATATTTGATTACCTTCAACGTACACACGATTCTCTTTCTCTTTCTCCAAATATTTGGTAATATATTTCAAACCCCAAGATTTAATCTCAGAATTAATTGCTTGTGCTCTACGAACCGAATGTGCAATATCAATAATATTAAATCCCCAAATTACATGTTGTGTGTAATCTTCAATTTCATTTGCAAGTTTTAAAACCCCCTTCTTTTCTTTCATCCCCGTACCCGTCAATATTTGTGTTAACGCATTTATATCAACACCTAATATTTGTGCACGTTTTAATATAAACGGCCAGTCAAAGAATGCGGAGTTATATCCAGCAACAATAGTTGGTTTTAAATCACTAATATATTTAAAAAATCTTTCAATACATTTCTTTTCACCATCTTCACCAAATGCGCTAATAGTTTCATTTAAACCACGATTATCTTTAACCCCAATTAATATGATATGACAAGTTTCGGGGTCAAGACCTGTAGTTTCAATATCAAATACAAATCGATTAACTCCACCGTAATCGTCAATCCCTTTGAATAATCTTTTTTTTGTTTGAACAAGATATTGTTCAACGGGTGATAGAATTGTAAAATGTTTTCTAACATCTTCACCCCAAGGGTCAAGTCCACCTGTTTTAAAGAAATTAATTAAGTCGGTATAACTTTTAATACTCTTTACTAAAAACTTCATTCCCAATTCAAGTCGTTCATTTCCTTGAGTTTCAAGTTTATCAATGATAATCCCATACTTACCCATCATCTTTTTTTGTGTGGCTTTGGAATTACCATAGAAATTTAAATTACTTAAATCTCCAACCCACAAAAACGGAACAAATGAGTCTGTTTTTACGATTTTACCCTTAACTGGGTCTTGAATAATTTTGGATATTGAATTTGTGGGGTAGTCATATTCGACACCTACGATGTATTTCTCATCGTCACCCCCATTAAGAAAGTTTTCAATAACTTCCTGAGAGATAACCTCTTTCATCTTATAATTTTTTTAAATGTGACGTATTAGCTTGTGATTAAATCACAGTTTGCCTTGTTTACATTAATAAGTATAAGAAAAAAAATCGGTAATAAAAAAGTTATGAGATATTAATGAATAATTTCTCCTTAATCGGTAAAATTAACTTAGTTGTGTTATTCCCCAACCCATCATCAAATTGTACGGTTATTTTACCTTCAAATTTACCCACCTCAGATGTTTGACTTTCTGTAAATCGATATGTGATGTAATATTCGTCTGTTGTTTGATTATATAACTTTGTTCTTGTTGTTAATAGACAAGGTTGATTTAAAATAACCGGTAGGTCTGTTTTTGTATCATACATATCAAATGAGATTGTTGCATTTTCCAATAAATCATTAAATGATGATTTGTCGTTTTTACCATCATCAATCAACCTCATTTTTAAAATTGGGTCAGATGCCCCTTGTCTTATAAAAAATTCCATATGTTATAAATATTGTTTTTTATTTGATTAATAACCATAAATTGATTTTCTTCTATTAAAATTATCAAGAATTTCAGAGTCAGATAAATCTCTTTCATATAATTCAAAACTACCTACTGACACATCTCTATATGTTGGTCCCTCATATCTGGCAATTTCCCAACCTCTTGAAGATGAGTTTAATGACAATAGTGGTGATATGTTATTATTCGATATGGATTCTTGAATTCCATTTATATATAAACTTATAAAATTTTGATTAGAATTATATTCATATTTATAAACCCCAATAACATAATACCAAGTATCATCTATAAGTGTTGTGCTACTTTCAATTCTTTTATCATACCCATTTGGACCAGGTTGTCCGGTTCTTGCAAATAATTTAAATTTATTAGTACTATTTTCTTTATATATACCTAAACTACCACCATATTCATAACCCTCTTCTCCTCTTAAAAAAAACACCTTATCTGTGTTTGATGTTGTTGTTTTAACCCATCCACCAAAAGTTTTAGACACATAATCCAAACCTTTCGAATTATCGCCAAAATAACAATAATCATTTACTCCATCGAATGAAAAATAACCACCATTACCGGTATTCCAAGTTGGTCCATTTATTAAATCACCATTATATGTTGTACCAGTCGCAATACTTGTCCAAGTAGTTCCCGTTCCAATATATGACGATGGGTTCCCGTTAACATTGATTACCAATCCGTCTTGAATTATTTTAGGTAATGGTGTTGCAGATGGTGTTACTGTATTAGTTGGTGTCACCGTGTTTGTTGGTGTAAAAGATGGTGTTACTGTGTTAGTTGGCGTAATCGACGGAGTTACAGTTACAGTTGGTGTAACAGTTTCTGTTACTGTTGGCGTAACAGTTTCTGTCACCGTAGGTGTCACGGTATTGGTTGGTGTTACAGTTACCGTTGGTGTAACAGTTTCGGTTGGAGTGATAGTTGGAGTTACACTTGGTGTTGGTGTTACCGTATTTGTAGGTGTTACGGTATAAGTTGGGGTCACACTTGGTGTTGGTGTAACTGTACGAGTTGGAGTAACGGATGATGTTACGGTAAGTGTTGGTGTAACACTTGGTGTTATAGTTTGAGTTGGTGTTGGAGTTGGCGTTATTAAACCAATAATAGTGTCAACACAATCATCCGCACATTCATTTATTGAATAATTTGGTTTAATTGATGTTAAATAATGATGATTAACATGAATGAAATCTAAAGGTTCCTCAAAATACTTTACTTGTTTAATTTCAAAAAGAGTTGTTCCCGTGTGTATTGTATTATACGCGGTTGTACCTCCACCCCATTTTTGAATTATGTCATTTTCAGATTTCCTAAGAGATGGAATAACCTCTTCCCAATCATCTAATTTATAAATTCTTTTACCGTTTAGATATATTTTTAAGACACCTAACCTTTTTTGTCTTTCATTAAACCATTTTTTATTTAAAACCTCAATAAACTCAGTTGTTCCTGTTGCGCCCGTAATCCAATCGGTGTAATTGTTAATAATCGTATATCCTGTGGTAATTTGAGTGGTTGTAGAACCCGTATTACCGGTAGAACTAATTGGGTGTGGTCCACGAATTAAATCGTTCCACCCGCCCTCATTTTCAATATCACAATCTTGATAATGTTTATATCTATCAAAAGTTATTGTTACGTTAAAATCAGATGACGTACCTCCTGAACATAAAACAGGTGTCTGTCCTGATGAGATATAATATGATTCGGTATATCCTGAAGTTGCATCACAATTACCTGAATATCTGTAGGAATCCCATTTAATTCTACCATCATTGGTAAATTTAAAAGAAAGATTATTATCAGCATAATATGATTGATTGGTTTCCCCGCTAATCCCCCAATAATAAAAAGTCGTTCCACCAGACCATTCAATATTGTTTCTATCAAAAACAAAATCTAATGTCCAACCCTTTTCAGTTCTTCTTTTAATTGTGAAATCACAAGTGTGTCCTGTGTATAACTCATTGATTGGTAATACCCAAGGGGTTGTAAACCCTGAATAGCAAGAAGAGTCGATTGTTAGTCCTGTATAGGTGATTTCGTTTGTTAAATCCAACACATCGGTATTATAATCTATGGTCGTTTTCCCAAGTTCAAAATCGTATAATTCGGACGAATCTAATTTCAAATTAAATTTAGACCCGTAAAAGTTTAAAATATTCTGTCTATTCATTATTATATAAATATCTTTCATAACATTTGATATTTATATAAAAGTCCAAATAGATGAATAATTTTATAAAACAGGTAATTGAAGAGAAATTTGCGTCAAAAGCACAACAAAGATTCTTCTATGCGAAAGCAAATGAAAAGGGTAAACCTAAGAAAGAGAAGAGTAAATGGGGGAAATGGGCGAAAGAAAATTCAGATGATACCGATTATTCCAAAATTCCTGATAAAGTGGAAAAAGAAGAAGAGGTTGACGAAATTGTAGATAAAAACGGAAATATTGCTCGTGGTAAAAAACCGGGTGATTTAAATACCAAAGGTGTAACATCAAATTCAATCACGGATAAGGTTGTTAAAACAGGTAGAGGTATGTCAGGTAATTATGGTACGTTGGGTATTCAAAACTATACAAGGTATTGGGGTGAGGGTAAAGAAATAAGTAAAGAAAAACTTATAGAAATTGCAATGGGTGACGCTTTAGGTTATGATGATACCATGGGTGGTGATGAAAGTTTTAAAGAAGCTTATAACCATTTCACAAAAGAATTAGGTTTATCTCACGAAGAAACTATGGAAAGATTAGAAGCAATGGGATATGACCCTAAATTAAAAGGAACCGATAAAGTAAGACTAATCGAGAATCCTAAAAAATTCATGGAGGAGTATATTGAAAGTGTTGTTAAAAAAAGAAAAGATAACGATTTAGTTTCTAAAGTTGGGGAACAAGACGAAGAGAAAGAAATAAACCCAATAATAAAAAGACAAATAGATTCATTAAGAGATTCTTTAGAAAGTAATGGATTAACTGCAGATGATATTATCAAACATTTGAAAAAGGATAATGAATAGTGAATTAAAAAAGAGGATATTTGATATCCCACAAAATATTTTAGATAATGTAAATCATGCCGTCATGGGACTTAATGGGTCTCACGCACATGGGTTACAAAGAGCTAAAAAATTATTAACGGATAAAAAAGTTAAATACGGTCAATTAAAACGAATTATTCATGACTTACAAAATATTGATAAAATTGGTGATAAAATTAAGTATGACTTGGCTGGTGGTGATTTAATGAATAACTGGGGAAAACAATTCTTAGATGGTGAAAGAGATATGATTGTCAATAGAAAAGAAGGTAGAAAAGATGCGGATGAAATGAGTGCAATGACCGGAGAAAGAAAAAATAGTTTTTTAAAGAAACACAAGAAGAAACCAAGTATGTTACCCCCATTAAATTTAATTAAAAGTAATTCACATAAATCATCAATTTCACCAATCACATCGTTAGGTTTATTTGAGGAAATTAACAAAATAAAAAAATTAATATTATACTAATATGGCAAAAATAACACAATTAGAAGCCTTAGCTAATCAATTTAGACCAATTGAATTGGCTATTAACCGATACTCATTAAATAATGGTTATGGTGTTACAAACCCTAACGCAATTTCTGATGGTGATGAATTAGGTAAAGGTCAAAACCAAAATGGACAAGTAGGTTCATTAACAGATATAAACACAAGAACTGATATCGTATCAACCAATAAATATGGTGCAAATAATGGTTATGGTGTTACAAACCCTAACGCAATTTCCGATGGAGATGAATTTGGTAAAGGTCAAAAAGGTGATAATGGTGAGGTTGGTTCTATGACCGACATTCAAACAAGAATTGCAACTGTAACTAAAAATGCGTTTGGTGAAAATAACAAATACCCTGATTTTCAATAATGAACTTTAATAAATTATTCTTTTTAATACTTGAGGAAGAAAATATCCTAAAGACCACAAAAACAAAACCGATTGTGGATGCTATTAAAAATAGATATCCAATATCTTTCTATTATTCAGGTCCAAGAAAACCTAAGAAAGATAGTGTTAGGGCTGGTAATAGAGTTAAAGCTGAGGCGGTTGCGTTAGGTTTAAGTAAAAAGGGTTATTTAATATTAAGAGCTTGGGTTCAACCACCATCAGTATCAAAAAAAGGTTTTAGTGAACATGGTTGGAGAACTTTCATGGTTGGTAGAATGAAAAGTGTTCAGGTAATGAGTGATGAAACTTTTGACACTAAAAGACCACAATATAAGGAAGGTGATGATCGTTCTATGAGTGTTACGTATGTAACCTCTGATTGGACAAAAACACCTAAAACTAAACCGATTGAAAAACCAACTCTAATTAAAGGAAAACCAACTAAAGTTGAACCGATTGTTAAACCAACGGAACCAACACCTGTTGAACCTAAAAAACCAGAAGAATTACCTCAACCTACACCACAAAGTAAACCAAGTAAAACACCTGAGGTTCCTAAACCGGAACCACAACTGGAACCACAACTGGAACCACAACCGGAACCACAGCCGGAAGAACCAAAACAACCAGACGAATTACCACAACCAAAACAATCTGAACCACCAATACAAAATCCAGAAGAAAAAGATGAAGATGAATTATTAAATGAAAGTATTAGGAAAATAAAACATTTAATGTTTTCATAAAATAGTTTATAATTAAAATAGAAAATATTTAATATTATGTCACAACAAGGTTCAATATCACAAAACGATTTAATGCATAAGTTAGTTCAAGCTAAAAAGGTTATGAACAAAGTTGATTCAGGAAATTACGAAAGAGGTAATGTGGATGAAAGTTTACTAAGGTCAGCACCGGAAGATGTTGTAAACAATGAAGAATATCAACCTACAAAACAACCAACAAGACCTATGGGTGTACCGTCGGTTGATAAAATTAATCAATCTAAATTACCTGAAGCAATTAAAAGGGCGATGATTGAAAATCCAATTCAACAAATGGACCAAATATCATTAAACGATACTTTAGATATGGATTTTGTTAAAGGGGCTAAACGTTTAATGGAACAAGAGGGTTTAGGTAAAAAACAACCTCAATCAAAACAAAACAATTCACAACAAACATCTAATATTGATATGAATGCAATTTCAATTTTAATTGAAAATACCATTCGTAAAGTAATGGATGAAAAATTAAATCAAATACTCACAGCATCCACAACATCATCTATAAATGAAAATTTAGTATTAAAAGTAGGTGACTCCATATTCAAAGGTAAAATTACCGGAGTAAATAAAGCAAAGTAATTTTGTTTTTTCAATAATTTTTGATATATTTTATTATATGTCAAAAATTAAAATCTTAGCAATCCCATCGGACAAACACGGTGTTGGTAAATTCAGGGTTATGGACCCCTATAAATATATTGGTGATAATCATTCAAATGATGTACATGTCGATATATCATATAATGCAGATAATAATGATGAATTTTTCTTAAACTACGATATCGTTGTTTTTCATACATTTATTCATCAAACAAATCACGATGATAATATTAAAAGAATTAATTGGTTAAAATCAAAAGGAATTAAAGTTATCATGGATATTGATGATTTATGGTTTGTTGATCAAAGACACCCAATGTATCACCAAGTTAAAGCATCTAAAATTGGTGAAATGAAAATTGAAATGTTAAAATTAGTTGATTATGTTACAACCACAACACCAATTTTTGCAAATACAATTAAAGATAGATTAAAAGTAAAAAATGTTGAGGTTTTTCCAAACGCAGTTAATGAAGAAGAACCTCAATATAAAATCAATAAAACTAAATCAGATAAAATTAGATTTGGTTGGTTAGGTGGTTCTTCACATTTACACGACATTGATTTAATGGCTCAAGGAATTTCAACAACATTTAATTTGTATAAGGATAAGATTCAATTTGTATTATGTGGATTTGATTTACGAGGTACTGTGACTGAAATTGATAGTCAAACAAATCAACAAAGAAATAGACCAATAAAACCTAACGAAACCGTTTGGTATAAGTATGAGAAAATTTTCACAGACAACTATAGTGTGTTGAACGATGAATATAAAACATATTTAAATTCATTTACAGACACACCTTATGATGATGTTAATGAACCATATAGAAGAAGGTGGACAAAAGAAATTAATAGTTATGCGACTAACTATAATACATTTGATGTATCTTTAGCTCCACTTGTTGAATCGTTATTTAATGGAAATAAATCACAACTAAAAGTTATTGAGGCAGGATTTCATAAAAAGGCAATAATTGCAAGTGAGACTGACCCATATACAATAGACTTAATTTCAGCGGTTGATAACGGTGTTTTCAATAAAAACGGGAACTCACTATTGGTTAATCCAAAAAGAAATCATAAAGATTGGGCGAAGAACATGAAACGTTTAATTGAAAACCCAAATATGATTGAAGATTTAGGTGAACGTTTATATGAAACAGTAAAAGACAAATATTCACTTAAAAAAGTTTGTCAAGATAGAGTAGAATTTTTCAAATCAATTATAAATAAATAAAAAAAAACAATTATGCATTACACAGTAACAGTAGGATATGAATCCGAACAATTAGACAGAGAGGGTAACCCACGTTTAACAAAATCAAACATTATCGTTCAAGCAGAATCAAATGCTGAGGCAAACATCACCGCTTCAAAATTTTTAGCGGGCGATATTCGTTCAAGTCAAATTATCGATGTTAAGAAATTAAAAATCGATTGTATTATTGATGACAAGAACACACCTGAATATTACAAAACAAAGTAATTTAACAACACCAACTGAACTATGGATTTTTACGGCAGAGATATACAGATAATGCGTCAATCGCAAAGTAAAATGGCTTTAGAATACCTCAGTACAGTTGGTGTTCAAGTTACATTTGAGGAATTACAACGAGTAACCGATGTTTTTGTTGAGTGTTGTTTAAGACCACAAGATAATGACTTAAAAGAACGAGTTAAGAAGTTAGATAAATGGATTTTAGATAAAAAAGAAAAAAATGGATAAAAACGCTATTGAAGAATATCTTAAAAAATTAAAAGATATTGAAGAAACATTAGGTTCTGAAGGAAATGTTGATGTTAATTTTATGAATGAAATTGATAATGTATTGAGTTCACTTCATAAAGAAATGCCAACAGGACCAACACAACCCATGGGACAAAGCATAATTAACACTCAACCAACAATGACGGGTGGTGGTACTTTAGTTAAGGTTAAAAAATTAGATTCAAATGCGGTAATCCCATCATATTCTAAAGTTGGTGATGCTGGTATGGATTTAACAATAACAAGAGAAATTGAAAATACATCATTTAGTGTTTCTTATGGTTTTGGTATTGCAATGGAAATTCCGAAAGGATTTGTTGGGTTAATATTTCCTCGTTCTTCAGTACGTAATCAAGATTTAATATTATCAAATTGTGTTGGTGTTATTGATAGTGGTTACAGAGGTGAATTACAAGCAACATTTAAGAAAACCCAAGGGTTGGATTCAATTAAATATAAAGTTGGTGAAAGAGGTGCTCAAATCATCATATTACCTTATCCTACCATATATATGACTGAGGTTCCTGAATTATCTGATTCAGATAGAGGTACGGGTGGGTTCGGCTCAACAGGAAAGTGATGATATTTATTAACAATAAACAGAATTTTTAAAACTATCCACTTTGGCTTATAAAACAAGAACTAAAACCACCAACCAACCACCCGTATTAATAGAAGAGAAAAAAATATCTCATAAAGATAGGATAAGACAAATCATCAAACGTCCTAAAGAAAAGTTCCTAACCAAAAACCAAGAAACCTATTGGAACATTCTTGGAGAAAATCAAATAACATTATGTTTCGGTCCCGCAGGTGTAGGTAAGTCTTACATAGCAATGAAACGTGCAATAGACCTATTATATGACGATTCTAACAAGTATGAGAAGATAATCATAGTTAGACCAGCAGTTGAAGCTGAAGAGAAATTAGGGTCACTTCCAGGTGGTTTAGAAGAGAAATTAGACCCATACATTTATCCATCATATTATCTTTTAAATAAGATTATCGGTAAAGAAGCGAGAGAAGAACTAAAAGACCAAGGATATATTGAAGTTGCCGCTCTCGCTTACATGAGAGGTTGGAACGTAGATAATACAATCCTTGTTTTTGAAGAAGCACAAAATGCTACGCCATCACAGATTAAATTATTATTAACTCGTATAGGATACAATTCAAAATTCTTCATTTCAGGAGACCTTGAACAATCAGACAAATATCGTGATAAAACAAAATCAGGTCTTTACGATGCTAAAATGAGATTACAAGATGTTAAAGGAATTGGAATTTTTGAATTTGGAATGCAAGACATTGTACGAAATCCAATTATTGGTGAAATTTTAAATAGATACGATTAACAATAAAGTTAATTTCAATTAATAAACCCACATCGTTTAACATAATGGTGTGGGTTTATTGTTTACTTATGTATTTTTTACTTGTATATTTCTACTATGGAAATATTCATTAGTATAGACGGAGTAATAAGAAACACAATACAAAAATTTGACTATCACTATAATGACGCTTACTTAGCAGATGATGTTAAGTTAGAAAGTAATTTTGAATATGGGGTAATTGAACCAATTCAGAATGATAACTTATTAAACTCATATAAATTTGAATCTAAAGAAGAATCGGATTATTTTCTTTTTATAGAATATCCGATTGAAATTTTTGGTCATGCAGGATTAAGTTATTCAACAACATTTAGTGATTTACATAAAATAATTTACGAAAACCCAAATCATAATTTTACATTGATTGGATTAGATGAATTGGGTAAAGCTAAACCTGCGACATTATTCTTTTTATCTAAAAATGGATTTTTAGGTAATAACATTCAATTCATTAAAAGTGATGAAATTAAAAATAATTGGAGTAAATGTGATGTTTGGATTACCGATAATAAAAATATTTTGGATTTATGTCCTGAAGATAAAGAGGTAATCAAATTCAATACAATTTATAATCAACACTTTACAAATAAAAAAGAAATATCTAAATTAACTGAAATACAAGAATTATGGTTGAACTCTTTGGAAAAAACTACTACATTAATATCGACGGAATCACAGATAAATGTAGAACCGAACCACCAGTAAGTAAAAAAAACAGTGTTGTTGTTGTTGAAGAAGAAGATGAATCAACTCACATCAACATTTTTAAGTATGAACTAATAAAAATGTGTTTAGAAAGAATATTAGGTGAAATTGATGAAGTAGACGAAGGTCTCGGAAAATTTGGACAAGAAGGAACGTCAGTATCATTTAAAATTGCATTTAACACTTTAATAAAAAACCAAATATTAATCGAAGACGATGAGTAATAAAAACGAAAACATAGAAAAATTAGAATCTGCTTTAGGTAGATTAAAAACAAAAGAGAGTATTGTATATTTTTTAACATACGACTCTAAAAATAACGCAAGGGCATCCGTAAAATATATTTACGATTTGGCACTAACATTAAAAGAAGATGGTATTGAAGCTAAAATTTTAGTTGAAGATAAATCATATGTTGGTGTTAAATCTTGGTTAGGTGAGACATACTCATCTTTAGATATCGTAAGTATTAAAGATGATAAAGTTGAATTAAAAATAGATGACATTGTTGTTGTTCCTGAATATTATGGAAATGCGTTACAACAATTATCAAACATCAAATGTGTAAAAGTGATGTTAATTCAAGAAAAAGATTACATGTTTGAAACATTACCAATCGGTAGTAGATTTAGTGATTTTGGTTTTGATAAAGTAATCACAACAACAGAAGAAACTAAACAATATATCATGGAATATTTCCCTGAGAGTTTAGTTCATGTTATTCCACCAATTATTGGTGACCAATTTTCACCTATTGAATTACCATTAAAACCATATGTGGCTATTAGTTGTCGAGATAGATCAAAACATAGAAAGTTAATTTCAGAATTTTACATAAAATTCCCACAACTTAGATGGATTACATTTAGAGATATGGTTCAAATGACATATGATGAATTTGCAATGAATTTAAAAGAATGCATGGTTTCATTGTGGATTGATGATGAATCTACCTTTGGTACCTTCCCATTAGAATCTATGAAATGTGGTGTACCTGTTGTTGGTAAAATTCCAAATTTAGAACCATCTTGGTTAAGTGAAAATGGAATGTGGACTTACGATAGTAATAAAATTGTAGATGTTTTGGGGTCATATATTTTGGCTTGGATTGATGGTGTTGAATTAACTGAAGAAGTTAAAGAAAAAATGAAAGAAACATTATTACCTTATGACACATCAATAACTAAAACAAGTATTAAATCAATTTTTAATTCTTTAAAAAATAAAAGAGTGGAGTCAATCGAAACTGCATTAGAAAAATTAAAACAAGAAGAAACTGTATGAAAAAAATAACAATTATATTACCAATCCATAAAATTGATGGTGACTACAAAGAAATGTTAACTAACGCGATTTCCTCTATTGAGGATTTTCATAATGACGTAGTATTATCTATTGTTTGTCCAACCAAAATTAAAGAAGAACTTACAAATCTTTCAAACAAATTAGAAATTACATTTATTGAAAATAAAGGTAATACAGATTTTTGTTCACAAATAAATTTAGGTATTGAAAAATGTGAAACTGAATGGTTTTCAATTTTTGAAATCGATGATGAGTATAGACCAATTTGGTTGAAATCAATGAATGAATATCTAAACATATATTCTGATGTTGACGTATTCTTACCAATCATTAGAGATATAAACCAAGAGGGTACTTTTGTTAATTTCACAAACGAGTCTGCTTGGGCATACGGATTTACTGAATTACAAGGATTTATAGATAATGAAGTCTTATTAGAATTCCAAAATTATCAAACAAGTGGTGGTTTATATAGAACACAAGTTATTAAAGATAACGGTAGTCTTAAAGAAAATATTAAACTATCATTTAGTTATGAATTTTTATTAAGATTAACACACAATGGTGTTAGAATTATGACAGTACCACGTATTGGATATCAACATGTTAATATGAGAGAGGATTCTTTATTTTGGAATTATAGAAATAATGAAGAAAATAAATTACAAGAAAATGAAGTTAAATTTTGGTTAGACACCGCAAAAAAAGAATTTTTCTTCAAAAATAAACGAGAAGTAAACTATATAACCACTTAATGCCAAGACCTAGAACCCAAAAAATTTACTTTGGTGAGGATCAAGAAAAGGCGGTAGTCAATTACCTTGAAAGTACTGACGAAACAGAAAAGAACAAGATATTCAATGAATATTTAAGAGAACCCTTAATCATAATGGTAGAAAGTATCATTAGACGTTATAAATTATATAGAAAAGATATGGATTTCAATGAAATTCATACCGATACCATGTCTTTTTTAATTACAAAAATTAATAAATTTGACCATACTAAAAATACTAAAGCTTATTCCTATTTTGGTACAATCTGTAAAAATTACCTCATGGGTGCAATACAGAAAGACACTAAAGAACAGAATAGACAAGTATCTTATGATGACATATCTTCAGATATTGAAGATAGGTCCGATTTGTCATATGTGATTGATGAACATGTTATTGATTATCAATCAATTATAATTAAACTAGCGTCAAATTTAGAAGAATTTGTAGAAAGTCAAAATTTAAACGAAAACGAACAAAAATTAGGTTACGCTTTACTTGAAATATTTAGCAATTTTGATAAAATTTTCCAAGTAGGTGACGGTAATAAGTTCAATAAGAACCTCATTTTACTCTCTTTAAGAGAAATGACCTCATTATCAACTAAAGAGATTAGAATAGCTATGAAACGTTTTAAAAAGATTTATGATGGTATTTTAGTTGGGTTTTTAGAATAAATCTATTTATTGTTATGAGAGAAAGAAAAAACAATATTACTTTAGATATTGATTCCGCAATGGCTTTGATGCAGGAGATATATAATGACGTTGTAGAAAATAGAAACACCGCATCTACCATCATGAGAAAAATGATGAGTTTTATGAAAGATGCTGAAGATATGAGTGTTATTGGTCCTGTTATTAAGGAACAACAAAAAATCTTAAACGACTGTACAGAGAAGAAAATCTCATTAGTTAAATTACAGAGTGTTTTACTTAAACAAACTTCAGGTGGTGGTTCTGGTGGAGGACCTATGGGTAAGTTAACATTATCAGATGAAGATAGAGAAATATTAGACAGACTCGTTAACACTGACGAAGATAAGAAATCCGATAAGTATTCATTATAATGTCAATTAAAGAACAAAAAGCTAAGATTAAATCTAAGATTAATGCCGTTAAAAAAATCAACGACGACGCAAAACAAGCTGTTGATTCGGGTAAAGCTTTTGTTGGGTCTATTCCAGATAAATTGGCATCAAAAATTCCAAATTTAAATGGAAAAAATTTAAGTGATTTAATTCCCAAGAAGGCTAAAAAAAAAGAAAGTCAGACTGATATATTTCAAGACCTAATTGACACCGTTGAAGGGTTTTTAGGTACTGCACCCAAAAATCCCACAGTGGACTATTCGGATAGGGCATTTTCAAAACAAAGATTAAAACAAATAACACAAGAATCGGCACACGAAACTATAAAAAGTTCAAAGACGATTGTAATGGATGGGGTTCAAAAAATCTTATTTGCCGGTGACGGTATTTGTGGAACACAAAAATCATTTACAGGAAGTACTGTTACATTAAGCCCTACTGAATTTGATTTTATGAACGTTTTAACTATGGACCCAACTTCAAGTACGGGAAAAATAGTTTATGAACCATCATCATCTGGAACAGGTCTTATACAAATGAATAGAATGTTATTCAATAGTTTTAGTGGTGGACTTACACCACAAAAATTTACAACACAAAATAACGAAGATTTATTTAGTTTTTCTTGGGATCAAAACAATCAAAAATATAATATTTCAGGATTAACTCTTAATCCAACAAACGCAGTTACAGGAGCAACAATCCAAGGGTTTTTTAATGACTACTATAGTAACATTGAAAACATCGATATGTCTGGAGTTACCAAAATGGCGGTGTTAATGACAATAAATGCCGATGGTAGTGAACCACCTTTATTTAATATTGGTCTTGATAATTTAACAAGATTACTAAAGAAAATTTGTGCAAATTGTGGTGCTCCTGACCCTGGATTAAAACAAAACGCTACAACTCAATTTAACGAGAACGACCAAGATTCAGAATTTTATTTTGATTTTGATGATGTTGAAGGAATTGATTTAGATGACGAGGCAAATAGACGTAATCGAGTTTTAAAATTTAGAGATTGTAACGACTTTACAACTCAAATTAGTTCTACCCATTTTGAAGATTTTGTTTACCTATCAAATAAAAATTTAAACGATGTTGTTTCTAAAACATTATATAATGCAGCTGCAGATGCTCACAATCAAACTAATGATACGATACCCGTGGATAATTTCCATATTAATTTGTTAAGTTCATTTATATTAAATCTACCTAAAGCATTAATTGCTACGGTATTATCACCAAAATATTTTTTACCTATTGTTATCGTTTATAAACAATTAGTTTCTGAAGGTGGTAATACGGTTAACGATGTTAAAGCTATGATGAAAAAATTACATAAACTTTTTGATTATATTATTAACCAACTTTTTTGGAAATTTTTGGCGGAATTTTGGTCTCGTGTTAAAAAAGATTTAATTGAATTCTTAGCTATTTTTGCTGCTAAAATTTTATTAAACAAATCAAAAAAATATGTACTAATAATAAGTTCGTTAATTGCTTTGTTAACAAAATTATTAGAAACTGATTTAACAAATTGTGAAACATTATATGCATTAATTAATGCGACAATTAATGGTGCGTTGATGGGTGGTTTAAGCTTAATACAAATTCCTCCAATATTACTTTTAACAAGCGCACTTAGGGATGGTTATAGTGCCGACAGAGCATACATGAATGCAATGGAAAATTTAAACGGAGCTGGTATTGATACAGGTGATAAATTTGGTGTACCAAGTCAAATTGGCGATTTTGTAAAAGGTATAATAGATGGTCATACTAAAGAACATGACACTAACTCTAAGGTTTCGGTATTTGGTGCAAATCCGTTGGCGGGACCTTCTTTTGGTATTACACATTAAAATGGAAAAAGAAAAATTAATAGACATATCAACTGACGTTAAGAACAAATCAAACAGTGATTTATTTTTGGCGGAAAAAGAGTTATATGTGGAATTTGAAAAAACTAAAACTTTAATTGTTGATTTAACTAGACATATGGAAAGTATTAGTGAACTATATAATAACGTAAATACGGAAATAGGTAAAAGACAATCGAAATGAAAATAATTGATATTGGTGTTTGTATTGATAATTTAGACCCAAAACACTTAGGTCGAATTAGATGTATTAAATATAGTTCATATACAGGAGAACTAGAAAAGGCGTTGGATTATAGTGCGTGGGATGATAAAGATTTATTTACAGCAAATCCATTTTTACCAACTAATATTAATTTTATTCCTGAAATTGGTCAAACTGTAAAATTATTATCATATAACACAGAAAAAGAATTAGCCAACGTAGAGTATGTTGCGGGTCCGTTTACAACAATGCACGATTATAATTCTCAAACACACTCAGCTCAAGTTGAAAATACCACTTATGGTATTGCCTCAAAACACGGTCCAAATATTGCAAAAAAAGATACAGATGAATTAATTAAAAATGATGGTGCGTTTGCCAGACATACCGACTATGGTGTTTATGGAAAATATGGTTCCGATATTATATTCACCGAAAACGGTTTAATGATACGAGGTGGTAAATTAATATCAAAAAAAGGTGCCACTATAAAACAAAAAACTGAATTGGTTTCACAACCTCTTTTAGCGAATAAAAATTCTTCATTATATCTTAAAAAATTTGATAAGAATTTACAACAAGTTACAGATACAATTGATACTTTTGAAATTGAATCAAAACCTCTAAAATCAATTATTGAATATGATATTAAAAGTTTTTCAGGAGATTCAACAACCGTAGATTTTTATGTTTACACAATAAACGAAGCCATTTCATCGGGTAAAACTTTTTATGGTAAAAACGTTTATAAAACCGATAATACCAATTTAGCTGACGTTTTAATTCTTTCGGGGTTAACTAAATTAAATAGTTTTGATGGTAGTACATCAGGTGTGACATTTTCATTAGATTCAAGTGATGAACGTCCCCCTGAAGTGTTAATAAGGGATGTGTTTAAAACAATTCACTCGAAAGGAACATTAAGTGAAGTTTATAATTCATATAAAAAAGAATTAACTGGAGGAACCTTACCAATAAGTGATGTTGATTTACATCCGTTTTATTTCAGACCAACAAAAGATTGTAAAGAAAAACAACTATCATCTGGTGAAACTGCCAATCGAATTACAAAATTTAGTAAAGTAATTTTAGCCACAAGTGTTGGCCCACAAAATGGTTTAGTTTTTTCAGTTGGTAGTTATACAATTCCAGGTAAAAATAAAAGGGTAAAAAACACATATCTTAAGAAAGGTCCTGATGGGTTGGAACAATCTTTTTCAGCATTAATAACTGATAAAATTTACATGTTATCCACTGAGGCAAAATCCCCCAATTTTGAGAATAAAAAACCAATTTCTTTTGAGAAGTTAAACAAATACGAAATTAAACAAGAAGAATATTTGGAATCGATTGAACCAAACACATTTTCACTTGTTAGAGGTGAGGTATTATTACAGGTATTGTATAGTATGGCCAATCTTTTTGCTAGTCATATCCATCATATGGAAAAACCATTATTACAAGATGACCCCAATTATATCGATTTACAGACTAAAATTTCAAATTTAGAAGGTGACATGTTGAATAGTTCAATTAAGATTAATTAATTGGATATTTATAAATAAAAAAGATGTCATATTTCCGTTCATATTTTGAAAAAAACAATACTATTGTAAAGGATTCTCAGACAAATACGTCTAAAAACCCTAATACCGACATATTTTTCGGTTCTGGTTTTTCTAAATATATCTTTAAAGTTGATTTTTCTGATTTAAAAACTAAAACAGATAATGATGATTTGGTTCTAAATTTAAATACAACTAAACATTACCTTAAAATGACAAACACCATTTTTGGTGATGAAGCATTAATTGGTCAAAATGGTTATAGTGGTAGATTAAGAGCAACTTCATTTGATTTAATTGTTTTTAAAATACCTGAATTTTGGGATGAGGGATATGGTTTTGATTATGACCAAGTTTATGATTTTAATGAAGATAACAATACATTTGACCAACGACCTTCTAACTGGTATAATAGAACTACATTAAGTGCTTGGACGATAAACGGTATTTATAACGCATCTCCAACCATCGTTACTACCGCACATTTTGATAATGGTAATGAAAACTTAGATGTTGACATTACAAACTATGTTAATGGTGTTTTAACGGGTGCCACAGACCATGGTTTAGGTGTGGCCTTTAGTGTACCATATCAATTAGTTCCTCAACCAGTTGACCAATCTGTCTCATTTTTCACAAAATACACACAAACCTTTTTTGAACCATATGTTGAATCAGTGTTTGAAGATAGAATAGATGATGATAGATTTGATTTTATTGAAGATTTACAACAAAATCTATATTTGTATGTCACAAAAAATGGAAATTATATAAATTTAGATTCAGTTCCTACTGTTGATATTTTAAACTCAACTAATACACCAATTAGTGGATTAACAGGAATTACATCAACATTAGTAAGAAAAGGTGTTTATAAAGTTACTTTTGGAATATCTGGTATTAATTGTGATGGTAAAAAATTCTTTAGTGATGTTTGGAAAAACATATTCATTGAAGGTGTCCAATTTGATAATACCGTACAAAAATTCATACCAAAACCACTTTCTTCAGGATTTTCTATTGGGGTAAATCAAACTGATTTAGAACGTTATTCAATACAATATTTTGGAGTTAATCAAAACGAAAAAATAAAAAGAGGTGAAGAAAGAAAAATTGTAATAACATTTAGATCAATTAACACCCCAAAAAGTGTATTATTAGACGAGGTACATTATCGAATTTATATAAACGAAGGACTTGTTCAGGTTAACGTTCATGATTGGACTAAAGTTGATAAAACAAACGAAAATTCATTTGTTTTAAACACATCATACCTTATTCCTCGTGAATATACTTTAGAGATAAAAGGTAAAACATTCTCAGAGGAAATTTTTTATAAGGATAAAATAAAATTTGAGATTGTGTCTGAAAAGTAAACTATTTATATATATGAAAAAAATCATTCTAACCGAGTCCCAACTCAAAAAGATAATACAAATGGAATCAGAAAATCACATTTCACAAGATGGAACATATATGGTTTTAAGTAACCTAATTCAAATGAAAAATGATATTGAAAAGATATTAAACTTTAAACATATGCCAGATTTCCCTAAATTAGTAACAGGGGAACACGCTTGGGCTGGTGACCATATCACAACATCTAAAGACGACATTGAAGAAGTTGCAAATTTTATGGAAGGTTACTTTGAACAAAAAAACCTATCTGAATCAAAAAAAGATTTATCTGAAAAATGTTGGGATGGGTACAAACGAATTGGTAGTAAGAAAAAAAATGGAAAAACGGTACCAAATTGTGTACCAGTCAATGAAGCGAGTAGTCCTGCACAACAAGCGGCAATTGCTATTAATATGAAGAAAAAAGGTGTTGAACCTAAAAATCTATCAGAAAAGGAAATGTATGAGGCGATGGAAATAGACGAAAGTAAAAACTGTCCAACAGACCCCGCAAAATGGGCAGCATCTAAGGCTAAAGCTAAATCTAAATTTGACGTATACCCTTCTGCCTACGCAAATGGCTTCGCAGCTAAAGATTATAAGGCTAAAGGTGGTGGATGGAAAAAATGTAAAAAATAATATGAAATTCATAGTATCTAAAGAAGATAAAGAATATATAGAAGAATGTTTAAAATCAGGTGAGGTCTTACAAGAAGACCTTAGAAGATGGTTTAAAGAAAAGTGGGTTGACGTAAGTAAAAAGGTTGACGGAAAACACCCACCATGTGGTAGAAAAGACGCCGACGGAAAGTCCTATCCAAAATGTAGACCATCTAAAAAAGTATCTAAAGAAACCCCAAAAGTTGCGTCCTCTTATAGTAAGGAAGATAAAAAATCGATGACGTCTCAAAAAAGACGAGCGGAAAAGAAAGACCCTAAAGTTGGTAAGGGTAATAAACCTACAATGACAAAATTTGATGAGTCAATGGAAAAAAAATTAATTATACAAATTAGTGAAGAACAATTTGAAAGATTGTTTGAATTTAATGAAGAAACACCAGTTTTAATATATGAAGATGAGTTTGGTTCAATAGAAAAGACAAACTTAGAATCTACCAATCTGTTAAACGAGGCTGAATACCAAGGTCGTAAAGTACAACTTGGTAAAATTATGCAAGGTGATATTAAAAAGTTTAAAGTTTACGTTAAGAATGGTCAAGGTAAAGTTGTTAAAGTAAACTTTGGTTTTGGTGGTAAATCCGCTAAAGGTAAAAGAATGGTAATTAAAAAGAATAATCCTGCAAGACGTAAATCGTTTAGAGCACGTATGAATTGTGATAATCCAGGTCCAAGATGGAAACCACGTTATTGGGCTTGTCGTACCTGGTAAAAATTTAATATGAACTTACAAGAGAATATACAAAGGATTAGACAAATGATGATTTCTGAGGAGATGGTACAATCTGATGCTTGGAAGTCAATTAAGAAAACGTTGGGTGTTCTTGAAAATAAGAAAAAAGTTTTACTATTAAGTTGTTCTAATAGACATAATTGGGACAAGAATGATATTGATATACCAAAATCAAAAATGATTGCAATGTATCTTAATGAAGAATTAGGTAAAAAATCAACATTAATAGATGTATCAGAACTAAATATAGTTCCTTGTGAAGGTAATGTATCAAGGAAAGACGGTAACAGTTGTGGTTTATTAAAAGCAAAACTTAAGGATAAAGACAAAAATCCGACCGGTCATCACAGATGTTGGGCTAGTATTAACAATCCCAAAGATGAACTTTGGAAAATAAGTAAGGAGTTGTTTGAATCTGACGCTGTGATATTTCTCAGTTCCGTTAGATGGGGACAAACAAATATGTTTTATCAAAATCTAATCGAACGTCTAACTTGGATAGAAAATAGACACACAGCGTTAGGTGAATCTAATTTAGTTAAAGATATTGAAACTGGATTTATTTGTACGGGACAAAACTTTAATGGTGTAAATGTTAATGATTTACAAAAGAAAGTTCATGAATTTTATGGTTTTAAAATAAATGATGATTTGTATTGGAATTGGCAATATACTAAAGATGTAAATGATGAATCATTAAAATCATATAAAAATTCACATATAAAATTTATAAAGGATACTAAAATACCTGATACTCAATAATAAATAATATTAACCCCACACTCACTTAAAAGTTGTTTAGCCTTACTTTGGGACTCATCCCACTTTTCTTTATTTTTAGTGGTACAGACTTCTTTACAATACACCGTCTTTATACCCGAATTAACAATTCCTCTGGCACAATCCATACAAGGTAGTCCCGATGTTAAATAAATTGTTGAGTTTTTAAGGGACACCCCTTCTAATGCGGCATTGTATATTGCGTTACGTTCTGCATGTTCCATCCAGAAGTATTTCTCAGGTCTCTCTTGACGTTCTTCTAATGAATCGTCCAAACCCCTTGGAAACGAATTATAACCCGTAGAAAGGACGTTATTACCCTCACCGACTACGACGGCACCTATCTGTGTAGATTGGTCCTTAGATTTGAGTTTTACCACCTCAGCAATCTGTAAAAAATACTCTACCCAATTCATTATATTAATCTTTGTTTTGACCAAAACCACACTCTATTATCTGAATACCTATATAATGATTTTGCGTCTTTTTTTTCCACTAATTTACCAATCTGTACTAAGTCCGAATGATTTTTTATATCTATTCCCACATTAAAACCACTTTCCGATTTTTCATATGTGGTATTAACCATTGGTGTTTGATATTTCCCCTCATCGTCTAGCTTCAATGTTCTAATCATTTCAGTTTTATTCAACTTACAATCAATACCTCTTGATTGGATTAATTTCTCTAAGACGTCTAATCTTAATTTATTGTAATCTACTTCGGACATAAAGCAAATATACGTAATATTCTGGAATATACCAAAAAATAAAAAACCCCCACATTTCTGAGGGGGTTTTTTAATATGATAAATCCTAAGATTATCTTAAACTATCCATGTCAAATGTTTGGATACCACTTACATTGATTACACCGAAGTAACGGTTGTTCACCATTTTCTTTGCGTAACGTGTCATGATTCCTTTGATAGGAGTCATTGTAAATGGATTGTACATTGTTGGAGTTAATTGTAATGGCACGTATGGTGCGTATACATATCCTGCGTCCAATAATGATTTTCCTTTATGACCAATCAAGATTTTTCCAGCTGGGAAGTAAGGGTCACGATACACTTGGTAACGACCTGCTACTGAACCGATTTTCTCGATACCCATGTTGTATTGATCTTGCTCAGGTTCTGCGTTTGATACGTGGAAATATTCCAAATCATCAAATACTGCAGAAACTTCAGAAGAAACAACAACCCAGTTAGCACCACCTCTTAAAGTAGTCTTATGGATTTGAGCTGAAATTTGGTTGATTTTTGTAACCAAAGTTTGGTTCCAATCTTTTTGAGTGTAACCTTGTAGAGTTGCTCCACCAGTTCCACCGTATTTCCAACCATTGTAATCCCATTTAGCGGTCCAAGCAGCACCTTTACGTAAGTCACGTAAGATTTCACGGTCAACCTCAGCAGCGATTTGCTCAGATAACAATGCAGTCAATTCTGCCTCAGCATCGATGTTGTGGAATGCACTAACGTCTTGAGCCAATTCAGGAGACCAGCTAGCTCTTAATTTTCTTTCAGTCACAGAAACTGTTACTGACTCTAAATCAAAAGATACTTCACCGATTTCATCTTCAAACTCTAAAGTTGCATATTGACGGTAAGTGGCTGTGAAGTCAGTACCATCTAATGTAGAACCTGTGATTATTGCTCCAGCAAAACCAGAAGTTGCTGAATATGATTGTAAATCAACACTTAAGTAAATTGTACCATCTTCATCACAAATGTCTCTAAATAAGTTACCGTTAGTACCTGAAGACTTTTGTCCGTAAGATACGATACCTTTACCATATTTTTGAGTTACAACGTTGAACGGTAAGTAAGTTGAACCACTTAACGATTGTGAACGAGGTGCAGTTACTGTTAATGAAGCTAAGAACTCTTCTGTATCCATTTCGTTACCGTCTGGACCAGCTAATTTACCTTGACCTAATTTAGAAAATCCTGTTAACTTTAAGATAACTGAATCGTATGTTTGAGTTGCTCCTGTAGCGATAGTTACTGGAGAACTTTCAACACCATTTGAGAAAGTTACAATAGATGTACCTGTTAAAGAAGCTACTGTGAAAGAACCCTTTGAGTAATCAAAAAGACCTTGGTCTGCAGCATCACTGTTTTCGTAGAAACGATCGTAAAGAGGTTTCGCAGTTGCAGGATAACCAGCAGTTGCAGAAGGAGCTGAAGCAGCATCAGGATAACCGTATGGTTTATAATGTGCGGTATCATTTCTTTCTTGAATTTTTGGTACGAAATAGAATAATTTACCGATTGGTAAGTTCATAGCTTGTACAGACACGATGTCGTTAGCTAATAATTTTGAGAATACACGACGAATGATAGGGAAAACTACAGTCTCGAAAGAACCAGACGCATCTGCAATTGCAGCTTCGTTGATTAAATAAGACGCTTGGTTTTCATATAATTGTGCGATGTTATCTTTTTGGTGACCGTTAAGACCTTCTAAGAATCCTAAGTCATCCCATTTTTTGATGGTATCTTCTTTGATAACTCTAAGGTGTTTTAACCCGATGTTACCTACCATACCTGAATCTAATAATGCTCCCATGTTTTGAGTATTTTGTTTTTTAATTTATTATTTTATTTTTCCCATCAAATCTTTCATTCTTCTGAATTGTGGATTTTCGTAAGCTTTCGCTTCCGCCAATACTTCAGTTGATGTAGATGATGATGGAGTGTTAGAGATTTTTTCAACCACTGACTCGGTAACTGTTGTTTTTACACCAAGTTCAGTTTTAATTGTATTATATAAGCCCTTAGACTCATTTAATGAAGAAACTGAATCAAATCTCTTAAGAATATTCATTTTCTCTTGTTTTGTTGTAGAATGTTCAGTGAATAAACGTGTAGCGTAAGCTAAGTTTGCATTAAACACGGCAACTTCGTTAAGTTTGTCTTTGAAAAGAACTAAAGCCTTCTTGTATTCACCGTTTTGCTTTTTCAATGTTTCAATCTCTTCATTTAAAGATTTAACATTTTCATTCATTTCATGACGACCCGCCTTGTATTTTTTACCTTGACGTGGTCCTTCACCTCTAACATCGTTTCCTTGAGTTCTTGCCGCTTCAGTAGCTTCAACTTCTTTTACATCACCTTCTTCAGAAGTTTCATCTTCCTCAGAAAACTCGATTTCGTAAATTGGTTCTTCATCCATATCAGATTCTGCTCCCATTTCTGGTTCCATTTCTGGTTCCATTTCTGGTTCCATTTCTGGTTCCATTTCCGGTACAGCACCCATTGAATCGTCACCATCACCATCAAGTTTGATAATGTATTCGTTTTCTCCGTCACCAAATTCAACGTTATTACCATCTTTCTTAACTACAATACCATCTTCTGGTTTCATAGCTTTGAAAACTTTAAGTACCTCATCATCTGAAGCACCTGTCATGTCCATAACATCTTCGTCATCGATACCTTCTCCTGCCGCAGGTAATTCAAGTTCAGGCTCATCAATTGATGAATCGTCACCCATTGCGTCAGAATCTAAATCATCGATTCCTTTACTTGGTTCGTTATCGAGGTCAGTATCATTTTCAGCGTCATCAGCTTCTGCATCATCTGCAGTTGCGTCATCGTCTGACATATCGTCGTCCTCTTCATCAGGTTTAGGTTCGTCCTCAGGTTGTTCGTCCATTGGATCCATCTTTTCCTCTTCTTCTAATGATTCTTTAAGCAAGTCGCTTAGTTCTTGTTTCATGGTTGAAGCAAGTATACCTTTTGCATTTTGCTTAACAGCTTCTTCAAGATTTTGCACTTGAAGTAACGCTTGTTCTAAAATTGATTTCTCAGTCATTTTGAAATTTTGTTTTTATTATCTTATAAATAGTGTAGTTTTATGAAAAATTCTATTTTTTAATATAACTGCACCTATAAAATTGATTATTTAGATAAAAAAGTATCTAATTTACCCATCAATCTTTTCATTTTATCGTCAACTATTGGTTTTTCTTCTATTGATTCTTGATATTGATCTCTTTCAGATGGATCTGAAAATATGTAAGCTCCAGGTGTTGACGGTGATGACACCAAATCAAAACACACCAATTCAAAATCTTCTTGGACTATATTATCCCCTTTAACATTTTTAAGTGACCCCACCCCTCTAGATGAAATACCTAAAACTGCACCATTCATTATTAACATGGCCGCTTGGTCTCCTTTAGTGGAGACAATACCCATTTTCTTCCATCCTGGTGATGTGAATAATTTAATTTTTCCCATTAACATTCTACCATCCCACCAAGTTTCAACAATAGAGTGTGATACTCTATCTAAATCGATAAGTGAGGATGAAGGGTGATTTAACTCATTTAGAGCTCCACCTTTTTTAATAAGAGTTTGATATTTTTCGTTTTCTCTTTTGAGAATTGCTTCGGGATAGATTCTCCCGTTTTTGTTTGGGGTATCGTATTTTTGCAAAACAGCATAAAGAACAAGGTCTTGTGAAAAGTCCATGTTCTTCATTTCTGAAATTATTTTTTTATTATCTTCAGGAGATACGTGACCGGCGTCATACTCAATTAAAATTCCTCTACCGGTTTCTTTTGGTCCTAATACCTTCATTTATAGTTTTTATAACTATAAATACATCAATATCTTACTTATTTCTTATTTACGTTGAAATTGAATAATTTTTTATCAGATAAACCATTATCTATGATATTTTCTAACAATTCTTTAATGGTCTTTTTAATCTCTTTAGATTTAACATCGAATTGAGTGTCAACGTATAATGTGATTTCTAAATTCATAAAAGACCTCTTTTCAAGTTTTATACCTTTAGTTCTAATGTCTAAATCAACTATTGATTGTTGTTTAAAATTTGGACACTTGAGATTGTATACTATTTCTTTTATTTTTCTTCTTGTTTTATTAATTGTATTATTAAAGTCGTCAGTTTCATTTTCTGGTTGTGTCCACGAATTTAATTTTAAATAAATGGTTTTAAGATTTTTAAAATCTACGGTACCATAACCGATTTTCACGTCGTTGTACGCCCCTAGTGGGATGTATTTTCCAATTTTCATTAAGGTTTTTCATTATATATTATTTATGGTGTTAATAAATTATAAAGAAAATATCTTACAATTCCAAAAATATTTTCATATATTTGTGATATACTTATATTAATATGATAATAATTGACGTAACAAAAGAAAAAAGCCTCGAAAGTGCTTTAAGAACTTACAAACAAAAAGTTCAAAAAATTAAACAAGTTCAAAAATTAAGAGCAAGACAGGAGTTTGTTAAACCTTCAGTGAATAAAAGAAAAGAGGTTTTGAAGGCGATATATGTCCAACAAAAGAAAAATGGTCTTAGTTAAGACCATTTTTTAATTCAGTTAATCTGTAATAATTAATTTTGGAGGTTTCCTTTTTTAGTACCTCATCTTTTACTTTAGATAATTTGGTTACCATTTCAGAATCTTTAGATTCATTTATAATATTACCAATTTGATTTAAAATTGATTCTTTTAATTCAGACGTTTTGTTTTCTAAATCTTCACTTGATAAATCAAGTATTGTTTTTAATTCAACTTTTTGTTCTTCAGAAAGTGTGTTAGTATAAAGTACATTAAAATTGTTTGCTAAAACAGCGTGTAATAAATTTTCGTTTGCGACAAATTTAGTCTCTTGAGACTCGTTAATTTCTTTTTTAGTTGTTAAATGTTCTACTAATTTCTTTTTTGCAATAACCTTTTTTTCAATATTTGATAATGAATCTTTTTCGGATAATATATCTAAAGACTCATATAATTCATTTGTTTCAATTTCAATATTACCCAATTTATCATGTAGAGATTCACAAAATACATTTAAATCATTCCAATTACCCATTGGTTGACCAAAATATGTATTTAATCCCTCAACATATAATTTTGCAATCTCTTTATCCTCGAAATATTTATTCTCAATTTCTTCATAAAACAAATACATTTCTTTAAATGCTTTGTTTTCTTTAATTGTGTTTAACATATCTTTAACTTCATTCTTATTTTGTTTAGAATAAGATTCAGTTATTTTAGTTAACATTTTTGATTTTATCGTTCCGAATTTGTTCATTTTTAATCGTTTAAAATATCGTTCAATTTAGTTTCTATTTCATAAATATTCTGTTGTGCTCTTTTCATATCAAATAAAGAGTTGAAATCTTCTTTTTCTTCACCTAGCATACCTAATATTTTTGATTTCTTTGATTTAGTAGATTCACTTAGTGGTGCGTCTCCTCCAGCCGCTGGTGGTTCTGGCGTTGATGGCATTCCTCCACCTAACATATCACCACCACCCGGTGCTTCACCACCTGCAGCATCCATCGCCTTTTCTCTATCTTCTTCCGAAATACCATACTTTGCATCCACATCATCAAACACACCTGAACGTTTAATTACATTCTGTGTATTGTTTAATTCAAATCCCATTGCTCTTTCAAGACGTTGTTGTTGTAAATCTAAAACAACTTCATTATCACTAAATCCAAGAATATTTTTCTTAGCCCATGTGTGAGATACAGGTAATATACCAATTTGTGATTGGTCTGATGTTGCATCTTTATAAAGTGTTATCTTCTCTTTCCACATTTCAATTTTTAATAAATCGGATTGAGATGATGGATTAGTTAATGAAAGTGTAAAATTATTTAATTCATCCTCCATACCTAAAAGATATAGATGGATTAAAGCAACTTTATTTAATTCTTGTATTAATGATTTTTGTATTTTATTAATTGTTCTTGCAAAACGTATATCCATTAATGCAAGATTTTTTCCGTCACCAACAACTTCTTCAAAACCTAAAAATGCTTTAGGAATACGAAGTGCTGCCAACATTTTCTTTTGAATATATTCAATGTCGGCAATTTCACCTAAATTTTGTGCCCCTGGTAATGTTTCAATCGGCATAGTTTGACCTGGATCACGAACAGGTACAAAATAATCTTGGTCTACAGCCATTTGATTATATCTCATATCAACTTGACCATTACGAGGGTCAGACACTGGTTGACGTTTAAATTTATTTGCAACTTTTTGTACATATGGTTCGATATCTTTATCGTCCATGTTACCCACAAATATTTTAAATACACGTCTTTCAGGTGCTCTAGATGTTCTGTAAATTAACATTGCATCTTCAGCAAGTAAAAGTTGTTTCCAAATTCTTCTAATCTTATCTAACATTGAAGTACCATATGGTAACTTTCTATCGTCACCTAACAATCTAAAATGTGCAACTTCCCAAGCTTGAAATTCTAAATCTTTATTTTTCCATTGAAATCTTAATTCTCTTGATGGTACTTTACTATCTGTATTAATTGCTTTCTTAGTTGACGCACCTTCAATTCTTTCAATTTCAATATTTGGTAATTGTTGTACACCAATAATACCTTTTTCTGGATCAATTTTTAAATAAACAAAATCATCACCATATTTCGCCATACCTCTAGCCCACATTTGTAGGTTTGTGTTAATGTCCAATTTGTTTTGAAATAAATCCTCAAGTATTGTTTTAATTCTATCTGATTCCGAGTATATTGTTAATATTTCACCCTTTTCTGACATAGTGGTAGATTCCTCAGCGTATATGTCTAATGCTGCGGATACCTCAGGAGTAAATTCCATTGATTCATAATCATAATACGCAGCCATTCTTGTTGGTTCATAGTAAACCGATTGGTTGTATAATGATTGGTCCAATTTTGACCATTTGTCTGCAATATATTGACTCTGTTGAGCCTGTAACATTGCTTTCTCGTAGTCTTCTCTACTATCTGTTTTTAATAATTCGTCTTTGTTAAAATTAAAAGATGGTGTTTGTTGAGCCTGTTGACCAGGGAAACCAAACATTCTAGTTAACTTCTGAAATACGGTGGAGTTTTGATTTGCCATTCTATATAAATACTTTTCTTTATAATATAAACTATAATTTTGATAATAGGAAGATTATTTAGATTTCCCAAATAACCACATATGTTCTCTATAAACGTCTTTAGGTATGTTTGTTGGATTATCTTTATGGTAAATATTGTTAGTATCCATACCCATTGCACCTATTTGGTCAAAAGATGAACCATATGAGTAATGTGTTTTAGAGGGTTCATAAGTTCTTTCGGATAATGCCCATGATTCAATTACCGCCTTATTTTTAGAATCGTTCCTTTGTAATTGATTGAAACACATATCACCAGCATAAAGAGCCATCGACATACTCATAATTGAGTCGTCATGAGCCCCCTTCATGTGGTCAGGTCTTCCATTCATATAAACAAAAGTGTTTAATTCATTTAATAGTCGACTTGACCTAACTAAAAATCCTTTTCTAAGTTGTTCTTCAAATGCTGCAACAATTTGAGTTCTTTTATTGTTAAAATTTATACCAGGAATTTTATCTAAAGCCTTTCTATTATATTCCCAAATATTCTGAGTGTTAATCCCATCAATGAAAAGGTTTTTGTAATTCATTTCTTGTAACTTTCTTGATGTTGCAACACCCATACCACCAGTAATATCAATCACAATAAAACAATCGTATAATATACCCCATTTGTATGCAATATTAGCCAAATCATCTGGTGGTATTTTTCCTATGTATTCAACAACTTGTTCTCTATCGTCAAAATCAACAATATTAATTGAAGAAAAATCCTCACTATCTCCTCTACTAACATCGACACCCATAATATACCTATGACCTTCAACCGGCTCTTTCCACTGCCAAAACGTTCCTTGCATATACTTTTCTTTAGGAACTCGTATCATATTCTTAGCGATATTCTCTTGAATATCACCAGGAATAACTCCATCTCCTGAACCTAAGAAGTCACATTCCAATTCCTGTGCAATCTTACGTCTATCATATTTAAATTTCTTAGACATAGATTCAAACCAAGATGAAAATGGTTTATATCCTTGTTCCACCAGTTCTTGGTATTTTTCAATATCAAAGTCATGTAAAACAACTTCATTGTCGTCATATTGTTCTCTATTTAACATGTAATGACATATGTCAGAACATTTTACCCAAGATAAGTCTTTAGTGTAACGTGGGTCTTTAAACCACCTTAAATCGGTTATATGGAAATCATTGATTCCACGTAACGCTTGGTCGTAAACACCGTAATAGATGGGGTCATAACCATTTGGTGTGGAGATAAGAATAATCTTACCACCCGTTGATAGGGACGCCATAGATGCCGCCCAAAAATCATCACCCGCTTCAATGTATGCTGCCTCATCAAATACAAGTATCGTTGGTGTATAACCACGTAACGCATCCGCAGATGTTGCTACCGCCTTAACCTCACAACCATTGTTTAATCTAAATCTACTTTCTGAGTTTTTATCGGGTGAAAACCCAACATTAATCCATTCAGGCCATTGTTCAATAAAGTGTCTAACCTTATTAGCCATCTCCACTGCGGTGTCTCTTTTGTTTGCAATAAGAAGAACTCTTTCAGGTTCACTTTCTTTTGCTGTTTGTAATTTTTTTGAAATCCAAGCTGCGGTTACTGTTGTTACACCTGCCTGTCTATATTTTCTAGTGATGTTTTCATTATAATTTTCATAATCCTGAATTAATTGAATTTGGTCAGGAAATAACTCTAATGGAACATATTTTTTTTGAGTATTATCATAAGTCTGCAGATATGTTTTTAACGCATATGGGGCATCTTTAATAATCTTTGCATATTCTTTTAATTGTTCTAATTTGGAATTCATATATATAAATACAAAAAAAGGGAGGTTAAACCTCCCTTGTATTATCTTTTAGGTCTGTCTAATCCTAATTCTTTATAAATGTCATCATCATCTTCATCGTCGTCGTCGTCATTGGATAACGAAATACCCGGAATAGTCATTATCCAATCTTTCAAATTATTATCAGGAGTTTCATCAGATAAATTCTCTAATTCAACGTCAAATTGATTCATCGCATCTTCATATTCTTCGTCATTTAAATCTTTTACAATACTATCAATTACTTTTTGAATTAATTGAGCTCCCCTTTGTGAACCTGAAATTACCTCTCTTAAAAATACTAAAAATTGTTTAGCTGGTAATTTAAATATTTCCTCTAATAAGAAATTCTTAATACTTTTTGAATCCTCTTCACTATATTTGTCAGGTATTTGAGACCTCAATCTATTCCAAATTGCTGGACCTAATCTTAAATCCCAAACTTCTTTTTGTAAAATATCTTCAGTTTCGTCAATTTTATTCCAAGTTTCTTGATCATCAGGTATACCAGCACCTGCGATTACTTCAAATATACCTTTAGTAAGTTCATGTACTAATACTACAAAATTTATACCTTCAGCAATAATTTTTACTTTATTATCTTCTTCACCTCCCTCATCTTCACCTCCCTCATCTTCACCATCCATGCCAGGTTGTTCTTCATCACCACCTTCCGATTCTGGACTTTGAAATATAACTTGAACTCTACCAGCAACACTACTACTAAGATTTTTAATTGCATCATTACTCATTTGCCAATAAAAACTATCATTTATTGACATCATCAATCCGTAACATCTAATAAGTTCTTCTCCATTAGCGTTACCCACTATTTGTTTAATTAAAGTAGAAACACGAGTAAAATCCAATTCACCTTCACCTGTTTTTATTGATCCAGTGTGTAACCAATGACCCTCTTTTGATGCACCTTGTATTAACGCGTTTGTTAATCGTCTTTTAGCTTTTTCTAAATTTAAATCTTGTAATGCTTTAGCTAATAATGTCTCATCATGTATAAAGTCATTATCTTCTGGTTGTTGTGGTTGTGATTCATCACCATCTTCATTGTCATCTGAATCAACATCAACTTCAGGTTCATTTACTTCTGGACCTCTTTGTTGTTGCATCCCTTCAGTAGAACTAATTCCCCCTGTGATGGTGGCGGTTATGTTAAGTTTACCTTCAGGTACTGAATACTCTTTCAAAACAATTTGAATTGCAAGTTGTTCTAATTCTCTTTTATATTGAGATTCAATCGTTGTCGTCTTCCTCAATGCATCCAACATAATACCGGATAAAGATGCATCTTGTATGTTACCACTAAAATTTGAAAATTCTCTTACTTTAGCAACCACATCTCTATATCTCTCCGACGCTAATAATTCTTGAAAATTTTGATTTGGATTTCCCGTTTTTGGAAAAGGTACCTTTTTAAGTGGGGTATCACCTGTTGCTAATTTTTGTTGTATAGATTGATCTGGTCTATCTTCACCATCAAATGTCATTGCCATTTCGTTCAAATTTTCTTTGATTAAAGATAACAATTTTTTCTTAGATAATTTCATAATTTTATAAATTATTTTTTTTCCTGTAACGCCTTAGGTCTTGGACTTGGTTTTGGACCTGGATTAAATGGGTCTCTTTTTGGTCTAGCCGGTTTAGTTCCGGGAACAACTTTTGGTTTACTCGGAGCAACTGCTGGTGCTGAAGATGTAATAGCATCATAAGTCATAAATTCAGGAATACCATTGTGTCCTTTTTTTACATTAGCACCGTGTTGTGGTTCCATAACCTCAGATTCGGTAAGTTTACTTTTAATAAGTTCCATAATTTCATTTTTTGATGTAAAACTATGAAAATTATTTTCAGCTAACGCCTCAACCCATTCTTTAACATCTTCCTCTTTCTTTTTGTGACCGTTAAAATTTGGTGAAGGTTGTTTCCCTACTACGAATCCTTTTTTCTTTTTTTCTTTTGGTTCATTACCTTCTTTATCTTCTTTATCTTTTTTCCAAATATTATAAAATTTAGTAAGTTCACTTTCAACCTCATGGTCTTCAGGATCTCTACCTAAATCTTTTTTTAATTTTTCTTTTGTTGCTCCTATCACAATACCATGTATTGATTCGTCCACTTCTCCCTCTTCAGTTTCACCTTCTTCTTTTTTCTTAGGTGTAGTTTTCTTTTTAGGTGTTGTAGATTTACTGCCAAACAAATTTGAACCACTTGATTTTGAACCTTTTACAGTTAATCCCATATCCACTTCATTAACGTCTTTCTTTTGACCATCAATTTTTCCGTTGTGGTTCTTATCTAATTTCTTTTGTCCACCTTTCAATTCTTCTTTAACCTCAACCTCAGTATTTGGGTCTTTAGCTAACGCCTGTAATTTTGGGTCTGTTTTTAATTTATCGGCATCAACGACAATTCTTTCATGTAAATCAGAAAGTTGTTTATCATTGAAATTAACCAATGTTTTTTGAGAAAACCCTTCTTTAACTAGTTGTCCAACAATTACGTCTCTTTTCATATATTATTTATTTTAATGTTTTCGTTTAATAGAATATAACCTCTTTGTTTTAATTTTTTTGTAACATTTTCTAAAGATTCCGCAAATTTAAATGATAATCTTTCATTTTCTGAATCAAAATCAAATTTTTCCCAAGCTAACGATATAACACCATCTACAGCATCAATAACTCCGAAATAATCGGAGTTTTGAATAAGTTCTAATTGTAAATCTGTGTTCTTTAATAACCCAACTACATCAACATATTCGATGTCAGGAGATTTAGATTGTTGGTTAGCCGAAGCAGGAATGATAAACCACTCCCCCATATCAATCTCAGTACTTTCACTAAAAACAAATTCATACTGTTTTTGACCTTTGTAATCTGAACCAATCTCATTGACATATATTAGATGCATTTTAGTTGAAATATTTACTTAAAGTTTCACCGATACTTCTATGAATTTCATTTTTAATTTCATCCAAATCTATCTCCTTTTCAACATCAGTTTGTTTTTTATCATTTCCCATCTCTAAATCGGCACTTTTTGATAAATCGTCACCACCATCAACAAAATCATCTAAAGATATTTCCATTTGTTCTCCCGGTGCTGGGTTATTAATAAACTCATCTAATGCTGACATTGTGTTCTCTCCCAAATCTTCATCTGATGTTGGTTCTGCAGCAGCTTCAGGTGATGGTTCCATTGCTGGTTCTTCTGAACCCATTTCCCCACCTTCTTCCTCCTCACGTTCAAATTTCTTTGCGATGTCTTCAATATCATCATCGTCTAATTTGTCTAAATCAACCGCAGATATAATCATATTTAAAATATACTTTATATCATCACTTTCCATTCTATCATGTAAATCTCTCAATTCTTGACCTAACTTTCCTGCAAATTTTTGAGCTTCAGCCATATAGTCTGAACGTTTAGAAGATTCACCACCTTCTAATCCAGTCATATCCACACCATCAGCTGGAGGAAATTCACTAGATGGTGCTGCCGATGCGTCAGGTGCAGGTTCCATACTTGGAGCAGGTTCCATACTTGGAGCAGGTTCCATACTTGGAGCAGGTGCTGCGTTCATTGCTGGTTCAGCCATTGGAGCTTCTTCTTGTGGTTTGTTTTGTTTTAAAACATACTTTGTTGCTTCCTGTATATTTTCCTGTCCGTTTAAAAGATTTAATCTTTTATATGCGTCAGCATACGAATTAAATCTATTTTTGTTTTTCATAAACATACCACCAATGTAATCCAATGATGATTCGTTCAAACCTCTTTTTACGTAGTAACCGTCTTTTTCTTTGACAATACCAAATATTCCACCTGTTTTTGATTCTTTAACCAGTTCAGGTTTAGTAGATGAATTTGATTTTTTATTTTCGTTGAAATACGTTAACTCAAGAATTCTTTTTAATTTGTCTTCTGTGTTAAGTTTTTCACTGCCTAGGGGTTTTATCTCTGCCATTTTTTTTGATTGTTAGATATACTTATTCTTATCCTATAAATACATACATATAGGGAAAAAATAAGGTTCTTTATTGTGTCACCGACAATTTCTTGTCTGTAAGTTTAGTTTTAAGGTCTAAAAGTTTATGAATGTATCCATTTCTTCTTAATAATTTGAAAGTTAAGTTCTCATAAGAATACTCTCCTCCTTCATCTAATCCACTCTGTCTGAATGATTTTAACTTTTTTCTCATGTTTTCAATTTCATCAATAGTATCAACACCTTTTTTACTCTTATCAATAATTAGGTCGATTTTCTTCATGTAATCCTCAGCTTTTTGTAAAATCATTTTATCGTCAATCTTAGGATTGTCTTTTTTTGGTGAAACAATCCACTTATTGTTTAAAATTGAATATACACCGGAAGATATATGTTCTTCATTAACATCTTGAACATATAATTCGACGTCAAATCCTTTAATAATGATGTTGTGTTTTTCGTTCCACACATTTTTCTTGGCGTCAAAGAATTCTTTTAAAATATCTGAATTATATTTCGATTCTTTAAAATCAATAATGATATGTAAATCTACGTCTGAATAATTTGACCAGTTATAATTTGATAATGATCCTGTTAATACGATGTCGTGTATGAAAAATTCGACACCTAAGGTTGATATGAAATCCTCAGAAATTTTAATTAACGCCTTTCTGATGTCGTCACGCATAGTGAATTTACCCTTTGATTCCTCAAAAATATTGTCAGATAATGAATCCTTAGTCTTAAATGACTTTACGATTTTCTCATCCCCAACCTTATCCTCAATTAATTCTTCAAATAAACTCATCCTATTTTTTTATACTTATGTCCTTTAGCGATATTTTCGTTAAAGTGTTTTCCTTGTGATTCAGCAAGTCTAAACTTAGTGAATTTTGTCCAAGGAACTTTATTGTATTCATAAATAGTTCCATTATTAAAAGTGACAGTTAAGTCCTCGCTCTCTGTGTTATAAGATGCCTCTTTTAAATTTGATGAGTTGATGATAACGTGTATCATCTTACCCTCGATTCTTTCTGATGTTATTCCCATATCATTAATATATGTAATAAATATCAAAAAGAAAACCCCGATTTCTCGGGGTTTCGTTTTAATCTAATTTTTTAAATTTAAACTCTTTAGAGATGAACTTGTTAAAGTACGTCCCTTGAGACTTTGCCAGTCTAAATTTAGTAAACAATAACATTGGGATTTTACGGTATTCGTAAGAAGCCCCCGAATTGAATGTAATTGTTAATCTTTCTGATAATGAGTCATAAGATGCTGACTTAAGACTTGAAGATTTGATTGTTACATCAATCATTTCCCCACTGATTTTTTCTTTTTTTATTGACATGATTTTATAGTTTTATATTAACAATAATACAAAAAATAATCGATAAAAAAAAATTTTTGACATTTTGTCTATTATTTGGTTTTTTGTATAGAATGTGTTATGTTTGTATACATAAAACTTATTAAATATGGCAGTAGATTTTTTTGAAGATGGACCAACAGTTAACCCTAAGAAAGTAAGGAAAGGTTCGAATACCCCGATTTTGGATAATTTTTCTCGAGATTTAATAAAACTTGCAGAAGAAGGTAAGATTGACCCTGTTGTTGGTAGGGACAAGGAAGTGAAAAGAATTGCTCAAATTCTTTCTCGTAAAAAGAAAAACAACGCCGTTATTGTGGGTGATCCTGGTGTGGGTAAATCTGCATTAGTTGAAAAACTAGCATTAATGATTCTTAAAGGTGATTGTCCAACAAATTTATTGGATAAACGAATTATGTCTTTAGATTTAACGTCATTAGTTGCTGGAACTAAATATCGTGGACAGTTTGAGGAAAGGATAAAAGCAATTATTAATGAATTACAAGAAGCCCCAAATGTTATCATATTCATTGATGAATTACATACTATGGTTGGTGCGGGTAATGCGAGTGGTGCAATGGACGCCGCAAATATTCTTAAACCAGCATTGGCTCGTGGAGAATTACAATGTATTGGTGCGACGACCTTTGATGAATTTAAAAAACACATTGAAAAAGACGGGGCATTAGTTCGTCGTTTTCAAAAAGTTATTTTAAAAGAACCCACATCATTAGAAACGATTGAGATTTTAAAAAATCTAAAAAATTCATATCAAGAATTTCATAAAGTAACGTATGAAGATGGAGTGATTGAAACTATCGTTAAACTTGCAGGTCGTTATATCACTGATAGACAATTTCCTGATAAAGCGATTGATGTTTTAGATGAACTTGGTTCTGAAAAAAGGATTTCAACTAGAATTCCTGAATCCATTGAAAAATTAAAGAAACAGGCGGACGAAATTAAAGAAAGAAAAATCCAAGTAGTGAAATCTCAAAATTATGAGCAAGCAGCCAAATTAAGAGATGATGAACGAAAAATAATGGATAAACTTGAAGACGAAAAAATAAAATGGTCTGAAAAACAAAAAGATAATAAAATACCCGTATCAGTTGATGACGTTTATGTGATTATTTCCGAAATGACTGGAGTACCAATTTCAAAATTAGATTCTAAAGAAACTCAAAAGTTATTAAATTTTGAAACATTACTTGGGGAAAAAGTAATTGGTCAAGAAGAGGCTGTAATGACAATATCTAAATCAATACGAAGAAATCGTGTTGGAATAAAAGACGCTAATAAACCAATAGGTTCGTTTATTTTCTTAGGTTCCACCGGTGTTGGTAAAACATATTTGGCGAAGACATTAGCTGAATTTTTATTTGGTGACCCTGAAAAAATTATTCGTATTGATATGAGCGAATATATGGATAGACATAACGTTTCAAAATTAATCGGTTCTCCTCCAGGTTTCGTTGGTTATGATGAAGGGGGTCAATTAACTGAGAAAGTTAAAAATAACCCATTCTCTGTCATTTTATTTGATGAAATTGAGAAGGCTCATAAGGATGTTTTCAATTTACTATTACAAATTTTAGATGAAGGACATTTAACAGATTCATTTGGTAGAAAAGTTAATTTTACGAATTGTTTAATTATCATGACATCAAACATCGGAGCCAAAAAAGTTTCAGAGTTTGGTGGTGGAGTTGGGTTCTCAACATCATCTTCTGAAGTTCAAAAATATGAAGTTAGAAAGACAATGATTCAAAAGGCATTAAAACAACAATTTAATCCTGAATTTTTAAATCGTATTGACGATGTTGTTCTATTCAATTCATTAAATGATGAAACCTTAAAGAAAATTATCAATATTGAAATTGGTAAATTGAATAATCGTTTAAAAGATAAAAACTACAAGGTAACTTTTGACAAATCAGTAACCTTAAGAGTATTTGAATTAAATTCACAAGAAGAATATGGTGCGAGACCTATTAAAAGAATTATCCAAAATCTTTGTGAAGATTTTTTAAGTGAAGAAATATTGAAAGGTAACATTGTTGAAAATGAACAAATCACTTTAAAATCCAAAGATCAAAAATTAATAATCACGAAAAAGATTGATAAATAGTTTGTTTTTTTGTAAAAACATATATATTTATATTCTTGAAGGTTCTCTTTGTCGATTACCTTTTCGTTTTTTTAATAAGTAAGTGGGGTTGAACCCACCCAAAGACCTTAAACCCCGACATCTCGTTGGGGTTTTTTATTGAAATTTTGTTTTGTGATTTAAAAATCGTATATTTACTATATATGAAAAAAGTAACATTTATTTTGGCTCTTGGTGTAGCACTTACACTATCAGCTTGTGGTTCAGAGTCAACCGCAACTCAAACAACTGACTCAACTTCGGTTCAAGCCGATACAACTTCTACTTCACTTCCCGAAACAGGAAATGCTGGGGAAATTCCAGCAGACAGCGCAGTTGTAAAATAAGAAATTGGGGGTTGGGTTATTCCTTCCCCTATTTTTTAATTCTAAATCTCTCCTATGGATAATGTAAATGAAATAAATGGTGATTTAATACTTTTAAGAGGAATTCCTGGTTCAGGAAAATCAACAATAGCAAATATTATATTATTACAACCAAATAATAATCCGCAAGAAGTTTTATCTGCGGATGATTTTTTTGTTAACGATGATGGTGATTATATTTTTGATGGCACCAAAATAAAAGAAGCACATAACTATTGTCAATTTAGATGTTCAGAAAGAATGAGACAGGGAATTGCTCGTATAGTTGTTGCAAATACTTTTACCCAAGAATGGGAAATGAAAACTTATTTTGAAATGGCTGAAAGGTATAATTACCGAGTACATTGTGTGGTTGTTGAAAACAGACATGGTAATGAAAATATTCACGGAGTACCCGAAAATAAACTCCAACAAATGAAGGATAGGTTTGAAATAAAGTTATAGATGAGTCAATTTATTGAATCTTATTTTAAAACAACATTACCAAAACAACGAAATATGAAATTTCATTCAAGTTTATTTAAAAATCAATGGGCTGTATACCCATTACCCTTTGTATATTTTTATTTTGAAACATGTGAACCAGAATCACATAGAACATTATTAGATAATAAATTATGTGGTATATACTTGTCATTTAATTGGTTGAAATGGACTTACAATATTGGATTTTATAAACCCATCAAGTAATGTTAGAAACATTAGAAAGATACCACAAAGATGGTTTGTTACATAAACAAACCCATCCAACCCTTGATTTAACTATTTGGAATTATAGTCCAAAAGTTCAGTACGAAAGATTATGGGATGAGATTACTTTGCAATGTCGTGGATTGGTTACAAATTCAAAAGGTGATATTGTTGCTCGACCATTTAAGAAATTTTTCAACTACGAAGAACATAAACCAGAAGATATTCCAAATGAAGATTATGTCGTATATGAAAAGATGGATGGTTCATTAGGTATTCTTTTTAATTATGAAAATGAGTGGATAATGGCAACACGCGGATCATTCACATCACCACAGGCAATTAAGGGTAAAGAAATTCTTGATAGACACGACATCAGTGCATGGAGAAAAGACAATACATATTTGTTTGAAATTATTTATCCTGAAAATAGAATTGTTGTTGATTATAAAGGTGAAGAAAAATTAGTTGTTATTGGTGGTTTTCATACAGAAACAGGTGAAGAAATACCTGATAGTAGTTTGTTTTGGACGCAGGATTCGGGATTTGAAGTTGTAATGACATATAAGACTTGGGGAGAAGGATATGATTTACTTAAAGAAGAAATTAGTAAAGACAGAGAGGGATATGTAATTAAATTTAAGAATGGTTTTCGTATGAAAATCAAAGGAGAAGAATATGTTAGACTTCACAAAATTTTAACTAACATATCTAATCGTGATATATGGGAATATTTGAAAGACAATAAACCGTTCGATGAATTACTTGAAAGAGTTCCAGACGAATTTAACGGTTGGGTTAAAGAAACTATTAGGGATTTTACTATTAGATTTGATAATATTAATAAGGACTATATTGAGATTTATGAGAATTTAAAATCACGAAATTTAGATAGAAAAGAGTTTGCGATTAGAGCAAAAGAATATAGACACTCTAACATTTTATTTAACATGTTAGACGGAAAAGAACATAAAAAAAATATTTGGAAAATTATATATCCAAATTATTCAAAGCCATTTAAAAATGATGAAAATTAATAATAAATTGAGATTGTATTTGGATGACGTTCGTACGCCTTTGGATAATGATTGGATAATTGTTCGTAATTACGATGAATTTGTTGCAAAAATTAAATTACATGGATTAGAAAATTTTGATGTTATATCACTTGATCACGATTTAGGTGATGGTGCTATGATTGAATATTATACAAATGTTAAAAATAATTATGAATTAAATTATAATAACATTGATGAAAAAACCGGTATGGATTGTTGTAGATATTTGGTAAGTGAAAGTATGAATACTAAAATACCCTTACCTCAAATTTATGTCCATTCAGCCAATCCTATTGGTAGTGCAAACATGATGGGTTATATAAATAACTACTTTATGAACTGTAGGACACCTCAGACCTGTATTAGGGTTAAAATTGAACACACTATAGACGAAAAACTTCATTTGTCACCAGAAGCAAGAGCGGCTAAATGGGACAGAACAAAGGGGGAAAAATAATTTTTTTTAATTAAAATATTATTTGTAATTTTATGTTCTAACATTTACTAACTAACTAAACTAAACTTAATGGGAACTAGAAAATCTGCACCGTTCATCTCTTTACAAATTAATGGAAAATATAAAGATTTTACCGATTTTTATGATGAAAATAAAGACGTTATATATGAAAATATTTTAAATATATTTAAAGAATTTAAGAATACAAGAAAAAAATCATTAGTCCTTTTTGTGTCTGCAAAAATTATGAACGTAGATTGGGAAACTGAATTCATATTTCATAAAGAAGAATCTATAGTATTAAAAAGAGATTTAATCCCTTATTTTGAAATGATTGAAGATTATGAAAAATGTTGTGAAATAAAAAATCTTTATCAAGAGTTGACAAATAAAAATTAATTTTTTATATTTTATTAATGTATTTGGAGAGATACATCTATTTTTTGTCATGTCCTCGGAGTTTTTACTTCGAGGATTTTTTTTAAAGCATCATTCTTGAGCCAATTAAGAAATTACTTAAAAATGGAGAACCTGGATTAGTATTCCCACTCATTTTGTAATTAAAACTAAACCCAAATCTTTTTGTTATTTTATAATCAAAAGCCGCCCCCAATAAAAATCCCATATGTCTATTCACGTTTGTTTCACCATTTGAACTATTCCATGATATGGGTGAGAACATTGTAAACACTTGTGGAGAAACCGTTAATTTTTTTGAATATTGATAAGGTTTAGTCCAAAATACAATTGCCGAACTGGCCATATTATAATCAAATCCACCACTATCATTTTTAAGAAATAAATTAATAATACCTACGTTATAACCATATGTACCTTTTTTTGGTGTAGGTTTAATCCAAGTGTAACCTAACAAATTCATGTAATTCCCACCTAAATATGCAAATGCGGTTCCGTATGAATGTATTGCATCTAACTGTCCATCTTTTGTTAATCCCATTTTAGTAATTCCACCCGTCATTACAATAGAACTTAAATTACTATTCACAACCAATCCTGTACTATAACTTACATCACCCGCCAAAGATGATTTACTAAGTCCCATTGAAATTGAGGCTAAATAAGTTCCGTCTGGTTGTTCTGCACCGGTTATATCTGACGCAAGTAACGTTGGATTTGTTACTTCTTGTTTTTTCTTTTTTTCTTCTTCTTTTTTCTTTTCTTCCTCTTTCTTTTTTTCTTCCTCCTTTTTAGTTTCCTCTTTCTTTTCTTCTTCTTTTTTAGCTTCTTCCTTTTTCTCCTCAGTCTTTTTTTCTTCTGATTTCTTTTCTTCTGTTTTTGTTTCCTCTTTCTTTTCTTCTGTCTTAGCTTCAGTTTTCTTTTCTTCGGTTTTTTGTTCAGCTGGTTTATCTGATTTAGTTTCCGCTGGTTTACTTTCTGCTGGTTTTGCTTCAGTTGATGATGAACTACTTGATGAAGAAGAAGATGAACCACCACTTGCGGGAGGTGGTGATGAACTACTTGATGCCGGTGGAGGTGCTGCCGTTGGTGGAGGTGCAGTAACTACCGGAGCGGGTGGTGGAGGTGCAATGTTTATTGGTGGAGGTGTTGCAGCATTTGCAGCTGCAGAACTTGCGGCGGCACTTGCCGATGAACTTGCTGCCGATGATGCTGAATTACTTGCGGCTGACGATGCACTTGCAGCTGCAGCATCTGCCGCCGCCTTTGCTGCAGCATCTGATGCGGCCTTTGCCGCAGCATCCGCAGCCGCTTTTGCCGCAGCATCCGCGGCGGCTCTAGCTGCGGCATCTGCTGCCGCCCTTGCTGCGGCTTCTTGTGCTAATCTGATATTATCGTTTTGTGGACAAGGTGTTGCAAATATACTATTCACCCATGTTTGAAAAGTACCACTACTAATGTCGGCTAATGTTACAATTTTAGATTTACCCCTAATAACAGCAACAGTTTGATTTTGTCCGAATGGAATTACAACAACATAGACTTTATTATCACACGGGTCTATGTACGTTTGTGTTATTGTACTTTGTCCAAAAGACTTACTACAAAAAAATAATATTAGGAGAGATATTATTATTTTTTTCATTACTTATTATTCAATCCTATTCCTATTTGTGTGTACCCCCTTATTGGATCGTTATCTAATTTTAAAGTAAAGAATTTGAAATCTTTTATTATTCCAATTTTAAATGTTGTAAATGTTGAATTTGATTTTGGAAATGATATACCACCTAAGTCATCTTTACCTTGCCATCTAATAACTTCACTACCAAACCCTATCATACCATGTATTCCTATATTATTAATTCTTTTACCAGCACCAATATAAAAAGTTGATTCTTTTTTCCAATCTTCTTTACTAAGTGAAAAATCAACATTGTTAATTTGTCCATACGGAAAGTATTGGTTTTGGTCTTTTGCATAAGTCATTACATAATCCATAATAAAATATCCTTTCTTACCACCAACCATTCCCCAATAAGTTGCTTGTTTATTATTAGTATACCCAAATCCAAATGCGGTATGAACTCGTTCTTTTCTAATAGTATCTCTCTTTCCATTTTCGTATACATGAATTACACTTCTTTGTCTCCATCCATAATCATCATACCAAGTATAAGGATAAGGTTGATACCATCCCCAATTACCCCAATAGTAACCAAACTGATTAACTCGACCCCAATTTTGAATACCTCCCCTACCACGTGGTGGTAATGGTTGTGATTGTTGTGGTGGGTTGTTTCTCCAACTACTCACATTTTGTTGTTGTGGTACAGATGGTTGAACTCTTGTTTGAGTTGATTGTGATGTTTGTGATGGAACGCTTCCACCAGTTTGCCTCCAAGTTGATACTTGAGCATTCAACATTATTGTGCAGAATAATATTAATATTAATATTAAACCTGTAACTAATAAAACCTTTTTCATACTGTTTCAGTTAAAATTGTGGTTAGTAAATAACCGGTTATTATTGGGAATGGTGAAAATATTAAAAAAAAGAACAACAACCTCCAAACCAATGGATCAACATTAGTACGGTGACTTAAACCACTACATACACCAAAAAAAACTTTGTCGTCGTGAATTCTTATAAATTTTTTCATAATATATCTTTTAAAATAACTCTATCTAATTCTTCAGGTCTTAACGCTAAAGTTGATTCTACGTGGCCACTACCGGATAAAACATTAACCAAATATAATCCTAACTTTTTTTCACTTATTTCAATTTGTTGTCCACATATAAACCCCATCTCCATCATTTTTAATCTTAAACAAGGGACACAGTTTTCACAATCAACTTTTTGTGGTACATCAATTACTTCACACACTCTCATACTTATAAATATAAAAAAAGGGGTTATTACACCCCTTATTTTTTATTAAATCTTTAAAATATAGTTATTTTGCAAATATTCCCTTTTTAATCATTCTATCAAGAATGTTAGCACAGGCAATATCTAACGCCTTTTTAGTTGCAATACTAATTGTTGATTGGTTGAATTTAATTGGGTCAATAGATGCATCAGATAAAAGAGTTAATTCTCTTTTTGTTGTTGCTTCACCTAAACCTGACCCACCAAATAAGACACCTGTCTCCGCATCTGTAAACCTAACCTGAAGACCTATACGAGTTACCATATTGTCTTGTATACCATTTTTAAGGTTGATGGTTTCATCTTCTGACACTGAGTAGTCATAACACTCAATCGTCACAAAATACTTTGCCAAATTGATTTTACCACGACCATCTAATTTATTCTCAGAAATACCTGCCGCAGATGCTTGAAATTGTTTTACCATCCTATTCTTAATTTCTGTCTTGTCTTCAGTAAATTTAAATCTGTTTAAGTTTTCAAGGTATTCCATAGATATATTTGCAACACCTAAACCAACACGTTTTTCTTTTAGTTCAGGATACATTTCATACATCTCGTCAGAAATTCCTGCCTTTAATATTTGAATTGGAATTTGAGGACCATCGTAATCCATGTACGCACTTATATCTCTTTTTTTTTCAAAGTCCGCCTTGTAGTCCTCTGTCTTAGTTTTACCTATTGTTTGTCCGTCAACGACAACAGCGCTTAGTAAAAAAACGCTTAATAATATTAATAATTTTTTCATACATCTTATTTTAATATAAATACATAAAAAAAGGGAGTTTTTAACTCCCTTTATATTAACCTTCCGTTTCTTCTTTCTTTTTATGAGAGAATTTATCCATTGTATCCGCGCCCATTCCGATTCCTGTAATAATCATCACAGCATTCACCAATTCAGGTGATGGTGCAAATTCGGCGTGAGAGAACGAATTTAAGATCATAGTTACACATAGGAACATTGCTCCCACAAATGCGATAACTGGTTTTACTGAAATTGAACCTCTTTCGTCTTTGAAGAGTTCAATAGCCCATTCTTTAAATTTCATAGTTTTTTATTTTTTGTCTTTTGTTTATTTTATCCTTCCGTGTGCATTTCTGCATTTTCATCTTTTATTTTACCACATTTCAAACACTCCTCGATACCGTCACCATCTAAATCTCCCCATACGTGCTCACATTGTCTATGTGCAAAGTACATATCAATTTTACCATCACCATCAAAATCAATACCGTCCATTATGCCATCCCCATCTTCATCTACTTCAACACCTGTACGGGGTTGTGGTTTGGGTACTTCAACTTCTTCACTTGTTGGTAAAACCAATGGTGCGGTCGACATAGGTACAATTGGGTTGTTTGGTAAATCGGCAGTGTTACTTAATGAGGTACCATCTTCTTCATCCATTTTTTGGACTAACATCTTATCCTTATCGGTATCACTAAACCAATAGTCAATGATTTTACCATAAGAACCGATGAAAGCTCCCAATAATAATAAAAGAAGTTCTTTCCATTCTCCGGCAATTTCATTTTTATTAATAATGGCAACAAACATACCACCAATTATTAACATAAACCCACCTAACACCAATGCTGTGATATACCATCTTCTGGCCATCATGTTACTTAATAAATCTTTAAAACCACTTGGTGATTGTTGTTTACTCATTTTTTTTTAATTTAATTTTTCATTTAACTTAATTGCTGTGTACATAACGCCACATACAATTCCGACTGTTATCAATAATCCTGATATTAAATAAAATAGTTGGTTTATCATAGAAAGCATAATTACCATTTAGGTGCCTCTTCTTTAAACTCATCACCTTCTTTTTTCTTAGGTTTTGCAACTGGTTGGGTTGTTTTACCATCACCACCTTTATTGATGATTACAGTTTTATTACCACCAGCAGCTTGTTGTTGAGTTTGATTAGTTGTAATGTTAATTACTGGTGCGGCTTGTACTGGTGCGGGTTCGGCTTTGTCACCACCACCTAACAATGTTGTTAACCATACGCCGCCAGCGGTTACTACTGTTCCTGCAATTCCAATTATTGTCTTTTTAAGACTTGACCATGTTCCTTCTTGTTCTTGTGTTTCTTCTGCCATTTTATTTGTGTTTAATTTTTAGTTTATTTTATTAAAATCTGTTATTCCTAACATATTATTTTTTGAATCAAAAAAACCAATTCTATATGCTGAATTTGGTAATGATGACGTATATACTTTAAGTATATTATCTCCAACAATTACGTTAACGGTCTCTTTTGAAACAACTCTATTTGAGATGTCAAATATCTTAATTGTTACAGATCCCACAATTTCACTTTTAACATTCATTGCAACCTCTGAAGTGACAAATGGTGATTGTAATTTAATACCTAAAGAACTAGATATTTTCAAATCTTCGGGTGCTTGTTGAATAGTTGGAAGAAAATCCTGTTCTTTTCTACAACCTGTAAGAATCATTAAACTTAATACCACTATAAATAGCTTTTTCATTTGACTTGGGTTTCTTTTATTTATTTATTATTATTGTTTTACCTAATTGATTCTTATTATTGTCTTCCAACACTAATAGTAAATATCCCTTAAGTAGGGAATTGGTGTAAATTTTTTTCACATTTTCACCCGATTTACCATTAAATTTTTCTCTACTAACCACTTGCCCACTTTCTTTATCAATTAAAGTTAAAGTATGTATACCATCGGATGGCAGTTTAAAATATATATCCTGTCCATTTGTTACTTCACTTTCCTTTACATCAAATACATAGGTAATTTGTGGTATTGGAACAGGCAGGTCTGGTTTAACACATCCCACCAATAAAATTACAAATATGAGTAATGTCTTTTTCATTAAAATTGAAAGTTTGTTCCTATCATAAACATTATTGGGTTACTCTTTTTATAACCAACTGATTCACTTAATTTATCAAAAGTTGTGTTATATCTAATATTAGTATTTAATACAAATCTTTTAGTTACCTTCCAATCGATAGATGTACCATAATATAAGTCCAAATTGAAATCATCAAAATACGATAAATCCGATGTAGTACCATCTTTAAATACTTTATATACATCACTCATTGCAAATATTTGTGGTGATATGTTTACTCTCTTTGTTTTCAATGTATATGTGTACATCACCATACCTCTATAACTTATTTCACTTGATGCCGGTATCATTGGGTATATTAAATCTTTAAAATCACCATTTTCATCTACCGTATATTTTCCTTCCCATTGACCTTCATATGTTCCCCAAAAAGATTTTGATGCAATTAAACTATATCCAAATGTTCCAAACTTTTTAGTTCTGAATACATCGATGAATGATAGTGTAATATCTTTTTGAAAATCAAAATCGGTTGAATAAAATGATTGTAATGTGGTTGTTCTCTTTTCGGTATTTTTACTAAGACCATATCCCACACCATAATAGTTCCATATAGGATTTATTGATGCTGCGAATGTGTGACCCCATTGCCCATTCATAGATGATTTATTGTAACCCAAATTAAGAGTAGTGGATACTTGCTTTCCGATTATACCAACTGATAAGTTTGAGGATGAAAGCACATCTTTTGAAAAATTAACATAGGATTGTAATACACCCACATCGTTCCAATCATCACTTTCACCAAATAATTCCTTTGGTGATAATTGTAATGTATCGGGTTTTACAATTTGGGCTTTTGTAACAAATGTAATCGAAATTAGTAACAGAATTATTATTAGTTTTTTCATTAGTTCAATTTAATTTTTAATTGTTTACCATCTTTATTAACGGCATCGGTTGTTGATATTGAAGTCAATCCCAATATTCCACCCAATTCAATTTTTGGTACAAATGTTATTTTATATTCTGTTGTTTTATCTAATAGAGTTGACCCATCAGTTATTAATGAACCCAATGTAATATAATTACCTCTATCACTTCCAAAATTGGTTGGGTTTCCCTTAGTTGTAAACTCCACCTTCTCAAAACTTAATGAGGTATTATCATAGTTTAATTGAAATTGTGTTCCCACCACTTCTTGTTGTAATGGGTCTATTGATATTGTAACTATAACTTTATTACCTACGGTTTCGCCCATAATTAAAGCGTTTACTTCATTTGAAACTGAATTAGTACTCAAACTCATAGTTCTAATAGAATTACCGGAGACACCAGTTGCACTTTGTTGTGCAGAATGAGATAGGTTTACATCACCTTTCCAAGTAACATTAACATTGTATGTGTTATTAAGTGTACCCGTATTTAAACTAAACGGATATAAACTTCTTGTTGAATTGAATTTTGTATTCCAATTAGATTTAGTAATTGAATCATAATCTGATTTACTATAAAGTTTCATCAGAAAAGTTAATAGTGGATTTTGTGTAAGTGGTTGAACTCCTGTCAAATGTTGTAATAGTTTGTATGTATCCGCTTCGTTGAATATACCATTACCATCTACATCCGCGTTCAAAAATTGAATACCTGATGTGAATTCATTTCCACTTTCATTTCCAAATATCCCACCATTTGATAATTCTTTGAATGCAATAAACACATCCGATACGGTCACAACACTATTGTATAAAGTGTTTAAATCCGTTTGATTGGTATATGTTAATTCAATCCCGTGTTGTTTATAACTTTGAATTGGTGAGAAAGTAAATTCAGCTCTCGTTCCATACCAACCATCTTGTAATCTTAATTGAGCTTGAAATGTAGATGAAGTTATTTTGGTTGTCAAATTACCCGGCATTATATAAGTTTTCCAAAAACCACTTACACTATGAACACTAACCGGTCCATCGTATATATCAAATAATTTAATTGATGTTACATTACTTGGAGATACTCCAGTTCCATCAAATTCTCTTTCATCTATTAACAATTGATGTCCACCTAAATTTGCATCATATGGATTTATTATTGCCCATTCAACTTGTCCGGCGGATGTTGTTGCTTTAGTACCAACCCCACTTACCTTTGCGGTATCCAAATCATTTGTAATATCAACCTTACCCAATCCACTTATTGCTCTTGATGTGTTGGTAGTGGTACTCCATAGATTATTTACATATCTATTTGCCTTTGTTGAAAATTTAGTTTCATCCACATTACCACCAAAGTCAAAATTAAATTTAGCAGTTAGGACTTCACCATTTGAATGAGATACACTATTGGTGTAAAACTCCGTAAATGTTGCATCATCAGGATTAGTCCAAGTTCCATATTCAATTATGTATGGATTAGTCCAATTGTTTGATAAGTCATTCCATGTTGATTGTCCGTTCCAATTTGTTACTGCATAATCCTCAGTATGATTACCACCATTTGGTTCACCTTGTGCCCAGTTGTTATATACGCCGGCAATGTTTCCATTAAGTTGTCCGTTTTGGGTTTTCATTACCGTCCCCTTTTCAGGTCCCGCATCAATTACCCATCTACCATCGGTAACTTCATCCGTTGCTGCAAACCATATGTTAGCTTGTGGTACATTAGCAAATATAAAAGCATTTTCAGATGCCGATGTTATTGTTACCAAATACCCCGTCTGCCCTTTGAATGTTGTTAATAACGATGCTGCTCTAGCACCAGTATAAGTTGTACCTGCCGTTACGGGTTTATAAAAATGACCATTTACACCATTGTAATAAAATCCTGTTGGATTAATTGTTGCAGCAACCGATAATTTTACATTACCAACTACCGAACCTGTGTTTATTTTTAGGGATGTCAATGCCGTATTGATACTTGTCATTGTACCCGTTATTACTAAACGAGTTTTATTACCACTTAAAGTAAATCCACTTGCAGCAGTTAGGCCCGTTGTTGTATTTAATACAAATGTTGTACCTGTTGGGAATTCTACTAAACTGATTGATGCTAATAGAGTTGCCGTAGAACTGAATCCACTTAATATAAACCCACTTGCATCTTGTCCATTTGTGGATGGTAAAAAAGATTTAGAGTCCGGAGCAGATACACTCTGTCCGAACCCTAAGAATGATGTAAATAAAAATAATATTAAAAATAATTTATTCATAGATTACTCCACTGTCAAATTAATTTTGTTTCCGTTTCCATCAACAGCATCAGCTAAAACTGTATAGAATAAACCTGAGGTGTTTGTTATGGTTTCTTTTGGTGTAAATGTTAATTTATATGGTGTACCTGTCTTAATTCTTGCGGTTTTTGTTTGATCCATAGAACCAAATGTTAATCTACCATCTGCATTTGTTGAAAAGTTAGTTACACTTGGACCCGCATCAAATGAAATGTTATCAAAAGTTAATTTAGAATTATCATATTGTAATATAACCTCTAAACCAGCTAAACCTTCTTTTGTTAAATTACCAGTCAATACTACCTTACCGTTAACTATTGTAGAGGTTAAACTTAATTTAGCAGTTTCAAATACTTGATTATATGACATTGATTGAACTGACATTGATTTATTAACTCCAACTTCATCATTACCTTTAATTGAATTTGCGTAATTACCAGTTGATATTCTACTTGCAATTTCAGTTAATGAAGATGAGTGAGAAAAATCTAAATCACCATTCCAAGCAAAAACCATATCCACCGCTTGTGTTGCTGATGTTACGGTTGTTATATACTTATTTGTACCATCTAACCATCCTTGATTTAATAATGAACTACCATAACGAAGTGTTGTGGCGGTAGATGACGGAATAAATGCCTTTGTACTCACATCTATACCCATTACATGTGAAAATAAATAATATGCATCTGTCTCATTATAAATCTCTGTACCCGTACCATCATCTTTAGATACATTAGCCATTATTCTTTCTCGATTATATTGGAAAAAGTTTTTTGTGCCATTAATGTCAGTTTGAGCAATACCTAAAAATGCTTTATATGCGTCAGACACTGTTATAACATTGTTCATCCATGTTTTACCATTTGGCGGACTCACCATTAATCCAATCGTATCTCCTACTTTAACTTCGGTTGTAAATGTCGCTTCACCACTTGCATCTAATTGTTTAAATGCTAATGGGGCTTTAGTCCAATCAACATCAGTTTTAGTCGCGTTTAATTGTAATAACGAAATCCCGTGGTCAGCAATCGTATATCCTTGTGGAAACAACACTCTCACCTTAAATGAAGAAGTACCACCTTTTACTGAACCTAATGATATTGTACCGGGATTTGTGGTAATTGGTGTAATACTTGCACTTGTTGCATCGATTGAATATGATAAATCTAATTTATGAATATTTGTGTAATCAACTAAATCTTTGATTACATATTTTTGAGTTGCAATATCTCCGTTGATTGATGCGTCAGTTCTTTGTACTGTTAATTGACCAACGTTCCAATCTACGTTTGCCGCATAACCCCAAGGACTTACTAAATATTGTGCATATAAACTTGTGGCGGTAATACTATTTGCAGTACTTGGTGTAAATTTATATCCAGTCCAACCAGTATAAAATGTTTGTACCGAAGTTCCTTGTGAAAATACGGTTGAAACGTAAGATAATGCCTTATTATTAAATTGATACCTTAACCAAAAATATCTTGGTGTTGTTGTACCTCTATCAACGGTATATTTTATCGAAAGAGTGTCACCAACTTTTAAATTTGAAGTCGGAGTGAACGATTGATTAATGGTCAGTTGACCAAATGACGTGTAGGTTATTAAGAACAACCCAATGATGGAGATTAGTTTTTTCATTTTTTGTCTATTAATTTATTTATTAGTTTTTCACTTGCTTTTTTGAGTGCGTTACTTAAAGAAGTTTGGTTAAATGAACCTCCTTCATCAACAATTAGTGTAGACATAGAAACCTCAGATGATGATTCTTCAACAACTAATTCTTTTTCTTTTTTACCGTCTTTTGTTAACGTTCCCTTCAGTCTAATAACCACTTCCTCCACACCAGAATGGAAAACAGATATGTTCTTTTTTGTTGTAAGAACATCTAAATAAACAATTTGTACTTTTATTTTGTATGGTGATGACTCAGATAAATCATACCCCTTTTCTTGTAGTAATTCTTCTAAAACATTTTTAACCCCAAAAGCTAAATTTCTATTACCGGCCAATTTACCGATTTTAACCTCGTTGGTTACACTTTCAACCCACATGTGGTCGTCAGCATTATACCAAATGTTTTCAGGTGAATTTTTGAATGTACCGTCGATTCTCCATTCAATCCAATTTATTACATTTCTTTGCAATTCATCTTTACCAGAAAGTTCTAAATAAACGAAGAATAATTGAAAACATAGTGCGAACGCAATCCAAACTCCAACTAACGATAATAATATCGTTACAAGTTTGTCGCTAATGTTAATAGTGAGTGATTTGATTTTTTCCATAAGGTTCTAAGTTTATATACCCGCTCAGAACCACATATTAATATAATATTAATATAATACGTAATGTATGAGAGAGATACATTTATTTTTTGTCTGTCTATAAATACTGCTAAAATGAACTACTGATAAAACTCATATGTTATTTTTTAACAAATGTTTTGTTTTCTTAAAAAATATGGTTATATTAATGTATTAAACTAAGTATTATGGGAAATTTTAAACATTTAACAGAATTGGAAATCCAACAAATGACATTTGACTGGAGGTACCGAGGATTTACTGCATTAGAACTCTTAACCGAAGAAGAATGTGATGAAATCAATGACGAACTTGAACGTTTACGTCAGGAGAGAAAAGGAACGTTAACAGACGATGGTAAGGAGTGGGGTGAATGGGATCCATTTGCATATCCACATAAATTATCCGATAAACTGGCAAAACTATATGTTCACCCTAAATTAATTGAAGCTTGTCAGTTTCTAATGGAAGGTGACATTGTTGGGATGCAAAGTTGGGCGTATTTTAAACCACCTGGACAATTAGGTAGAGATATGCATCAAAACGCATTTTACACAGGGTGTGGTCATAATGAAATTATCAACACAGCATTAGCATTAGACAATCACGATGATGGTAACGGGTCAGTTTGGAATTATGAAGGTTCTCACAGACTACCAACATTACCTATTGAGGTTGATGAAGAGAGAGCCAAAACAAATCCATCTTTTTGGAGGAACGAACGTGGTAAGCCTTGTATTATGCCAGAAGGACATGATTTCCGTAAAATAGAAGGAGTTCTTAAAAAAGGACAGGTGGTTTTATTACACTCACATTGTGTACACGGTTCAGAGGCTAACAACTCAAATAGAATGAGAAGAAACTTCTTAGGTGGATTTTTGAAAAAAGGAGCCTTTTATAATCAAGGAAGTCATATGAAACGTGAACCTATTGACGTTTATGAATTAAGAGATAAACATTGGTCAAAATAATTTGAAATAATTTTGTATATCATTAATTATTTCTTATCTTTGTAAAACAGGTGACGACTGTGGTGTAACCCCACGGTATATAAATCCCAAAGAGCTGTCTTGATTCTAGATATCAAAGCGGTGAGGGTAGAGTTACTATAAGTCGGGAGTAATTACCCAATGGCGAAAATGTAACCACAGATATAGAGATATGTTTGTTATGATGTACGGAAGGGTACAAAAAACCTGTAATTTTTGGATTGGTAGTTCAGTTGGTTAGAATGTCGGCTTGTCACGCCGAAGGTCGCGAGTTCGAGTCTCGTCTAGTCCGCTGATTTAGTTTGCCCGTGGTAACGGCTTAATGGGGAAACCTTATAAGCTTCTATGATCAAAATCCAATCAATGTCTCACTGTTGATTGGGCTAAATGTGAGGAAAAAACGGGAAAATTGGAGAGATGGTAGAGTTGGTCTATTGCACCTGACTTGAAATCAGGAGGCCGGGAAACTGGCCCGTGGGTTCGAATCCTACTCTCTCCGCCAAACAGAAAAACCCGAATTTTTTTATTCGGGTTTTTTTTGTTATATTTTATTACAACACTATCGTTCTTTGAAAATAAAGGAGAAAATTAATATGGATATATTATCATTTATTTTAGGAATGTCAATAGTTGTGGTTATCGCAGTTGCGGTAGTTGCGGTTATTGCCTTTGTTAAGGTTAATAAACTAAACAAAGAAATTAGAGAAGTAGAACAATGTCTCGGAAGAGAGATTGAAAATCAAAACAGAGAACGTGAAAATGCAATGAACGATGTTTATCGTGTATTGGATTCACGTTTAGATAAACTTGAGAGTAAAATAACAATAAGCCGTAAGGCATAACGATTAAATAAAAACTTTCAAAGACGATAGTGTTAATTTTGGTTCCGTAGCTCAGTTGGATAGAGCAACATCCTTCTAAGATGTGGGTCTTTGGTTCGAATCCAAACGGGATTACGTAAATTTTGGACTTGTAGCTCACTAGGTTAGAGCGGCACACTCATAATGTGAAGGTAATAGGTTCGATTCCTATCTGGTCCACTCTAAAAATAAGAATTATGAAATTAGTAACATTTGGTTGTAGTTTAACTCATCATTACGGTCTTGTTAAAAAGTTATCAAATCTAATGAATGTTGATTTGTTAAATTTAGCACACTCAGCGGGATCAAATCAACTACAAATTAATCGTTTTCACGAGGCGACACTTAATAAACAAATTGATAAAACAGATATAATTTATTGGCAAGTGACAGGATGCTATCGACCGTATAAACGATTGCAAATGAATAAATTTGAAGAAATTGATAAAATTCAGAAAGAACAATTTGCGGGGGTTTTCCATCACTATGTTTGTGATAGCGTCAATATATTTGATAGGAAAAATAGAATAGATTTATTATCAAATTCTCCCGATATAAAAATAGAATATGATGTAAATCAAGAACCAATAGATTTTGATGTAAATCAAGAACTACAAAAATTGTTGTCCACCATAATTTTGGCATCACATTTTACACCTCGAATTATTGTTGTGTTTGGATGGGAAAATGTAATGCCAAACTCAACAATGAGGATATTTAAAAAACAGTTACATGAACATCAGATTAATTATATTGATGACCCATATTTAGAATATGCAATTAAAAATAATTTGGAAATGTTAGATGATAAACATCCGGCACCAGTTTCGGGAGAAATTTTTTCAGAAAAAATAATTTATCCTAAATTAGTGTCTTTAGGATGGGTTTAATTGAACGTTATGGATTTGTAAATCACTAAGTACTATTCTTATTTGGTCCACAGTAAAATTAAAAATTATGTTTATAGGTTATTATGTTATTTGTATTATTTATTGCTTCTATCAATTATTTAAAAATTTAAGTAAGAGATATAGTAACGACCCAACTGGAGGTTCTCCAGAATTGGATGTTATAATGGTAATAGTAATGGCATGGGTTTTAGCTCCTGTTGATATTTCATTAACATGGATTCGTTGGTATAAAGACGCAGAAGAAGCAAGAAGAAGACAAGACAAACAAATCTTGTAAGTTATGGGACTCCGATGGAAGTCCACAAGAAAGGCAGAAGTTTTTCATCCATCATTGTTATCATAGAGACCGCTAAATCGAGTTAGTGAAAATCTACATTCTCCGTGATAACTTCATTCATGACATCTACCGGTGGTTCCACACTAAGGTTATGTGAGGCTTAGGCTGATAAAAGGGTGTTATTTTGTAGTGTGACGAAATTGGCAAACGTGCCCTCCTGTCTCGGGGGTGGTGACAAAGAAATAGGTAAGTAATATGGGGTAGACCACCAGCCGGCCGGCATAGTGTTACTTACTGAATCTCATCTTGGTGGTTCGAATCCATCCACTACAGCAATATATGTTATTATGAAAATAGCGGTTTTAGTTTATGGACAATATAGAGAATTTGACATAGCGGTTAAATCTTGGGAAGTATTAAATAACTTTGATTGTGATTTTTATTTTTCGACGTGGAACAAATCAAAACAAGTGAATGAAAACCTTGGATATAGACGTGAATTTAATGTCAATGAAAATATGATATTAAAATATTATCCAAATGCAACCGTAGATATTTTAGATGAAATAAATTACATTGGGTTAAGTAATTCTGAAAAAATGATTTTTCATTGGAAAAATTGTTTATCGCTTTTAAATAAAAATTACGATTATATTTTATTACTTAGATTTGACGATTATTTTGAATTAAGTGTCCCATCTGAAATGTTACCAAATTTGATTAAACCTAACATTCTTTATTCAACAAGTATTTTAAAATACAATAATGATAGATTTTTTTTAAGTGATATTTTTTTATTAGGGTCATATGACATGATGAAGAAATTAATTGACACAGTACCAACAATACATAGTGATATTCATCATTTTTTAGGTAAACATGTTCATGATTTGAATTTAAATGTTGAAATGATTGAATTTTTACATATAAATGTAATTAGACCAAATGTTATTGAAATTGATGACATCAAAATTAACCACGAAACTATTCATAGTAAAAGAAATGAATGGAATAACACACTATAACTATGAAAATTGCTATAATTGTATATGGAATGTATAGAGAATTTGATATTGCAGTCAAATCATGGAAATTTCTTAATGATTCCGATTTTGATTTTTACTTCTCGACATGGAGTAAATCAATTCAAAAATGTGAATCATTGGGATACGATTTAAATGAAGATATAACATCCGAAATGATATCAAAACACATACCAAATGCAGTTATTGATGTTGTTAATGAAGATAATGTTGAATTTGATTTTAATGGGTTAGGACCCGGTTTAATTAATAGTACTAAAATGATTTACCATTGGAAAAATGGTTTAAAATTAATAAAAGAAAGCGGGAAAGAGTATGATTTAATTGTTTTAATGAGACCTGATTCCTATATGATGTTAAATGATGATGGGATTAAAAAATTAAAAGAATGTTCTTTAGATGATAGAATTTATGGTTGTAATTTTATACATATAACGGGGTTAAAACATTATTTTTTAGTCGATACATTTTTTTGTGGTACATTTCATAACATCTCAAAATTAATCGATACATTACCAAATAAAATTACATTTAATATACATACCGAATTAGCTAAACACATTTTATCGTTAGGGTTATATGTAGATGCGGTTTCAGAATTTAATAGTGTAGTTGTAAGACCTAATGTTAGAGAGTTTGAAAAAAGTGATGTATTAAATTTAGAAGTACTTTTAAAATGTCTAAGAATTTGGGATAAAAATAATATAAAATAAATGAAAACAATACACAAACCTTGGGGTAGAGAAGAGTGGTTAGAATTAAATGATTCCTATTGCTATAAAAGAATTTATATAAACGCGGGATATAAAACATCATACCAATATCATAATTTTAAACGAGAAACAAATTTCATTATTTCAGGTCAAGCGGAAATATGGTTAGAAAATGATGAAGGTATTGTTGAGAAAAAAATAATGGGTCCTGGTGAATATTTTAATGTAACACCACCTAAAAAACATAGGGTCATTGCGTTAACTGACATAATATTGCAAGAAGTGTCCACACCCGAGGTTGATGATGTTATTAGAATTGAAGATGATACAAATCGAATGGACGGTAAGATAGATGGTGAACATCAAACACCAGCAGTTTTAATTTTAGCTGCCGGTTATGGAACTAGATTAAAAAATCTTACAAATAATATTAATAAAGTATTATTACCAATTAATAACAAAGCGATTATATCACATATCATCGATATGTTCCCAATAAACTATGATATTGTAATTGCATTAGGATATGAAAGTGAATCAATAAAGGAATATTGTAAAATTACACATCAAAATTGTAATTTTATTTTTGTAGATGTGGATGTGTTTGATTCTGAAAATAGTGGTCCTGGTTATAGCGCATTAATGTGTTCAGAACATTTACAAAGGCCATTTTATTTTATAACGGGTGATTGTGTAATTGATTCTCCATTACCGTATTTAGATGGTAATTGGTTAGGATGTTATCCTACGTCATACCCTGAAAAATATTCAACAATTAACATTGACGAATTTGACAACATCCAATCATTTTCAGATAAAGACATTCACGGTCACGATAATGCATTTATTGGATTAGGTTCAATTTTGGACTATCAAATTTTTTGGAATGAACTTTCTAAAAACATATTAAATGGTGAAATAGTATCGGCATTTATTAACCCAAAAAATTACCCAACATTTAAGGTAAAAAAACTAAAGTGGTTTGATACAGGTAATTTAGATGACTTACAAAAAACCAGAGAGTATTTTAAAGACAAACCATTATCATTACAAAAAAATACTAACGAAATTACATATTGTGATAATGATAAATTTTTAAAATTTGTTCCTGATATCACAATTTTAAATAACCGTAGTAAAAGAGCGAAACTTTTAGATTCGTTAATACCTCCTAATTTTGGTTCAACAAGTAAATTCATTCATTATGATTGGGTTAAGGGTAATACCCTATATGAAATTGATAATTTAGATGTTTTTACAAATTTCTTAGAATTGCTTGAGTATAATCTTAAAAGTAAAGTTGCCGGTAATGACAATGACATTCAAGAGTTTTACGTTACAAAAACAAAGAAACGGATTGACTCATTTGTTCAAAAAAACGGGTTTAATTATTTAGAATTAGAACATGAGGTTAATGGTATTAAAAGACCATCACTTAGTAGTTTACTACATAGTAAACCGACATTTGAATTATCAAATGATTTCTATGTATTATTTCACGGTGATTTACAGTTTGATAATGTTATCTACAACTCTGAGGAAAGTAGATATTACTACATTGATTGGAGAGACTCGTTTGGTGAATCGGTAGATAGTGGTGACATTTATTATGACTTATCTAAATTATATGGTGGATTATTAATTCCATATAACACCATGAAAAATAATGATAACCTAAACTATACCGAAGGTTTGTATTCAATAAAATATGACTACCCAATATCTGAAAATTTAGTTAGATTTAAGTTAATATATGAAAATTGGTTAATTCTTAATGGATATGATTTACAAAAAATAAAATTAATTACAGGATTAATCTTTCTTAATATGTCACCATTACATGACGAAAAATTTGGTAAAATGTTATGGTTTAAAGGTATTGAAATGATAGATGACTATGATAAATAAAGATACTCAATTATACGGTTCGTTTTCTGATAAACCAGGTAATAATGGTTGTATATTTTTTAATAAAGGATTTAAGAAACATAAAATTGATGCAATCTATAAATCATTTTATTCCACTGATATTAAAAAAACAATAGGTTCGGTTAAACATCTTAATTTTTCAGGTTTTGCATTAAGTATGCCGTTAAAAATTGAAGTTGTACCATATCTTGATGTCATTTCCGAATCGGTTAAATCTATTGGTGCTGCAAATACCGTTTTAATTAAAGATAGTTTATTGTGGGGATATAACACGGATTACATTGGTGCATATGAATATTTTAAAGATAAAAATTTAAAATTTGTGAGTATAATAGGTAACGGTGGGTTTAGTAAATCAATTCAATATGCATTTGATTTATTGAAAATAGGATATGTCATATATAATAGAGAAGATGTTGAACATATAGATGAGGTTGTTAATCAATATTTCATTAATGCAACGCCAGCAGACATCAAATCAAAAAGAAATACAATAATCGACGGTAGACCATTTACAAAGACTGGTAAGGAAATATTCAAACTCCAAGCTTTGGAACAGTTTAAATTATACACAGGAAAAGATTATGTCTAAAGTTAAATTCTTCATATGCCCAATGTCTAAAAACATTGTTGATTCGGTTATAGAGATTAATTCAGAAAAATTAGGACTACTACCAAGTCGTCGCCAAATTGATTACGATGGTGGATATGTTAATGAATGGAATACTAAAAGTTTTACCGATTATGTAAAAACAAAATCTAACATAATAATTCAAAGAGATCATTCGGGGGGTAAACAAGGAAAAAAAGATGGTGATGAATATGTATCATTTGAGGAAGATTTGGAATATTTTGATTTAATCCATTTAGACCCATGGATGAAACATAAATTATTATTTGATGGGATAAACGAAACAATAAAAAATATTGAATACATCCACCAACATAATAAAAGCATTAAATTTGAGGTGGGTACCGAAGAGGCAATTCGTCCATTCTCAATAGATGAATTAGACAGATACATTGACGAATTACATATTCGATTAACTCCCGAAATGTTTAAGAACATAACTTATGTGTGTGTTCAATCAGGAGTTGGTCTCGATTTAGTTAACCAAATAAACACCGGTATTTTTAATATTGATAAACTAAAACAAATGATTACATTATCTACTTTTTTTGGTAAACAAACAAAAGAACATAATGGTGATTACTTAAAAGAAACCGATTTTCGAATTAGGTTTGATAGTGGTTTAAGTTCTATTAATATTGGTCCTGAAATTGCACAAATTGAAACTGAAATTTATTTAAAACACATGAATCAATCTGAAATTGATAATTTTTATTTAAAATGTTTTAAATCTGAAAAATGGAAAAAATGGGTTAACGATGATTTTGATATTTTAGATAAGAAAAAGTTAATAATGGTTTGTGGTCACTATAATTTTGATAACTTACCTAATTCTATTGCAAGTGATATTAAAATAACAACTGAAGTTAAATCTATGATAATGAATAAGTTAAATGAATTGTTAAGTTATGTCTAAAATTTACGCGTTTGATTTGGATGATACGTTATGTACAAGAGAAGAAGGAGTTGAACATTTAGGTCCTGACAAATACAAACATTGTCATCCCATTCCAGCAATGATTGAAAAATTAAATAAACTTTACGATGAAGGTAACACCATTTACATTTATACCGCAAGAGGTATGGGTCAATTTAATGGTGATTTAGTTAAGGTTTACAATTCTTTGTATGTTTTAACATTAAATAGTTTGGAAGAGTGGGGGATTAAACACCACGGTTTAATAATGGGTAAATTACACTATGATTATTTAATTGACGACAAAGCGGTTTGTTTTTCTGAATTTATTAAATAATTTGTATTATCACAAAATTTTTGTATATTAGTTTATATGGTTTTAAGTCTACCGGATTGTTCCGTTTCGTATATTATCCCATTTAAATCAGGAAAAAATTTAATTGGGACGACATTATCTCATTTATTTAGGATACATGATATAAATCATTTTATTAGAGAAGATTTAAGCGGTATTCAAGAATGTTGTAATATTTTTGTTAGAAATCCAGTCGATAGATTTTTTTCATGTTATAGTTGGTTACAAAATAGATTAAAATATGATGAAGAAAATCGTGAAAACGATAAGTTAAGGAATTTGGTATCTGAATTGAACATAAACTCGTTAGATACCTTTGTTAAGGAATATCCTAATTTTATTAAAAGTTATGGTGACCCACATTTCCTACCACAATCAACATATCTATTAGAAGAATTTACTAATGGATACGAATTTACCAAGTATAAAAATTTAGAATCTGATTTTGCAAAGAAATTTAAACACTCAACGTTTAATTTTTACAGAATTGAGGATTTAGCAAATAAATACAATGTTAATAATGGTGTATTATATGATTCTAAATTAGATTACACCACACAAAATGTTGATTCGTTACTTAAAAGTTTTGATTTTTTAAGTTTTTTTGATAAAGAATTAACATTCGATTTTATAATGTTATATTCATATTATAAAGTATATTTCAATCAAAAACATCATTTGAGGTGGGATTATTCTGAAGAAGCCACTTTAAACAACATGAAACAACTATATAAATATTTTTTACCTGAATTGGAATATTACGGATATGACACAAATATTAAATTAACATGATTAAGTCACAATTAATAAATCTTTTATACTCAATACTATTATTTCTATTGGGTTCCATTGGACATTGGTATATTATGTATTGGCAATTTAAATTACCTAATTGGGTTAAAACACCTTGGCCATATTTAATTTCTATTGTATGTACTTTTTTATGGATAATGGCGTCACATTATGGGGTAAAAGCTTTCAATGGTGAAATGTGGAGTAATCGATTTTTATTTTTTGTGACTGGAATTATTATCGCAGCGGTGTTATATCCTTATCATTTTGATCAACCTTTTACTATGAAAACTGTTACACAATTATTATTGGCATTTACAATAATTGTTATATCATTATTTTGGAAATAGTTTTTTTTATCAATATTTTTTTGTATATTTTATTATAATTAAAACATGGACATATGAAATGTATTAAAGCAATTAAAGAAACAAAATCCTATACATTAGGAGAAATTCGTAGAACTGACGATATTGATGCAGACCAAAAAGTGGCTAGCGGTGTTTGGAAATTTATCCCTAAATCAGATTGGAAGGGTAATAAAAAAACACAAGTTGTTGAAACTCAACACGATATGGGTGGAACTTACGAAGTTAAGGTTGAAAAGAAAAAAAATAATAAAAAAGTTTCTAAATAATTTTTTATTACCAAATATAAGTTGTATATTTGTAAAAGAAATCACAAAGGTGGTTTTATCGAAAGAAAAAGTTCTTTGAATTAAAAATATTGGCCGCCTATGGTCAACAAAATAAACCATGAAAGTGGGATAAAGTAATTTCATTTGGTTGAATGAGATTGCGGTTTTAGAAATAGAACTCGAGTAGGCAAGCAAGGTATCATCGAACCTTAAGTACTGAGGGTAACACTGTAGGGAAAGTGGTTTGGTGGTCAAGCGATGCAGGTCGTTTGACTGAGTTCGGAAGAACAATAAGAATAACTTGTAGAACTATTACAAGAAATAAGGTCTCCAACCTTATAATTGTGTTGTTCAATATAATGGTATCTTTAAAACCGAAAGGTATGGTGGAAAACAGGTGGTGCTGTTATCATCCTTAATTAAACTCTACCAAGGGTTTAATTCTGAAGGAAACCAAAAATATGAAGGCAGGGATGTCTTAGAGAGTAGTTTAGTATCGAGTCGCTCAAAAGGTGGCTTGGCTGGTCGACGAACCGCTACTTTCCTAATCTGCAAACCAAACTTTTACTTTCAATGGTGAAAACTAAAAAAATAAAAGAAAAAGTGTTCGTCAGTCATTGGAGACAGGTGGCTACTTAGTCGTGAGGGGTTCACGGCCATAAAGGGACTCAATCCCAATATGATTTTTAAAAAAGTTCTCTAAACTCATAAGGTTTAATTGGGATGGCAATCTCGAAGAGTAATGAGTATTAAAAGAGTATCTGATGACTTTAGGATTGGTTAATCTAATTGACCGCCGCTGAGGGTTACTACTCAAAAGGTAGTGGAAACAAACGGGAAACAATAATCCGTTTAAAAGATTCTCATTAAGACATGTATTCTCAGTGTTTTATTTTCTTTGTTTAGTAAAACAAAGTGGTGGAATCGGAACGTTTTAAAACCGTTCGGCCTAAAGAAAAACCAGTCAGAAGAAATTCTGACTTTTTTTTTTGCCATATAATTATATAAATGGAAGGATTAAAAAAGATAACGGAAATAGATGATGTTTATTTGACAAAAGTCATTGATTTTTATAATTCCGATTCTTTTCACTTAAAACATTTTTTAAATCATAATGTTAATTACATCATTTATAATAGAGACCCAAATTTTAAGAAAGTATATAGTTTAGATTCTATTCATGAAATTAGTTATCGAGTAAAAGATGATTTAACTAACTTTATTGATAGTTTAAAAAAATTATTTAATATTAACATCTTATTTTATTTAGAGTACGCACAAAAGGGTGAGATTAATTTTCACATTGATAGAGGATTAAACAGGTATATTTTACCATTAAATGATGACGTTAAGTTTTATAATTATGAATGTTTACTTGAACAAAAACTACATGAAAAAGGTGAAATCTATAATAAAATGAGAAAAGATTTCCCTGAAAATTTTGATGAGTTTAATGAGTTTTTTTTAAATGATAGTGAATTAAATTCTATTCATAATTTAAAATCAGGTTCAGTCTATTCGATTGGAAATTCCCTACATACCTTCATTAATGCATCAAATAAAGTTAGGGTAAATTTAGTTTTTGAAGTAACCCCTTAAGTAATTTGATATTTCACGTTTAATTTCTTATATTTGTTTTATGAGAATAATCTGCTTATCAGACACGCATAGTCTTCAGGACCTAATGTCCCACCCAATCCCCAAAGGTGATGTGTTGATACATTCAGGGGACATTTCAAATAAAGGAGGTGAGAAAGATGTTACCAATTTTGTACATTGGTTTCAAAATATTGATGATTTTCAATATAAAATATTCATTGCAGGTAATCACGATTTTTGTTTTGAAAAAGTCGATGAACCTCATCATAGAGGTGATTATGATTGGTTAAATGATTTAATGAGTTTTGATAATTTAGTAGAATCGAATGTATTTTACTTACAGGATGAATTTATTGTAATAAATAGTCCTGAATTCTCAAGACCAATTAAAATCTACGGAAGTCCTTGGCAACCAAATTTTTATGATTGGGCTTTTAACTTACCAAGAATGGGTGATGAACTTAAAACTAAATGGGATATGATTCCTGATGATACTGATGTACTAATTACACACGGACCACCAAATGAGATTAGAGATTTTGTAAGTAATTGGAGACAAGGGGATATGAACGTGGGTTGTGAATTATTAAGACATCAATTAGAAAATAGATTAAAACCATTATTACATGTATTTGGACATATCCACGGAGCTTATGGTGCGGTTTATAATAGAGAAACTCTTTATGTTAATGCATCAATTTGTACGGAAAGATATGAACCATCAAATAAACCAATCATAGTTGACTTAGAAGAAGTTGAAGGTAAAATAATTGCAACCTATGTCGAAGAATAATGAAATAGTGAGTGTTGTTATATCAACACGTAAAATAGATGAGACTTACGTTAATCACGTTAAAAAGATGTTTTCACACCCAAAAACTCAAATTCTTATTTATGAGAATGATGGTGAAAAATCGTTAACTCAAATTTATAATATTGGTCTAAAGGAATCTGAAAATGATATAGTCGTGTTTATGCACGACGATCTTATTTTAGAAACTCCAAATATGACTCCTAAGGTTGTGAAAATGTTTGAAAAGCATTCCGAATATGGTATAATTGGCATTGCAGGAACCGATAAATTAACAAGTGGATGTTGGTGGGAGAATAGGGAAAATATGTTTGGTGTTGTTGGTCATATACATGAAGGTAAACGACACGTTAACAAGTATTCTAAGGGGTCATACAACGACGTTCTTAAGGATGTGGTAATAGTAGACGGTTTATTCTTTGCGGTTCATAAGGGACGTATAAAGAAGGAATTTAACGAACAATTTGAAGGGTTTCATTTTTATGACATTCCCTTCTGTGTTGAGAATTTTTTAGAGGGGGTTAAAATTGGGTTAACAACCAAATTTGGGGTAACTCACCTTTCAATCGGAATGACAAATAAGAAGTGGGAAAAGAATAAATTATACTTTGAGGCATTATTTGATAAAAATCTCCCACTTACCTCTTGATAATTTAACCAAATTTGTATATATTTATTATTATAAAAAAACTTTTATGAAAAAAATTATTGATTTGATTAAGAAACTTTTGAGTAGTGGAACTACAGCTGAGAAAGCAGTACAATTACAACAATTAGAAAGTGAGGTTGTTAAAGAAGTTGAAGTTGTTAAAGCGGTTGTAACTGAAGTTAAAGCTAAGGTTAAAAAAGTAAAAGACGCAACTCAAAAGGCACCAAAGAAAACTACTACTAAGTAATTTTTTTCTTTACATAGATTTATTCAGGGTTAAAATTAGTTTTTTAACCCTTTTTTATCTATTTTTGTTAAATACCATTTGGGGATGCCATGGAATTGATTTCAGGTATCAGGGATAAATGGCACGTAGTCAGACTTCATCTATGACTTAAATCTACGGTGGAAAATTTCAAACGGAAACGTTTACACAAACATGGAAATTGCAGGTTTACTTGCAACTTCTAACGTAGCAGTAGCCTAAGGCGAAACTACAATCGGGTCGATGGACATATAACCTAGGAACAGAAGTCCCTTCGGTGGAACATAACCCCAGAGTGTTGGAGCAAACTTGACGGCTCTTGAAAATCCGGTTAGGAACAGTATTGTAGGTTTCCTGATATTAACCTTCTATTTGTCAATTAAGAACTAATTGAATAAACGTGTAGTCATTTATTGTTGAACCGGAAAGACACGGGTTCGAGTCCCGTCATCTCCACAAAAGGTCCTTTTTAAGGACCTTTTTTTATATTTTTAATATGGAAAGTCTATTAACGAACAAAAGAGCCTTTAGAGCTCCTTTGTCGAGATTTAAAACACCTCCTTTTCGTTTATAAGTATTATCGTTTAATGGCGACCAAACCAATCAAACTCTGAATATAAATATCTTGTTTTAGACAATAGTTGAAGCAATTCTCTTAATAATTCCTAATCCTATTGTACCTCCAACTAAATTTGCCGCTTTATCACCAACACCTTCTGAACCTGCAGGTTTGTTTGTTACTTGTGCCGCAACATCGGGTGTTGTGTTTGATGCAATGTATTCACTCATTGCTGGGTTATTAGCCAATTTTTCCCTAAATTTCTCATCATTCATAACTTTTTCTTCAAATGTTGTTAATGACGGTATTCCAAATACTGCTAATAAATTATTAGCAATTATAAATTTTCTAAATGAATTTTTCCTATCCAATCTCGACATGTATGGTATATACCAATTTTTTATAAACCCTTCTGGTTTCATACCATTTTTAACCGCATATTGTGCAATTCTTTCACCTTGATAATATCCTTTAAATCCTGTTTTAAATGTTGACCCTGCAACTTTAGCACCAACACCAGCACTAATTGCACCAACAGGTTTTACTTTAGCAAATATACTACCTAATTCCGCAAGAGCTCCCTTTAAACCTAACCCCCAACCTTTATTGACATTTGCGACACTAGCAACAACCTTTCCTGCGGTTGGTGACGTAGCGTATTTTGCCATTTCAGCAGCCTTAGCCGCCATTTGTGGATTTTTAGCAAGATACTCAGTCATTTCAACACCACCTTTAAGTGCTAAATTACCTTCTTTACCTAATTTTAATAATTTAATAAATGGTTTAGCAATTAAATCACCTACAACGGGAAATAGTGCTATACACATCAATGCGGCATATAAGTTCTGACCTTTTTTTAAATAATAAATAATAAGTGCAAAGTCGGCAATCTCACCAATAACAGGAACAAATCCTAAAGCCATTAACGTGTTTTCTAATGTAAACCAACCTTCTTCATTTAACGGTTGTTTATCTTCCAATATTTGTTGTTTTGTATAATATTTTTTTTCCATGATTAATGTATTATTTTACATAATTTGTTTGCTAATACTTGGTTAATATTTGATTCATTAAAAGCTTCGGTTAATATATTTCTAGTAATGTTTTTTACGGCATTGTCTTTTCCCATATATCCAGCTACAGTTGCTTCAATAATTGTTCCCGCTAATTTCGGCATATACTGAGTACAATATTGTGCATTTTTAAATGGCTTCAATATCTCTATTGGTGACATGTTTGCAAATATTACCGAAAGTTCTTTACTCCAAAATTCATTCACACCTAAAGCACTTACAAAATACTTTATAACATATTCCTTAGCCGCAGACCACAAACCTGTTTTAACGTCACCAGCCCAATCTCTATTTTTTAAGTCTTCCATTCCACCTAATGCACTATCCATAATACCTTCTTTGGTTAAACCATTAACAACGGATTCAACTTCCCCAATTTCATATCCCTCCTCAATTAAATTTGATGAGGTATATAGTATTTGACTGTATAGGGTTTCAATATCTTTAATATCTTTGATGTGATTAAAAGATTCTTCAAGACGTTGTTTTCTTGTCTTTTGTAAGTTCTCACTTACAATTTTCTTAATATCTAATTTTATATTATTCATATCTTATCTTTTTAACCAAACATATTTAAATTCATAATCATCTTTAGGTTTTGCTTTCATAAAATCATAACCTAAACTTGAAATATAACTAGTTAACATATCTAAATTCTCTTGAGATAATGCGTTACCCTTATATTTTATTCTATTTCCTTCTTGGAATATGTAAGAATCACCTTCATTACCCTCGTCATTTCTTGTATCAAAATTACCTTTTAATAGGTTGTAAATTTTTTCTCCTTTATTACCTTGGGATATTGGTTGTAAGTTTGGTACGTTATTTAAATTATCAGCGTTAACCGATGCAACTTTAGGTATTGAATCTGTTTTTAAAGGTTCTACAGAACCGTCTAATTTTGTCACACCAACACCCTCACCATCATCAGAGTTGTCTGTACACGTTGATTTAATTCTGTTATACATCTCAACAGTAATACCTTTACTTGTATCATAACTCATGTCTTCTAATGCCTTTTTTGTTAATGGACCGAAATTACCCGTTTGATATCTTTCTTCCATTCCTAAACATGTTTGTATCTCTTTAATTTTTGGTGATTTACATCCAAATTCAAATGTATCTTTTCCTGAACAATCGTGATATTTTGATTTTTTTGGTGTCGTTACTATAGGTTCTTTTTCTCCTGTTTTCTTTTGACCATCCCAAATAATATCGATACCACCTAAACCTTTATTACCTCCCGTTGGTGGTGTTTTAGTTGCGGTTGGTACCCCCCCACCTTTCGCTAAAGCAATGATTTGTGGCTTCATATTTTTTGCCATCACACTTAGATTTGCAACTCCAACACTATTCACATCAGACACAAAATCAACACCCTCATCTTCTTTATAATATTGTAAGAATTTTTTAATTGCATCCTCACCATTATTTGTTTTACCTTTTAATGCAGTTAAAATATTTAAAAGACTTTTTAAATTATATTCTGCAACATATCCGTCTAAATCATCTACTGCGGTGTCAACATAAGAATCCATTTGTTCATCTGTTACTTGACCACCTTGTTCATTTAATAAACCAATTAATGATATTTTTTGAGTTTCAGCAATTACCGTTTTACCATCTTTACATTTCCAAGTACCCATTTTTTTACTTGCAACATCCATAACTTTACCATTGGGGTAAAATTGTAATCCACCAGGATACTCCGTTGGTATAAGTCTAACACTAATTTGACCACTCACATTTTTTATCACCTTAGCCTCTCCCGATTTTAATAATTCTTGAATACATGGTGCCCATCCTCCAATATCACTTAAATCATTTCCATCCTCATCTGATATAATAAGAAGATCATTTGGATTTTGTTGTTGTAGTAAATAATAGATAACCCCAATTGTAGCTAAACCGGCTAAAACACCCAGTCCTTTTTTACTAAACACAAAGTTTTTTACATTACCGCCATAAATTTTAAGTTGGTCCACAGTCATTGAATAACCTTTTCCACCTTTCACAACATTTACTTTATTGTTTTTAGTCCTAACCTTCTTCCAAACTGTGGCTCCTGGACCCTGTGCTCTTAATTGTGCCAACTTATTCATTTCTTTTTCAAAATTTTTCAAAGTAGTTGGACCAAGTTTTGATGCTTCTGCTCGACCCTTTGACAATTTAGTGGATAAATTTGTACTAGATTCAACGTTTTTAAATAACGGGTCAATAACCGCACCATCTTTACCAACTTTTTTTGTTGCAGCATTTAATTCACCTTTGGCTAAACTTTCGGCACCTTCAATAGTTGCTCCCATTGATTTGGTGGTGTTTAATATTTCTTGATTCATCCCCTCAGATACCTTTTTTAATAAAGCATCTGCCCCATCTCTATTAGCTGTTTGATATTCCTTGAAAGATTTGTAATTTATTCCCGTTGAAGGGTTTTTTTCTAATTTTGCGGCTATTTCCGCTAAACTTTCTAAACTTTTTAAATAAGTTATATCGTTTTTAATTGCATTAACAGTTATTTTTTTTGCAGAACCAGCTTTTTGTATTAGTTGTGTGATTAAATTTGCAACGTCCTTTTCAATCGCTTGAACTGCAGATTTTACTGTGGCATTTGTGATTATCTTTGTGAGAGTACCTTCGTTTATTTCTTTTTTAACAAAATTATGGTATCCCATAATTTCTTTTGCAATGTCAAATGTTTTCATGTTTTTTTTTATTTTAATAGTCCTAATTGTCTTGCTCTTAAAACTGCTGAAGATGTTTCAGGATTAAAAACCGGTGTTCTAACTCCGACCAAATTTTTAACCTTATCATTTGTTCCAACAATAAATCCGCCAACCTTGTTATTTTTATCTAAATGTTCAATACCATATTCGGCCGACTTACCAACACCGAGAGCTACCGCGGCTGTTTTTGCGGGATTTAATATGTTAAGTTTACCGTTTGTTTTACCAGTTAATTTTGATAAAAACACTGAAAAATTAGATAATATTGTATCTACAAACCCTAATATTTTTGAAATAACCCCTTTACCGTTAGTAAGTTTTTTAGAAATGGCATCGGCTGCCGTTTTTAAAATATTTTTTAATGATGGTATTTTTTCCGCTAATGTGTTTATCATTTTCACTAATGTTGGTGACCCTTTTGATAAACCAGATTTTGAAATGATTTGAACTTCTTTTGCTGCAGCTTTTGCGGCTAATCCAGAGAATAGTGCGCCAATGGTATCTGCAATTAAAAAGAAATACGGTAATTGTGACCTCGCAGGGTCTTGTGGGTCAAAATCATTAAATGCAATTTCACCAATATCTAATAAAACTATAATACCCCATAAAATTGCATTACTTTTAACTAAAAAAAATGACATAAGAATATCTATAATAATACCTTCAATTGTGTATAATTGTCGTCTAATCCATCTTAGTGCGGGTAGAATTGCTCCCTTAAAAATAGATTCCATTGAACTTAAAAAAGATGAACTTACTTTTTGGCCTAAATTTATTGCTCCACTTTTAATGTTATCCCACCAACTACCTTCTTCTTCCGATATAACACCCTTATCTTTAATCCATTCAGTTATCAATTCTTTAGACCATTTAATTGTTGATATAAGTTCATTTACAGAAGATTGAACTGACTCATTTAAATGTTTAACCGAATCCATTAAAATTTCGTTAAAAATATAGGTGTTTTCCCATATTGTACCGATTGATTTTCCGTCACCGTTTTTAACAAAAACATTATCTAAAAAAATTAGATATTTCTCATTTTCGGTAATAACCAAATCAAAAACAAACTCCTTTTGTGGAGTTAAACCATATATTTTTCTAATATGATTTCTTTCAGATTCTGTAATAATTTGTCTTCTTTGGTATACCATGTTTATTTTTACGTATATAAATATCTAAGAATATTATTTTAATGGATTATCCTTACCTCGTTTAAGATTAGCTCCGACAACATCCGCCCACTTCGTTATACCAACTTGATTACCAGGACCTCTTGTTACCCCACTTTCCCATTTACCGACCTCAGGATACCCTTGACCACCCGTTTGTGTTGATGACGTACCCGCAGTTGGTTTTGCTGCCTCAGGGTCCGTTCCAGCGTCTTCTTCATCAATCTCTTGATTACCATTACGTTCTGAGTATATTAACTCTAATTGTTTTTCACTGATAAACATCTTCATATAGTATAAATACAAAAAAAAGTGAGATATTTGTATGTATATCATAAAAAATACGTAATTTTGGTGAAAACATAAAGACATGAAGAGATTAATCTTTTTTATAATATCATTGACCTTACTTAGCTGTGAGAAATATGAGTTAGAAAGCTACGTCCCACTAACGTTAAATGGGGGTCAATGGTTTCTATCCGATTATGAAATAAAATTGGTGAGTTGCCAAGGTTGTGACAAGGCATCCGACATAAGCAAAATAGAAGTAATTAAAACCGATAGTGTTGGTTTACAATCATTTAGATTCAAACAACAGACTGATACAACATTAACATTAACCCAAGACTTTTCTAAAACTCCATTATCTAGATTATTTATTTTAGATAGAGATGGGGTAAATTCAACAAAATGGGAATTTGAAACTTATGAACTTTCTACCTTTTTTAATGGTAATCAAGGAACCAAAAATTGTTGGGTGTCTTTTAATAGTGGTACCAGAATAACGGTACATGATATAAAACAATTTGACCAAAGACCTATAGGGTATACGTCATGGACATATTATACTGAAAAAAAACTAGGGGTAACCCCAAAAGAAGTCTTAATTTTAACATCCCCAAACGTAACAACTGATGTTTTATTAAGTAACAGGTCAACAGATAAATTATTAACTTATAAACTACAATTAGTGTTTATGAGAAATTAATTTACAAGTCGTAAATGGTGGGGTCTTCCTTGGAGTACATCTTGATGAATTGACCGGCCTTAGCATTTGCCTCATCCTCAATTTCACCTCCAATATCAGGTGGTTTAACCTCTAAACGACCATCCTCAAATTGTTTATGATGAACCATTTCATGTGCAATACTTCTACACACATCAACTAACGCTCTGTTCATTGCACAAACCTTAATTATTTTGTTTTCTTTGGTGTAGTCGTAATTTGCTGTTGTTTTTAATCCCTCTCTATCGTTTTGGATTTTAATTGTGGGGATTGTCTTTAATTCTAATTGTTTTTTTACAAATAGGACAAACTTATCTAACACCTTTTTTTTATCTTCGGTTAAAAAACTCATAGTAATAAATATCAGAGACTTATTTCTTCTGGTAAGTCATTATCTAATAAATACTGATTAATTAGGTCAATTACGAAATCCTCATCTATTCCGTCTATGTCTTCCTCATCTATAATTTCGGGAGAATAGAATTCAATATCGTCATAATTGAGTTTTAACACTCGATAATAACTATCTCCGTCTTCTTTTGTTGAAAATTCGACGTATAACATCCTGTTATCGTCGTTGTAATAATATTCGATTATATTCATTGTAAATAAACATAATTATATTAATAATTTTGATAATCCCAAATATTTTCAAATTTTAGATACAAAATGAGTTATTTTTTCTTATAATTAATAATATGAATTGGTATGAAATTGAATATTTGTTTCCGACGGCCTTTACAAGGTTTTCAGAAATTATGTTCCCAAATATGGGGGTGTTGAGTATTTCTACTTTAGAAACGTATGATACAAAAAAACTATATCATTTTTTTGATAAAGAAGGTGTGTATCTAACCACGGAAATGTACAATCCACAACAATGGGTTTTTACCATCTCACTACATAACGGAATAGTATTTGGCCCAACCCAAGATTCCACAACAACAAGAGAAGAATGTGAGGTTAATGGTTTTTTTCATTGTTTTAAATTATTAGATAAAATAAAAAAGGAGAAAGTATGAGTGGTATTTATGATATGAGTTTACCAATGAATTTTTTATTACAGGCAACAAGAGTATTAAATCATAATACATATGATGAGGATGAATTGTCTATGATAACTAATTTTATGTGTGCTGTTGACAATGAAATTTTAAATGATTATAATAATACATGTACCATACTTTCTTATGACAATGACTTACAACTTTATGTTGAAATTTTAGATTCATTAATTTTGATATTTGAAGAAAGAGAAGAATATGAAATGTGTGTGACATTAAAAAATAAAAAAGAAGAATCAATAAAAGTAAAAGAAAGTAAAACAATTTAATCATGAGTATTATAGAAATGTCGGAAGAGGAAAAAAAGAAAATTTCCAACCAACACAAAACAGCAATTAAATCTGATATAGATAAAAAAGAAGATTTAAAAAAAGGGTTAAAACAACCTGAAAAAGATAAAACTAAAAAAACCTCCTAATCGGAGGTTTTGTTTTTATGTAACAATTTGGTATAGTAGATATATAAACCAAAAAATAATCCCGCAATACAATACAATACGAAATTCGCTTTCCATAAACTCCCTGTTAGTAATATTAGGGAATACTGTACGGCATCGAACCCAAAAGGATTGAAGAATAGGGACAACATTAAAAACATGTCTTTTAGAAACGGAATTCGGTGTTCTCGTTTTTTTAAATTTTTTATGTGTTTTACTATCACCGTCTGTCATTTGTCGATTGTTTAAACTATTATGGTGTTGTGATAAATATATTAATTTTCCCTTCTATCGTTTCCGGGATAATGATCAAATCTATCATGTTCTGTTGGTGACGCTAAAAGTATTGCGGTGTTAACCTTACCTTTAATTGTTTCTTGATATATGTGAGACATCCAAGTTTGTTCGTATGGGTGACCCCATTTTGTATCTAAAAACATTTTCTTATTACCTTCTTTTGAAACCACTTGTGGCCAATTACAATAATAAATCTCACCTGTAGCGTATGGTAATCCTTTATGTGATTTAATGTTTTTAAAATTTAAAAACGGAGCTAAACTATAATCGTCGTTAAATTTGATTGGTGCGTCTTTGAATAATTCTGACCTAACATTTGCTGGTACGTTGTGCCAAGCCCATTGTCTTGTGTTGTCACCAAAAAATTCACTAAAATTCCATTTTAAATAATCAAAATTTTCTTTCCAAATAACGTCCATCATAACATTGTAGAAATCTTTTATTTTTCTTCTAAAACCATTTCTACAAAATTCATCGGGACCCATATAAAAAAACATATCGTCCTCAAAAAAGAAATAATAATCAAAACCATGTTCATCTGAATGTTCCGCAATAAATTGTCTACCACCGCAAATACCTATATTGTCTTTTTTAATTTCTTCAAAACCATATCTATCACAAAGTTCAGCATACGCCAAGTCTGTCGACCTATCTAATGAATTATTTAATAGAAATTTTTTAGGTCTATCTATGAAGTTCCTATCATACGTTTCAAAGGATAAACATAATTTTTCAAATTGTCTTGGTGAATTGTACGTTAAAACATATAATGCAACATTTTCTCTATCATGTAAATTAATGTTATTTAATTGTTTACCCTCAATCTTAGGTGTTAAATTATCATTTTTTAAATTTTCAAAAAATAACCCCAACAGTCCATTTGATTCAATTTCAAAGTATTGTATTAAATCGGGATGTTTATAAGTCATTATGGTAAATAAACTCTCCTCAGTCCCCATCAATCCTTTTGATAAGGTGTCGCTTAATAAATCATAATATATTTGATTAATATGATTTATTAAATGTTTAGGACCACCAAAAATACCACCTCTAGCAACTTTATTAACTTCATCGTTTGCATATTTACACATCTCATCATACTTGAAACCATGGATTTCAACTTTACCGTCATATGGAAAACAAACAAAACTAAATTTATTAAAATGTTTGTTTAATTTTTTAATAACATTATCATTCCAAAAATAACCCTCATGTACTGTGTTGGTTAACGCACCATCAACCCAAACCATATGTGTAGAATTAAATGGGTCCATAATAGATGCGTCATTTAATAAAAACATTTTAGACATAACAATCGGATTGTACATCTCTAATTTAGCCTGAGTACTTTCCGGTAACCAACCAGACTGATTGTACCATTCAGACGATTGTCTTATTTTTTGTATGTTATTGAAAATTAACTCGTTTGATTTAAACCATTCTAATTCTCTGACAATAATCAATGTATTGCTTGAACTTCTTTTTTCTTCCACAAATGACTTATATTTCTCCTCAACATAAATTATCATGTTGTCATCAACTTTCATTAAGTTAGATAAATGAATTAAATAATGATTAAAAGAACGATTCCACCCTTCGGATAGTTCACTTCTTTTTATGTCCCAAATACCTGTTACTATTGTTACTTTACTCATATACTATTTTTCAAGATATCCTAATTTATGGTACGAACTACTATTATCGTATATGTTTTCATTTCTAAACACGTGACATCCACCTGCTTCATTAGGTAATATTCTAACCACAGGAAAAGACTCAACTACTGGATTAAAGTCTTCATCTAAATTATAACTCATTACATATTTTTGAATATTATTTTTACCCAAGTATGCTGAGATTATTACATCATCACTCCAACTACCTTTTGAAAATTCATAAAAATCGTCATTAAAAAAACTTCTTTTATATGACGCGGTTTTATATCCTTCCAATATTTTAACTCTAGTGTCTTTAGGTAATGTAGTACAAAAATGACAATCACCACCTATTGATCCAACGCCAGCAAACCCCAAAGCAAAATCGGGATAATCGTTTCTTTTTAATAAATGATATTCAATAAATCCATCCATGTATTCCAAATCATCGTCTACCGTTATGATTATCTGTTCAGGGTCATTTATTCTTTCTAATGTCGGTAAGATTTTAGTAACTGAACCATAATCAATGGTTCTAAAAATTTTTAATTTATCTGATTGATAATTTTGTAACCAATCAGGTATAATGTATTCTTGATTTATTTTAGCATTAATATATGGTATGTTTAAATGTAATTCATAATTATCATATGATAATGTTGTCATCCTAACAATAACGGGTCCAATCCCCGTTTCTAATGTTGAGTCATTCAATCTATTAGGTATTGTTGTCATTGTTAAAATGACTTTAGTTGATTGATTTGTCATTTATTTTAAATTTTCTATTTTTATTACTTTTTTTAATACATTAACATTACCTTTTATTGAACCATTTTCATGATACCATTTAAGGCCATTTTCTGAAATTGATTTTAATAAATCGTATTGGTTTCTCATTTCTGCAAACTTTTCTTTAATGATTTCAATTTGATTATTTGGATTTTCATCTTCATCAAAACCAACATAATGTACTCCATCAATTAATTGATTATAAAACTTCTGTTTTAATTTTGGTCTAAATAATACTGACCCAACAGATAATATTTCAATATCTCTATTACAAATTTCCGCCGCTCCATTTAAACTTAATGATATTTGATTATTGTTTATTTCAGACATATATTCAAACGTCCCCAATTTTTCATTTGTTATCATATTGGGTTCCAAGTCACCCATTTCTTTTCTTATTGAGTATAAAAATCCCCTAAAAAGTAATTCGTTATTTGTTTTTTTATCAAACGTGGTTCTAATATCATTTGCAATATTTTCGTGTGATAATGAATATGTGCAATACGACGTTGGGGTTGCAACAACTTTATCTGAAACACCAGCCGACGTTAGTATCTCTACACAATTTTCAATATCCCAACCATTATAATCAGTGGTAAAATCATCAGGTCTATCCCAATATGTGACAATCATATATTTTTTATTTTCCACATTTCTAATAGTCATATTATGTGGAGAATAAAGACCACATGGTGTTTTATTGAAATTGTCGATGTTAATATATTCAATGTCAACATTTTGATGTGATTCTTTAAACCATTTGTAATATTCATTAAATATTCTTTGTGGTGCCCACGAACTCATTAACGGTTCAAAAGTAAAACTTAATTTCATTTTGTAATTATAGGGGTTTCTTTAACTTTTGTTAATAATAAGAAGTTAGATTCTCTTCCCCATAATGTGAAAAAATTAACCTCTTTTGAGTCCGATAGTGTTAACATTTCAAATAAAACAAACTCAGTCCTCAAATGTATCATGTCTTTATTGTCATAAAAAACACGGTTGTAATTATAATGGTTTCCTGCAACATCTTCTCCCGGTATATCGTACATTACTATTTTATCACCATATTTTTTAACATACTCTTTAAATAAATACGCGTTAGATGAAACATATATTTTATCATTATTTCTTATAATTTCATCAAATTCAGACTCAAAATTAACATATGTGTCTTCATTATCTTGTAAATCGTGTGTACGATAATAAATTGAGACGTAATCATCTAAACCATATTCTTTCTTTAAATTTTGATATTTTTCATTAATTTTGTCATTAAAAAAATCAATATATGGGATTTCAGGTTTTTTATATGAATATTGTTTAAATGCGTTTTTAACATTTTCATCATATCCATCCTCAACAAATAAATCCCATAAATGTGCACCAGGGTCTGCGTTTCCAATTGAGATTATTCTTTCCATATCTCCATATTTTACCGAAACGATTGGATTGTCGATAATCTCAATACTATTAAAAATTGTTTCAAAAGTTTCTCTTTTAAAAAAATCAAAAAACGAATCTTTGTGTAAGTAAACGTTTTTATTTAAAGAAAATTTTATACTAAAATCGTTATATCCAATCTTTTTTAAATTTTCACAAGTGTGGAAATATTCATAAATGCAATTTAAAAAATCTCCCATTCCTGTGTTAAAGGTGTGTTGTACTAATACTTTCATTATTCTGGAATTAAATTATGTTTATTTTCGTAGGAATATACGTTATCCCAATTACCTCTTATTAATGGAATATATGTGGATAGATTACCTGGATATATAATTAACGTATCACATTTAGATGCGACGTGAACTAATGCCAATATTCTTTGTAAGTAATATTTTTTAGTCATGTTATATTCAATTAAAAATTCTTCATCAGTAATGTTACATAATTTTCGATGAAACCCACTGTAATTATCTTTTGCGTATGGTATTTCATCTAATGTTCTACACTTTAAACCTAATGATTTAAAATCGTTATATACCCTTAAATCGTCGGTTTGTAATATTATGTCTTTACCTCTTAAATTTAATTCATCAACTAATTTAATGTAATCGGCAACATCCGGAACTAATATTTCAAGATCTTTGTCAGTCTTTCTAGCCCAAATTAAAACGGTATTAGAATAATCTGAAATATGTTTATCTTCAATCTCTTTTATATATTCTTTTACGGTGTCAGATAAAATAAAATATTTATCATAAATTCTTTTTAAAATATTAAAATTTAAATGAGATTTAGCTCGACCTATTCCTATAAAACTCGGTTCACAATATTTCATTTGATGTTCCATTGTTAAATTGTCAATATCATCTAACTTAAAATCGCCATCACCAATTTTAAATAAATCATTATAATAATCCGTATTGTAATCATATTCTAATAATGTTAATGAAATATTTTTTGGAATGTACCCGTGTAAAGTGAATTTTTTTATACCATATGTTAATACTGTTAAACAAGAAAATAATCCACAATCTCTTGAAAATTGATAAGTTCCATTAGTTTTATCATAATAATGAGATCCTCCCCATAAATCTAAAAAATATTTATTCTCATCCATAATTTCTTATTTTTTTGCCTCAACATTTAAACTTAATAAAACACCGTTTTCTTTATCCATATGTGGGAGATATGATTGTGTATAATCATCAAGATTGGAATGTTCAGTATCTCTCCAATCATATTTATTTATTTCAGTAAACCCAATCTCTTTTAATTCTTTAGATAACACATCAAAATCCCAAACCCAATAATGATTATTTTCAGGATAGTCTTGCCCACCATATAACATACCGGAAACCCCTCTTAAGTCTTTTGTCTTATTATAATATTCTACGATTGCACCAAAATCCGGAACCCCTAATCTTAATGTTCCTCCATTTTTTAATAAATCATACCATCTCTTTAACACCGATTGATATTCCCATCTACCAAAATGTTCTAAGATATGAGATGCATAAATTATATCTACCGAATTGTTTTTATAATTTCGTAATCTACCGACATTGTTAACCTCATCAACACCCGGCAAATATCTAATATCAATATTAACGTATCCCTCAATATGTTTATTCCCACATCCTAAATGTAATTTCATGTTATAAATCTCCCGTTATTCTATCACACCAACCCTGAGACGTACTAAATGGCCACACCACCCAATACGTTGGTTTTTTATCTGTTTGAAATTCTCTCCAAATTTTACCGTACCCATCAGGGTCGTTTTTAAGATTATTAATTTCACTAACATCCATATCTTTTCTATGTAACGTATTGTCATTACTATCATGAAATGCGACTACAAAAAATTCATAATCGGTTAATGGTATTTTATCAAAAGCAATATCAATACAATGTTTAAATATACTTAAAAACGATTTATCAAATTCCTCACCATATAATGGAGGGTTTGGTGCTAAATTATTATCCAATGTAAATTGTTGAACCGCTCTCTTTTTAAATGACAATCCGGAATATCTTTCATAATCCTCTAATGTTCTTTCAGTACCAAAATCATATATCCCAAAATCGACATCTTTTATTTCACCATCCATTTCAAATAACTTACGATTTCTCTTATGACAATGAACATTCTTACTTACCCATTGTTTATCATCGTCCCATTGTTTAGTTCTACCCTTTCTTGTATACTCATGCCAAATTAATGTTTTATGTGGGTGAAATAAATCATAACCATGTGTGTAAGCTCTAACAGCTATGGATATTTCTTCTCCATGAAAATAATATTCAGGGTCATGAGGAACGTCGATAACGAAAGAACCTAAAGTAAAACAAAAGTGTGCGGAATAGAATCTCGCTGGTATCGGTTGAGTTCTTTCCATATAATCGTCAATGGTTGCGGGTAAAAAGAACACAGCTCCTTCAGGAATAAATCTATCAAAATTCATTTTCCAAGGTTGTGGAATTCTGCCTGCCGGGTCATTATCAGGGTCAAATGACGAAACATACCCTGTTAATAAAGGTTTTTTATGACCTAAGGTTTGTAATTGTTTTATCATTGATATTAACTCAACGTCCCAATTTTCAACAAATCTATGGTGTGAATCTAATTGTAATGTATACTCTTCACCATCATAATTTTGTTGTAATTGATTTCTTGCCCAACATGCACCCTTTGAGTCTAAGTAATTTATATCAACAATTTTAAATCGTTTATCTCCCTTAAACTCATCTAAGTTATCCCAAGCATCCTCACTTGAATGTTGCCAAGCAATAGAAAAAACTAACTTTTTAGGGTTTTTAGCCTTTTCAATACAGTCTTTAATTGTAGGTATTAATTGAGGGTCTCTGTAAGAGGCGATTTGAATGAATATTTTTCCGTTTCCCATTATTTATATTTTATATGATAATATATTAAAAATTGGTAAAATATTAAACTCTAAATTTCTTTTTTTGAATTTTTTAGTTTATAATTTAATAAACATTAAACATGTAGATATGGCGAAATATCAACCTATTGTAATAGAAAAAACGACTGAAATTCTTTGTATTTTAGAAGAAACCAATTTCTTTAAAGATTACGAAATTGAAAATTTTGATTTCACAATAAAATACCTAAACGATAAATTAACTGAGAAATTTATATTAGGGGAATTAGATGAAGAAAGTGATGATATATTTGAGGAAGAGGAATTTAATGTAATTCTTAGAGAAATTATCGCAGGTTCAATATTAACTGACCTTAAACATAAGGGGTTAGTGAATTCATATGAGGACGACAACACTGAAGAGTTGTTTTTCCTAACTCAAAAAGGAAAAAAAATGTTAAAAAATGACGGAGATTTTAACCTCCGTTAATTTATTTCTTTTCTTGTATTGGTTGAGAGTATAGACTCTTTTTATATTGTCTAATTTTGTCTTTTAATTGTTGTAATAGTTTTTGTGAATTCGCTAATCCAATCCTCATCCCATTAACTCTTCCATTTGTCATGTTTTTTAAACCTGACGGTACCGATTCTTCTAATTTTCGTAATTCTTTAACGGTTTCATTTAATGAATTTTGTAATTCCTCAATCTTAAATTGTACTCTAGAAAAATCCTGTCTAGACACTTTAGATACATGTTCTAAAATTACCTTATCTAACACCTCTTTAATCGTATCCTCGTTCAATATGTTATCTTTCATACTATACTGTTGGTTCTGTTTCAAAGTCCGCAGATTGTGTGGTTATTTCTTTATCACGAATCATACCTTCTTTAATATATGTTCTAATTAATTTAGAAACTGAAGATTTCTTATGTTTCGCAACCTTTTCAATTTCTCTATAATATGCTGGTACAACCCTAAATGTTAACATTTTGATAAATTGGTTGTGTTTTGGTTTTGAGGCGGTTTCTCCCGATTCCTTCTCCTCGATTTCATTAAAATTGTCCATCGTGTAATATCTTTTTTATATAAATATTTTGTATTACAAATAAAAACGATTATATTATTAAAAAACACAAAATATATGTCAGAAGATAAAACAGTACCCCAGTCACCGGTTAAACAATGTGAGGAAAAGTATCCCGAAACAACCGCAGAATTCAAAAAAATCTTAAAAGAACAGTATGAAATCTTTTGTAGAAAACAATTAAACTACGGACCCGATAACATATCGGTTGGAACTCGTTTAGAGACCCCTGACGAGGTTAAATTGTCCCAAACAGGTCTTTGGTTCAGAATGAACGATAAGATACAGAGATTGAAGCAATTAGTGTTATTAGGTAAAGAAGATACGGTAGGTGAAGCCATTGAGGACACATATCAAGATTTATCAGTATATAACATTATCGCTCAAATTGTTATTAGAGGTAAATGGGCCAAATAATTTAAACAATTTAAATAATAAAAAGGGGGTGAGTTTAAAAAAAACTTATCCCGTTTTTATTTCAAGAACATTTATATCAGTATTTATTTTAAACGACAAAGAAACCATGAAAGTAAACCTAAATCATCCCTCTTTTATTTCATTCTTAGATAATGTAAGTAACAATATCTTAAGTAACATATCAATCGACAACTATTTTTGTTTATCGCACGAGAAAAAAATGGGGGTTTTGTATATGGTTTTTAAACTGATGAAAAAATCCATCTCAATTCGAGCCACTTTAACCGATTTAGAAATGAGGAGTTTTGTGTCGGTTTTATGGAAAAAGAATGAAGAACTTGAAAATTATGAGTTTGCAGCAATTTTAAATGACATTGCGAATAATTTTGACGCAGTTAATGATTCAATTAAACCAATAAAAAGACAGATTAGGACCATCAAAACAGATAAAAATAAAGATGAGTAGAACTATCGACACTGAATCCAAAAAACGTTATGCAACTGCCGCCTTAAAATGGTGTGAATTGTATTTTGGGTTGTGTCATAGAAAAAAGAGAAAACTTCTCTTTAGATTTAGTGAAAGAAAACGAAAATCGGATAACTTTGATATTTTTGGTAACTATTGTTTTTATCGAAATGAAATTATAATTTACTTACCCAATAACAACACAATCTACGATTTAGTTGCAACCGTTATTCATGAATATACGCATTATTTACAAGTTCGTAGAAAATATCGGGAATATGAGTTATCAAGATACTATTCCCATAATCCGTTAGAAAGACAAGCCAAACGTAATGAGGACAAATACACCAAAATATGTTTAAAAGAGATTAGGAAACGATAACCGCCTCCTCAATTTCCCTCATAAACAAAAGGGTGTCGTCGTTTTGATTTTTATTTCTAACAACCATATCACATAACCAAAATTCCTTTAAATCGTTAATACTACCCTCTTTAACTTGGTAATGTTTAACTTTACGGTAAACCCAATACAGTTTATCTTCGTAATTTACATATTCTCTTGGTAACATCATTTAAATTTAAATCCAGTTAGTTTTTCAATATCACTAACCTCTACTTTGTTATTATTTATACCGTCTGGTTTAGATAAGTCGTTCTCAAATAAGAACGCAAACCATTCCTTATTCTTAACCACATAAAAAACTTTCCAACATTGTGTCGGAACGGAAATTTTTCCTATCTTTTTTAATTCACCCACATTTCCTGCCCATACATGAACCGAATCACTTATTAATGCAACATCTCTTGTTAGAGTTTCTAATGATTTCCAATCACCCGCATTTAATCGGTGATATTGTGCCACCATATTTGAATAATAGAAACACTCATCTTGTATTGCGGGAGTTTGACATTGATTTGATTTTGCTGGCATTAGATGACCCCTATCAAATCCACTTCCCACATAATCGTTTCCAATATTTGTTTCGTTTGGTAATTGAGGGTCTGGTTTGAAATTATCTTTACGTGGAATAGGGTTTGGACAACCAATTTTTACCTTTGTTTCCCACCATTCTACCATTACCGGATACTTCTTTGATTTACTGAAATGTGATGTGTAATTTGTATGTTTTAATACCACCACATCTTGTGCAAATGTAAAAACTGTAATTAATGATAACATCACCGTCATCAATGTTATCCCCACATAAGAACCTAAATTTTTCCTCATAAATTGTTTTCTATTAAATAGTTGTAAATCTCCAAAGGAGTGTTGTTATGAACAGAAAATTCACTATAAGGTATGCTATTAATATCCAATGTTTGTTTAATATCATTATCAATTTCTTCAGCTTCTCGTAAATCTTGTATCCTACCGTTAGGGTCATATGTCTCATTATTTCTTTTTAATACTATGTTTATATTTTCATATTGTTTAAATAATTTCCAAATAAAGTCACTTAAACCGGTCATCCCATAGAATGATGCTGGATAACCCTCACCATATCTTTGCTCGTAAAAACAACCAAGAATTATTGGAGAATCAACAATGATGTAATCAACCTTACCATAAAGACGACTAATGTTTCTATGTTGATTTGCGGTAATAAAAAACTGATCTCTTAATTGGGATATATTTCCTTCCCACGCAACTTCTTTTGGGAATTCGTATGTATATTCAACACTCATATGGTGTTTTTTCATCTCGGTAAATAAACCTGATGCTTGTGTGGATTTACCTATTCCAGGTCCACCAAAAAAGTTAATTATCTTGCTCATATCTCACATAATATACATAAAAAAAGGGAGTTTGTGAAATCTCCCGTATATTAATTTATATAAGTTTATTTTGTCCCCCGACAACAAAAATAAATAAGTTATATATTGTAAAAACACTCAAAAATAGAACGACTATTTGTCAGTTTAAAATAAATTTCGGTTTATTATAAGGTAAACGTTATAAAATTTAAAATTTTATTTTATATATCAGTATTTATAGAATTATTACTATGGAACAACACACAATAGAATTGATTGGTATGGTTTTAGTTGCGGTTATTACCGCATTAGTTGGTCCAGCGGGACTTGAATATGTAAAAGCTAAACTATCTAAACCAGTATCAAAAGACATCGTTAAAGATGATATTGAAAGAAATTTGGTTATTTTTGATGAAATATCGGAAATTAGAGATATGGTAGATGCCGACAGAATTTGGATAAGTCAATTTCACAATGGCGGTCATTTTCTTCACACTAACAAATCAATTCAAAAGTTTTCAATAACATATGAGGATGTTAAACCCGGAATTGGTAGTATTATTCATTTATTCACAGACATCCCATTATCGTTATATTCAAGATCAATGAATTACATTATGGAACATAAACATTTGTGGATTTCCGATTTTAAAGATGACACCATTGCAACTTATGGATTGAAGTCCGCAGCTGATGCAACGGGGACTAATGCATCGTATGTAATTGGGTTATTTGACATTGTAACAGATAAATGTATTGGAACAATGGGGGTGGACTATAGAGATAAGAAGAAACTAACACAAACACAAAAAGATTTTTTAATAGAGAGAGGTAGTCGATTAGCGGGATATTTATCAATATACCTTAAATCAAAGTAACATATTATGAAAAAATATATATTCACAGAAAATCAAATTAAAAAGATTATTGACACGCAATTAAATGAACAATATGGTGATACCGACACTCCCGAAGATATTCACCATGTTCAATCAGCATTGAACAAATATCTACAATCTAAAAATATTAGAGGTGTTTGGGATGGGTCATATGATTTTAAATTAAACCCAAAGGCACCAATTATTGTAATTAACACTGACGGTGCGTGGGGAGACAAATCAAAAGGTGCTCTTGCAATTTTCCAAAAAAACAATGGATTAGACGTTGATGGGTTAGTTGGTTGTAAATCCACTAAAAAATTAATTCAACAAGGTTACTTAGGTCGTGATTTATGGGGTAAATTAATGGATTTTTTCGGATGGGGTCCAAATTGTGATTAACTTTTTGACGACACTTGATCAAATATTTTAACTATTTCTTCAAGACACAAGAAATCAAAACATTCGGAATAACCTGAAAAAGATTCTAAAATTGGTCTGTATTTTTTTACAGACCTTTTTTTATTAAGTTTTTCTTTAATTTCACTTTCTAATTTTTCGGCATTAGGAGTGTCTATCCTTCTTAGTATGGTTTCAACAATATACCCCTCATATCCATAAGCTTTACTAAAACGTCTCATTATAAATCTTTTAGATGTAATACCAACCTTAACAAAGGTCTTTTCTGTCGATTCTTCTTTAATTAAAACCAAATAAAGACATTTAGGTAGTGAGTCAATCTTTTTCTTCCTTTCCTGTCGTTTTTTAACCAATTTAAGACCAACATAGTCTTTAGCCTTAGAAAGAGATTTAAACTCCTTCACGTCCCTGTATGGGTTCGCTATGGTCTTTTTAAACTTAGCAACATAAAGTGTTTTACCACTATCAACAATAAACATCTCACCCTTTATTGTTTTTTCTGAGAATATTGAGTAATATCCAATTTTTGTAATTAATTCTTTACCCATACGAGAAAATTTATCTCACACAAATATATTAAAATATTTGGTGATTTATAATAATATACATACTTTTGTATTGTAAATAAATTATATTATGGAAGAAATTAAGAAAAAGTGTTCAGGATGTAAAAGTGAGAAGCCGTTGGATAACAACCATTTTTATAAAAATAAACTGGTTTTAGATGGTCATAGTAACTACTGTATTGATTGTACGAGAGAAAACTCTAAAAGATATTTTCAAAGAAAAAAGGAAAGGATATCTAAAATGGAGAATGACAACCTCATTAAAATGGCCTTTTTAAATAATAATCACCAAGATGGTGGTTTAAATAGTCCCGATAATTTGGTTAAAATCTTAATGATTGAAAAAATGATTCAATCAATTTCGCACGAGTTAGGTCATTTAAAAAATAGTTGTATAAAAAATGAAAACGTATTTTCATAGTTAATTTCGTTTAGATATTACGGAAACGATATTTATATGATATTTATCTTATTATGAAGATTACAGATTTACTTTTAGAACAACCAGGACCAAGTAAAGCGATTATCAATTCAATATTGATTAATTCTGGGGTGGAAAACTCACCGTCTAGGGACCAAATTGTTAACGATATTACAACTAAATATTATCCCCGTTTTAAACAAATACAAAATGGACTTAAACTTGGGATTCCTCAAGTCGACACTTTTTTAAGACATTTCAGTGGTAATCACGATACTATAAAATTTGAAAGTGATTTAAAAGACATTACAAAATATAATATTGAACAATTAAAATTTTTAATTGGTGAGTACACAACTGAACCTCAAGATGGTGATGATGTAAGTCAAAATAGTGAACTTTTAAGTAAAACAAAATTTAATGAAGAGACCGCTGAAATATCAAAAAAACTTTGGTTTGATGAACCATCTGCAAAAATAAATCTACCTGGATTTAGAGTTTACCAGCCAATGAACCAATCCGATGCAGTTAAATTTGGTTGGTATGAGGAAAAATTACTGAATGAACTTAGACCTGGTTGGCACGCTTGGTGTATCACATGGAGGTCTGGAAGTAATCGGTGGGGATCTTATAGAAAAGATGGTGGTACATTTTATTTTGTAATCGATGAATCAAAATTTGAATCTGAAGATACTGAAGTTAAAAAATATTATTTGTGTGCAATACAAGTATTTTCAAAAGAAAGATATCACGCAACAGGTTACGAAATAACAGACATTAAAAATCCAGGTGAAGTAGGAAAGACTTGGGGTGAAATTGTAGCAATATACCCGCAATTATCGGAATATAAAGATGTACTTCAACCTCTTAAATTTAGTAACAACGAACTTGAAGCTCAAAATACCGTGGCTAAAATAAACGAGAGAGAAGGTGATATGTATGAATTTTCTCGTATGGATAGGGTTTACAAAAAGCAATATATAGATGCCATGTTAAAAATACAAAAACCTAATTCATGGGATTTTATGGATCAAAAGTTACGTGAATTATATATTGTTTTAACACCAGCTGGTGACTTTAGAAATAGATTTCCAAATTTTGAAATTCTTAGGGCCGTTAAAAAATATGGTTTAGGTAAGTTGTTGAATGATGAGATGATTAAAAAAGACAGAAATGAAGGTATAAAGTCATTAAGTGAATATCTAAATAAAGATTTACGTTTACAAGAAGAAAGGGCAGGAATTGTAAATGAATCAATAATTTTATACAAAACAATTCAAAAAAAATATGGTTTATGGAATAACATTACAAGTGATTGGTTAGAGAAAAATGGAAATGTATATGACCCTTCTTATGATAAAATTGAAGAGGAAATAATAGAAAACCCAAAAACAAAAGAAAGATTTTACGTTGATAAGTATTCAACCAATGATAATGATTATTTTGTTGCAATCACACCATTATTAGACGTTGACTCTTATTTTTTAAGTAAAAACGCTTGGGAAGGTATTAAAGATAAATTTAAAACGGAAGGTACGGAATTAGATGCCGATACCGCACAAGATATAAATGAATTTAAAAAGGGACTATAAAGTCCCTTTTTTATTACGATAATAAAGAATAATATTCTTTAAAGTGTTTTATACGGTCAGGTAATCCAATTGTTCCACCGTTTACTCTCTTAGTTATTTTAGTAACAACAGTGTCACTTGACCCCTCGTCAGCCATTTTATGTAACCCATTCTTACTGAAGAACCAAGCCGCAGATAATAACGCATAATTTGATGCAACTTTATCTGGATTAGATAATATATCTTCGTTTATTGATTTACCGAATGCTGTGTAGTTTTCTTTTCCTGTTAATTGGATATAACCACGTCCACAAAACTTTGCACCTTCTCCTGACGATTCAGGTCCGTTACCCATTCTTCCACCATATACTTTATTTGCAATTTTATCAGGTTTTCTCTCATAAGGAATTGCGGATTCAAGTGTTGGAAAATATTTCTTAAATGTACCATTCAATCCTTTAGCTGAATAGTTTAAATTTTCTTTTGTCAATCTAAATCCACCACTCTCATGTCCACATTGTGCCAAGAAATGGGCTAACCTTAACGGAGTGTCTATTTGAAACTTAGCTGCAGTATCAGGAATCATAGAGATAACACTATCTGGAATATGACCTTTTAATTTTTCTAATTTTAACCCACCAACACTCTTAACAGGTGCGGGTTCGGTAATAACCGTAGGTGCACTAACTTGTTCGGTTATACCCATAATAACTCCCCAAGTCTTATCTCCGACAATACCATCTGCCGATAATCCATTTTTAGATTGCCAATTCTTTACCGCGGCTTCGGTTTTTGGTCCAAATTTACCAATTGGGTCAACCCCTAATTTTACTTGGAGTTTTTTTACATCTTCTCCTTCTGATCCTAATTTAAGTAACATACGTGTATTTGTTTATAAGTTTATTCTTATATAAATACACCTTAAATCATATTGAGTATTAGTGTTGTAAAAATTGATATACGGACGCCAATTCTGGATTATCTTCAACAGGATTATCCATTTCAAACCCAAAAGAAAGAAACTTTTCTTGATTGTAAATGCAAATATCTTTAACCTCATTTAAAAATTCAATTTTTTCATTTTCAGTTTTATTTGAAAATTTTTCAATTTCTTTTTGTATTAATTCTAATCTTAATTCATCGTTAAGTTCATTGTCATAGTCTTCATCTATAAATGGGTGAAAAGTTTTAAATTGATATCGTTCTTTAATGTATTGTAATGATTTAGCGGGACCAATCAATATAAAAGGTTGACAGTGTCCAATCGGTTTCCATATTTTTTCAGATAGAAACCCGCTTGGGAAATTAGAATTAATTAAACCTTTACCTTTTTCCTCAAAAAAAATAGATTCCGTAACTAAACTAATGTAACTACTAAGGTAAATTCCCTTATTTTCAAATCCAAAACCCATTACGTTTTTTATGTTTTCAACATCTAAAACTTTAGATTTTGTTTTTAACATTTCCGCAAAAATGATGTTATTGTCTAATTTTAAAAAATCGTTGATTAGTCTGTCATAATAATGTCTATTATCCCAAGAAACCAAATTATTATCAATTCCCAATTTTTGTAATTGACTTAAAATCAATAGTCTATGTAATTTCCATCTACCCGTTAAATGTAAAAAATCTTTTTTTGGTTTACCAATACTATCAATAAATTCCTCTTTTGTTGTTATTGTGGATTTATTGGATTTCATATTTCTACCAAATTCTAACGATTTAAAAATTAAATAAAAGTTATAATCTAAAAAATTATAATTAATACCTAACTTTTGTAAGTTATCTTTTAATTTAAAATCTGAAAATATTAAAAACACCTTTTCATCTGGTATTTTTTTACTTCTTGTAAATTCCGCCAACTTTTTAAAATTTTCTTCATTAATACCAATACCGCCATCAATTACGTAATTGATTAATAAATTACCCATATGGTTAACAATTTCATTAATTGCCTCATCTGACATAAAATTTAATACAAAATCTTTTTGAATTAAGTGATCCCCAAAAAAGATGTCAAGACCTCCGTACGGTTCAATTAAGTAATACCAATTATATGGATTTCTCTCTTTTCTATCGTTAATGATATCGTAAATTGATTTCCTTTTTGTTATTTGGTCATAATGATTACCAATAAAAACTGGACAATCAAAACCCCAATTCTTATTAAAATATTTTACAGAGTCACTAAATTTAAACTTATTAGATTCATAAAATGTATTAATATATTTGGGGTTTAGACAGTTTGGTAATTCACCGCCGGATGTCACCACATCGTATCCTAAAATAATTTTTGGTAAATTCATAAGTAAAATATAAAATTAAAATCAGACATAATCAACCCCACTTAATAATGAGGTCTTTAATTTACCATAAACATATGTTTATTTTATGAAAAAAAAGTGTTATATTTATGTATATGGACATGTCAAAAAACACTAATGGTTATAATAAAATAATACATTCAGAAACAAAATTACTAATAGGTATTGGTGATAGTTTTTGTGCTGGATCAGGCACCGAAGATTACGAATTATGGGAAAAAAATAATTGGGACGTAGAGAAAATGAGAAGTGAGCCAGCCGCGTTTGAACAAGGAAGGATTGGGTCATTTATAAATCAATTATGTGAAAAACACTTAACCGATTATATACCAATAAATTTAGGTATGTCGGGTAAAGGAAATCGGTTTGCAATTAGGGAGTTATTTTTAAATCCGGGTTTAAATATTGAAGTTGCTCACGAAAAAATATTGGTTTTTGTTGTGTCAGATTTTTCAAGATTTGATGTGGCAAATGAAATTTGTGATGTTAGTTGTCACGCCACAACATTGTGGCCAAGTTATGCGGATAAAAATAGATTGGGTTACGCTCAATTACAAGATCATTTTGGTGAAAGTATATACACTGAAAAATTTGTACTTTCAGAATTTTTGTTAGATATGTTTATGTTGTTAAATTGGTGTGAGATAACCCACACTAAATTATTATTAATAAGTGGTTTTACTCCAGAATTAAATCGTGACTATTTTTTTAAAACATTAATGAAAGGTAATGAAAGTGTTTTAAGAAGAAATATTGTAAGTAAATTAATTAATAAAATACCTTGGTATAACATTATACAACCCATGGGGTATGGTTCTATGATTGAAATGTTATTACATTTAGAAAATAGAGACGATTTAATACCAAATTATGGTTTTAGAAATTTTAATATTGAAAAAACTAGTGAGTTTGGTTGGATTTCCAAATGCCAACATCCAACCAAAAAAGGTCATGAACTAATTTGTGATATTGTATATGAACATATTTTAAATTATCAGAATGTTATCATTCCAAACTATGACTTAATGGATGAAAGGTATTTTTTACAAGAAGATAAAAAAAACAGATCATTAATTTAATAGTAACGTTTTTTAATTGGTTCTTTAAAAAAAATAGAAAAGTCACCAACTAATTTTTCTTTAATTTCATGTATCTCCTCATAACATTTATTACATAAAGATACCTTAAACGTATAAAGTTTAAAATCACTGTCTAATACCTTATACATTTCTTTTTTTTCGATTGTATTATTACAACCTCTGTGTTCGCATGTTTTTGTCATAAGCATAAAAAAACCTCGAATAGACGAGGTTTAAATTCAATTATTATGTGTTCCACAATAAGGACAAATTGGTAGAGACTTTTTACCCTTATGTGTTGTTTGAGTAAATTTCTTTCTACAATTTCTACAAGTTAAAAATTTAGAATCCTTACTGATATCCTCAATACTTTTTACTTGTTTATCCGTTAATGGTTTTTCTTCCTCAAGTCTATCCTTTAGTTTATACCTCAAAGGATTTGACATTCTTTCAGGTTGACTGAAAAGTCTTTTTTTTCTTGTAAACGCAAAACTTCGACTTCTCTCATCAATATCCTCTTCTTTATTGACCAATTCCTTTAACTTCCCCAACTGAGTTTCTGATATTATAATTCTCACTGTAAAACGTTGTTTTTAATAAATATTTGAGTTATATTTAAACTCATGGGATTTGAGAAATTTAAGACAATTTATACTAACAATTATTTGCACACCACCAATATTGGTCTAAAACCAACATTATGGGTTTTTGGCGATTCCTATTCAGCTAAATCAAATCCAGAAATTGACCCGAGTAGTTATTTATATACAGATGATTTTAGAATGAAATATTTTAAATATAAAGGATATTTCCCAAAATCATATCCTGAAATAATTGCTGAGATTTATGACGTAAATTTAATTAATCTTGCAACCCCAAGTTACTCAAACGAAAATATATTTCAAAGTTTTAGTGAGGCATCTAATCAAATTAAACCAAATGATGTTTTAATATTTGGGTGGACATATAATTCCAGATTTAATTTGGCGGACGATAAAAATAAAATGGCTAATATTAACATAATGGTTAATGAGGACCATTATATTGACAAAAATATTTGTCCTCAAACGATTAATGAACTATTGTATAACAGACAAAATTATTCCATATATTATAAATGGTTAACTAATAATTTAAAATTAGTTAATCAAATGTTTAATAAAAACTTAATTATACATCTTGATTTTTCAAATACAAGTAATGTGGACGATTATACCACAGAATATTTAAAATTAATCACACCATTTAAATCTACATATCAAACAATAAAAGATGAAACAAATGACATTAGTTTTAATGGTCATTTTTCTGAAAAAGGACATCAAGATTTAGCTAACGACATTATAAAAATTATAAATGAAAAATTTTAACACAATTTACGCTAATGGATCTTCATTAACTGCCGGTGGAGGTTTAGGTGAAAGTGCAATTAAAAGGGTATATAAAAACTTATACGGTATTGAATGGGACAACCAAAAAGATGTGACATATCCACAATATGTTGCCAACCATTTTGAATGTGACTTAGTTCATGATGCACAATCGGGGTCTGGTGTCCCAAGATTAATAAGAAGGACGTATGAATATATCCAATCTGTTGGTTTAGAACAAGCAAAAAAGACGTTATTTCTATTTGAAATTACAGACCCTATACATAGAATTGATATGTATAATAAAGAGACACAAGATTATATGATTGTTAATGTTGGATATAAATCCGATGGGTCATATGAATTTGTACATTCAATGGAACCAAAATATTATGAACCTAAAAAAGACAATCTTGAAATTTTTAATAGTAAGATGAATGATGAATTAAAATCTCATTTGGAAAAATATCATGACCCTATTGTGTTTACAAATAAATTTAGAGGTGATTTAATTGGATTATTTAGTTTTCTAAATGAAAACAATATTGAATATTTTTATATGTTCAATGACTCAACATTAAAATTACATTATGAAAAAATATACGATAGTTTAGATAAAAAAAGAAATATCATAGTAGATGGGTTTATGTCCATTAATCAGTTTTGTGGATTTCAAAACCATAACATAAGAACAGAAACAAATAATTTTACCACTGACGGTCATCCAGGATATTTTGGGCATAAATTATATTCTGAAAAATTAATAAAAATTATTGAACAAAGAATAAAACCTAAATTATGGGTGTTTGGGGATTCTTTCACTCAAACATTTAAATCTCATTTTGAGACTAATAATGATTGGGCAACAAAATATAAAGAATATAAAATAAAACAAAACATATTAGGGGGTTTCATTCCAAAAAACTATAGTGAGATAATTGCGAACTCGTTGAATGTTGATTTGGAAAATCATGGTAATGGTGGGTGTTCTAATCAAACAATTTTTGATACTTTTTTACGTTGTGTTTCTCAAATTAAACCAAATGATTATGTAATATTTAATTGGACTGACCCTGGTAGATTTAGAATCTCTACTGAAGCTAATTTTTTTAAAGATGTTACTGGAAACCCAATACATCCACCACAAAATGATGATGTGTCAAACAAATCAACATCTGAAATTGCAATTAATCGTAGTACATATTCAATTTATTGGACTGAAATTGATAATTACATTAAAATCATTAAAATGGTTTTAAAAAACAATATTTATCATTGGACATGGGTAGACCCCATTCAAACGCTACCTAATAGAATTTGGTCAAAAAGATACCCCATGTTTAATATTGGATTATACGTAAAAGGTGATTGGGATAACATTTCTGAAGACCATAAAGAGTTAATAAAAAGAGAATCTGAAGTAATTTATGATGTTTTTGAAAATCTAGATATTGATAAAATAAGAACTGACATTAATTTAGGTAAAAAAATTGTATTAGTTAATGGTGATAAATTAAAAATATCTGACCATGAAACCATAAATCAACTTAAAATGGGATTTGAGTACTATGATACAACCAATTATAAAAAATTATGTTATAATAATTTCATTCCGTGGAAACGGTATCAAACAATTAGTGAGGAAACAAACGGAATGGTTGATGACTTACATTACTCCGAAAAAGGTCACGTGGACTTAGCAAATGATTTGTTAATTGAAATTAATAAAAGTTTAAAGTTCCCACCTAAAAAGCCAAACTCTTTTGTTAAATAAAAAACCCTCCGTTTGGAGGGTTTTATTTACTTTTTTATATTTGATTAAAGATATCTTTGGAATTCAGATTTAATTTTTTTAACCGATTCTCTAAAACCAATACTCAGAGGGGGTCGTGTTTCTTCGCCACTTAAACCCTGACGCATTTGATTACAAAGGTCATCAATCATAGCTTCATCCACCCCGTAAGTGGCCTTTTCTTTAAATTGTTTAATAAAACTATCTACCATTCTTTCTAATTCAAGATTAGAATTTTTCATGTCATTCATATTGTCATAATCGGTTGATGGTATTTCCTCAGGTTGTATTTGAGTATCAAAATCGTCAAATTCTTGATTTTCTTCTTTTAAGACCATTAATCTTTTTAATTGTTCTTCCGTGATTTTAAGTTTCTTTGCCATTTTGTTTTTTTAATTACCAACTAATCATGTATGTTGGGTAAGTACCCATATCCGTATATTTTTTTGTTACTCTATATCCCTGTGTTATAAATGAACCTGTCATTGAATCATTAACATATTGACCATCAATATGTATCGTATATAGACCATTTCCCGCCGCCGCTGATAATAAACCATTAATGTATGTGAAACTACCTGTTGCGGTATCGGTTGTTGACTTTGTGGATGCAGCTGAAGTTAATGCCATTTTAAATATATATCTTTTTTGTGATTATTATATAAATATACGTAAATTAATTAAATTCGTTTGATATGTGGTTATTCTTTTAAATAACAAAAAACTCCATCGAATTCGATGGAGTTTAAGAATTTAATAATATTGATTACTGTGCGAGTATTAAATTGTTTTTAACCACATGATATGGAACCAATTCAAATCCCTCATCATTGTCTGTTTTCATTTTTAACATTAGTGTCCCATCTTCTTCCTTATACATCCCAATAAACCCAAACCCTTCACAGGCGAATTTACTGTGAAAACCTGGCATTAATAGACCTGATTCTATTTTAACATGAAAATTAACTTCAACATCGGCGTTGGTAATATCAACATATTCTTGGCAGTACGGCATATTCTTTTTTTTTAAATTAAAATTATTTTTTATTCATGTCCACCTAAATCAAATTCGTCTTCCCACTCTTTTGTTGTTTTAGGTTTTCTTTTTCTTGTTTTAACAAATGGTTGACTTTCATCAACTCCTTTTAAAATCATCTTTGGGTTAGGTTTTTTATTTTTAACCGGTAATCTATTTATTTGTTTCAACATACTAATAACACCAAAAATAGAGAATACCGCAAAAATTATAAATCCTAATATAATTAACATTTCCATATTATAATATAGTAAAGTTTTTTGGTAATTCAAAATTTTTAAACAAAAAAATCCTTCAAATTGTATTATGAAGGATTATTTAATTATTTACGTCAGTTAATTACATATCTGTTGGTAAAACAACATACTTAGAACTATCAGGTTCTGGTTTGTTAGGATCACCATCTTCATAATAAACTTGATTAACCAGTAACCAAGCCTCAATTTCATTAGGTAATGTAAGTTCTTCCGTGCCAGCGACTTGTGTGTTTGTACCCGCTAAACAAATTTTGAATGTTTCTGCCATTTTGTTTGTGTTTTTATATAAATATCTTGATTTGTTAAAAAATTCATTTACATTCTAATATCACCTAAGTAATCATTTAGAATTTCATTAAAATAATTTTCATTTACATCAGGTGTCCACCTATCGTCTATTCTAAAATCGGGTTTATCGTAGTAATCCCCCATCACTTCGTCAAATACACATTCATATCTATCCCCACATCTTTCAAAATAACTATCCAAATCATCATCATTTATCCCATGATTTTCAATTACTTTTTGTAAATCAATTCTTATTATTGCGCCCTCATCATTTAATTTAGTAACTTCACCATATTCTTCCAATGCGTTCTGAAGTGCTTTTTTATAATAAATGTAAAATGAATCACTTTCGGCGGAAGATATTGCGTTACCTAATGAATTTCGAATTTCATAATTTTTATCAAATTCGTTAATGACCTCATTTAATGACATACCCTCAATTTCATCGGGGTTAGTGATACTCCCAATTAAATCCCATATAATTTTAGTATTTTCCTCATCTATATAATACATTGCAGATTCCCAATCTCCACCATTACCCTCAAACAAATCCCAATAATCACCACTTAACAACGTTTCAAACATACCCGTCTCTCTTTGTCTACCACTTGAGTCTTTGTATTTTCTAACCGTCCAATCACCATCCACGTAACGTGAAATATATGCTGGATCAATTTGTAATTCAAACACCATATCTTCCGTTGACCTATTTGGTAATACTCCGATTTTCTGTAATATTCTTTTACCTTTTCTATTATCAAATAGGATTGGTTTCTGACTATATATTTCTTTTATTTTATCTTCAGGTAAATCCCCCAAACTAAAATCGTCATTTGAATTATATTCGAAACCAAAACCTTTAATGTTTTCACTTTTCAATAATAAGTCAATGATGTAAGGAAAGAACTTTTCCTGAGGTTTTGAATTCTTGGGACCTTTCATTTGATATACAATACCATCACGGTTTCCTATCGCCGCTGTTAGATGACTCTTATTGATGGTATACTTCTCGTTAAATCGTTTAACTTCTCTAAGTGAGTAGATTGTGTTGTCAGAACTTGTACGTCCACAGTGACCCATTCTATTACATTCCTCATCACTGGCATTTGTATTAAGATTAACCCAATAAAAACCAATCTCATCATCACGATAATCCAATAGGGTTTCACCTTTTTCCACATAATTAATTTCACCATTACCAACACCCAAATCATCGTGCCATTTTTTGGCTTCTTGAACCAACTGGTCGTATGTGAAATTTTGATATGGTTTAACATTACCATTTAATCCTGTACGAACCCAATCCATTATTGTGGTTAGTTGGGTCTGAGATGTTCGAATGGTATACCCCCCGTTTAAATATTCAACGGTTTCTTGTCTAGTGAAATCTCTATTCTTATCTTTTATGATTTGTTTCTGAACAATATCAATAATCTTGTTTGCAATAAACACAGAAAATGGGCCACAGATTTTTGAAATTGTCTCTGCGTTCATTTCATTTAATCCCAATTTGGTGATTAATACATCTCGTTTATTGGCTTCAACCAATAACTCAGATAGTAAGTTTTTAAAGTTCATTGTTATATAAATATTACCAATACTTTAATCGAACGGAGTCTCAAAGTTTGGAACATATATTCTCTTAACGTCCAAGAATGTTTGATACTGATATCCTTTTTCATTGGATGATTTCATTTTTAAAAGTAACATGTGGTCACTTTTTCTTTTATACATACCGATAAAACCAAGTCCATCGCACTTAACGTCACTATAGGTACCATCGGCCATTCCTGCGGACACCAAACGTATTTCAAATGACGGTTCAATAACATTCCCCGTCCAATCCATATATTCTTTAGAATAAGTCATACAATTTAAAAAAGACGTGGTTTATTACGAAAAGAAGGTCTTTTCCAAAGATTTACAGAAATTTTGTCATCATCTTTTAACTTTAAGACCATATCCTCATATAATTTATTGTGAGTATCTTCATTCCAATGGAAATCATTAACTTCTCCCCCTGTTTCAAATTTAATAGTTCTTGTATCCTGCTCAATTTTATGATTACAATCCCACGTCCAATGAATAACTTTATTTGATTTTAATATTTCATTAATGAAATTAATTAAACAAATCATTCTATTGTAATATAAAGAACCTGATTTATTTATTGTCATTTTACCAACCCAATCAACATCGTCATGGCTAGAAATGGATGACCCCCAATATGAATTATAGTCCTCAACGTGATAATCTATATTTGTGTCAATAGAAAATCTATTAATATTTGACCAACTAAAAATAATTAAATCATCATCTTTAATTTCTTTGTAGACTTCAGTGAATTTCTCAAACATATTTTCATTATCATTACCTGTAATTGAATAATTAAATATATTTTCAGCACCAAAATGTTCTTTTAAATGATGATAATATTTTTTTGGGATATACCCTTTCCAATCACAGTAATCCATACCTCCCTGATTAGGAATTGACCCTACAAGATTAAATTCCACCGAAAAACTATCACCAAATACGTAAATGTTCATATTATATAAATATGAAAAATGTAACAATTATTTTCTCTTTCTGGCAACATTCCTTACATGGGTTTTTACGTTAGTTCTTTTACCCGCTTTAGAGGTTCTTGTGTGGGAATAAATCTTCTTGTACTTTACTGGCATAATATTAATTTTTACAAAGGTAATGGTTATTTGTGATATACAAAAAAGGGATGTGAGTAGCGAATTCACATCCCAACGGGATTAGTAACTAGTCCCGGTCCTAAGTCCGGTCTTCAAACCGGAGGTATCTTATAATCCTTTAGTTACTTTCTTAAGGGTTTCTTGATTCTTCTTAAATAATTCCATCTTCTTTCTACCTGAACGTACACTTCTTTTTGCACGTGGTTTTTTTGGTGCTGTTCCCATATTAAATGTTTTTTTATTCCCCCCAATCTTTAAAATCGTTATTTTCACTATAACCTTTCATGTAATGTTCAATTTCATCAGGGTCGGTTAATGTTACCTTTTCACCGTGACCTGTTCCTTCAGGCCATTTATGTGGATTTCTTCTTCTTCCATAATATGAATCGGCAGATCCTCTATCATAAGGTGAACCGTGACTTTTATCGATATGAGTTTCTCTAGGTTCATCTAAATCATGATGGGATTCATTTATCCCCATCATATTTTTTATACGAGATACTTGTTCATTTAAATTTTCACCACCCTGATTACGATTATAAAACTCACTATCCATTGAATCTCCTTCACCACCACTCTCTTCTTTATCCACCATTTGTTTTAACAATTCAATATGTTTTTGAGCCTCTTCTCGTGTGTGCCACATTTGTACAAATTCTGTAAAATATTTTTGAACGGAATCTCTTATAACTCCAACATTAGCCGCCAATATGAATATTTGACCAATTTGTTCTGGACTCATTTCATTGTGGCTATAGTCTAATAGTTTATCAGACTCAGTTGGTTTGTTATAATCGTTAAACGATTCTTGTAACATCTTAAGTTGTGGTTCCGTAATTTTTATTTTATTTTTCAT